TTATAACATATAATATGTTAAATATATATTAAAATATAATATAATAAAAAATAGTGATCTCATTCTCCCGCCACCCACCCCTATTATACACAAAAAAATACCATTTGTCAACTACCAATGACAGAAAATACAAAAAAAATAAAAAATATTTTTCCCAAAGAAAACTATCACACATACTCACAGAATCTTAAAGAATTATGTCATCTACGGTTGACTTTTATAATCAAATAGTGTATAATATTAATATATAAGATATAAAGGAGTATAGTGATGTAATAATCCTAATTAAATATAGCAACCCCTTTCAATTCAATACACAACCATTCAAGACGAGGCTACATGACACGAAAATCTAATCCTACAACAACAACAGCAACCCCACAACCACAAAAACCACCAAAATCCCAGACCCCGAATCCTCAACCTCCGACGACTCGACAATTGCCCCGCGCAATTATCCACAAAAAGAAGAAACCCAAAAATCTTCCGCCGGAACCAATAACCGAAGATTCTTACATAGATCAAATAATAAGTTAAACAACCAACCCCAAGGAGCAACCACATGTGCATAGTAAGAAAACATTTACCCTACAATCAAAAAACTAAAGACAAGCTCGCCAAGCTGCCAAAGATTTACCTCGTGGCCTGTTGGGCACATTATGGCGTCCTCGAGTTTCCATTCTCGGGGAAGTATAAAAAAGTAAAAGACGCGGATAGTCCGTTAGTTAGATATATCCCGTTGGTTTGGGACTTCGACGACCACAACGGCGTTTACCCCGAATACGTCCTCAGACCGATAACTTGGACGACTACAGGATGTATAAAAGGTTGGTTTTATACCAAACAACAGGCGAAGGATGTCGCTGATGTCTACGAGCGCTGTCGACGTCAGAAAGTGAGGGAGTATGCCTCACGCACGGATGCTGAGTTTAGACATATGATGCAGGCTGAAAAAGAAAAATCCGATACCGACCAGGCAGGTTTGGGTGAATAATCCCGTCAGCAGAGAACGATGGGAAATATAAATTAGAGCGAAGATAAGGAACGCTCAAAAGGAGTACAATATGAAATATTACAGTGAGATGACCGACAAGGTCTATGAAACAAAAGAAGAGTGCGAAAAAGCCGAAGAGGCTATTGTCGCAAAAAAGAAAGCCGAAGAAGAGAAACAGCTGGCTCTTAAAAACGAACGCGAGACGAGGTCGAAGGCTGTCGTCGACGCCTTTAAAAAGGCGCGAGAGGCTGAGGCCGAAGCACAGAAGTTGCTGAAAGAGTTCGTCAAGGACTACGGCTCTTTCCATATAAGTTATAATGGGAAGAGTTCGATGCCGTCGATGTTCGATGTCTTGAATGACTTTTTCTGGTTTTGATTAAGAAGAGGAGTGCCTGGCTCCTCTTTTTTTTTTATGTGTGTGAGGTGAGATGAGCGCTGACTACGGATGTCGGCGCCTTTTTTTATGGGGGAATGGGGGAGGGGCGGGAAAATGGGTTTATGAATATTTTTGTCCATAAGTGTGTAAAAGGTTGAATTTTACATTGTAAAAAGTGTAAATTCGGCTTTATACACACTAATCAAAGGAGGTATCAGCATATGAAGTTATATACAATTTCATATTTAAAGTTCGGAAGAACATTTGAGGTATACCCTCAAGTGTTCTGCAAACGCAAGGACGCAGAACAGCTCTGCGTGTTTCTGCGTGCAAACAAGCACACTAAAGTGCAAATTACGGTTTGCACTTTGGCAGAGTAAAAAATCACACGTCCTGAGCAAGACGTTAAACTACTCCGTCGACCGAGCGACGTTAAATAGGCCTTAGGCTCGGTGCGTCCATCTCGCAAGAGATGGGGTGGTAGAAATACTCGATGGTTATTCTTCGTGAGTGAATAACAGTTGGCTGGCTAAAAGCACAATAAAACAAGGAGAAATTACAATGTATAATAAAATATACATCCTCGTAATTCAACATTACGATTATTTTACTGGCACCGATTATAAAGAAATTGTTGCCAACAGCCTTAAAGAAGTAGAGGAAATTAAGAAATCCTCTACTTGGTTTATAGATAATGACGCTTATCAAAAAATAAGTGCCATTATCCCAAAGTGGGTCTTTGAAAGACCCACGCATCAAAGTGGGTCTCGTCCCACAGAAGACGACCTTCCTTGGTCGTCAAACACAATCTCTAACGAACATAGCGTCGTTAGAGATATAACAAAAGACACATTCGTCGTCAAAGACGAATATGTCTTTGACAAAGACGATGTGGTTTTCTAATCACATCGTCGGATGGTCGTCACGGTAAAAGTCCGTGGCCTGATGACGGCATGAGCCGAAACCATCAGCACAACCAAAACAAATATTTTTAAAAGGAGGTAAAAAATGTTTGCAGAAGAACTCAGCACCATCAAGGACGACGAAATCCGTGCGACCACGGCTCGTCTACTTAATGGTGCACCGGAGTTCTTCTGGCATGTCGCAGCAAGCAGTTCAGGGAAATATCATCCTGCGTATGCGCTTGGCGAAGGCGGTTTAGTCCGTCACGTCAAGGCGGCGGTGAAATTTGCAAATCACTTATTTGTGATTAGCAATTTCACTGACAAAGAGCAGGATTATATTATCTCCGCTCTACTGCTTCACGACATCCTGAAGCACGGAAAAGACGGCGACGAAGGACACACGGTGTTTGAACACCCGATCCTGGCTGCCGACTATATCCGTGAAAACGCTACGGGTGAATACGCAGACGTGGTTTCGTCACTTGTGTCTACACACATGGGGCAATGGACTACGTCGAAGTATTCCTCCGTAGTGCTTCAGGCGCCAGTAACGGAGCTTCAGAAGTTCGTTCACGAATGCGATTATCTCGCTTCGCGCAAGGACATCGAAGTTCTGTTCTGACGGTCAGAAGTCGCCGGTGCAATCTGACTAAGACTCGGAGCATACACTGCTTGGCAACAGAAACGTGTCGACCTGTTTATCAAGGTGATACTTGGTGAAACAGAATGTAACTTTATTGGTGTCTCGAACATGACATTAAACTGTTCTCTTAATGCAGCCGACGGCGGTCCAAAGCCCGCGAGTAATGCAGATAGAGAAGATGCTACATAACGGCGTCACCCGCAAAACAAAAATAATGCCAGTCGGGTAGCTTGGCAAGCAAAGGAGAAAACGTTATGAAAAATTTTCAATCTTTAATTAAAGAGCTTGATCAAGTATCAAAAGAGAGACAACTCTCTCGTTACGACCAATTGCTGTTAGATGCAGCAGAGGTTCAATTACTCTTGGATAACCTGGGAGCGGCTAGCAACCTGATTCATAGGGTTACTGATTATTATATTGTGAGAACGTTTGAACGCTTCACAGAAGAGTAAGAGGAGGACTAATAAAATGAAAAATTTAAAACATTATAGTTTTGTTTTCTATAACAACAACGGCGTCATCGTCGCGACGATGACGATGGCAACACCGAGGGAAATCGACGTTTTTGAGCTCGGCGACGACCTGGCGATGTCGCTCATACATCAATTGGGTATCAATGTAAATACCCAAGTAACGATCGATACGATCGACTAAGGAGTAGATTATGATAATTTATACTCTTTTTATCAATAATAAGCAAAAAGACTACACAAATCGCCGCCGCGCCTATGCGGTGGCGAAGCTCTTTAATGTGGTAGTTTTTACACACGAGCGATATATATACACTTTGGAAGAAGTGTTAAATATAAAAACAAAAACTTTTTTATAAGGAGGTTGTTATGCCATACCAACAAATAACACTCGAGGAATACCTCGAAGAAAATGTATCAACTCTCGACGACGATCCTTGTAAGGATTGCACCGACCACTCGTGCGAGTGGGGAACCTGCTCGCAAGCAAAATAACAGAGGTGAGCCAAATGCTTATACACGAATTGACCGAATATATAAACCAACACAAAGACGACAACATCAAAGTCGTCGTCAAACAACATCCATTAAGCGGTGTTGAAAACTCGCAAGTCTTATTGACTTTTAAGCGACAAAAGGTAAAAATCTCCTTAGCACAATTTTCGCCGGAAGGCTATATGTATCTTTGCATCATAGCCAAGAAAACCCCGAGTGGGCTGCCGGCGGGAAGCAAACTCTCAGGAGGAACCTATAACTGGACTGAAGTTTATTGCAGTCCATTTTGTAACAAACTCGATCAAATTTACACTTTAATCACCCGAATGGCTGATCATACTGATCGGTTCTATGATAGGTCAATGCCTATCGGTATCAAAACAGCCTGTGAAAGGGTTGTCAACATTTAATTAAAAAACTATTATTAAAGGAGGACATATATATGTCAATTAAAATCAACAAAACTGAAGCAACCAAAACCATCATCAATGCACTCGACGCGATGAAAGCGGACGCAAACATCAACCTCGGCATCGAAGAAATTGAATTTCCCGATGGCAGCAAAGAAAAATTCTGCTACAACGGTGAGGCCGACAAGCAAGCTGCTGTGCACTTCGCGCAGATTTGCATCGATGTTTGCGCCGGCGACAGCGATAAGGCAAAAAGCATGATGACCTCTTGTTTCATGCTTCTCACTAAAGGCTACAACGTTGATGAGATTGTAACTTCTGCCGAGAGCGAAATCGACACCGAAACGTACATTGATTACAAGAAAGGTGTGCTCCTCACGCCGCAAGCGACAGTTGTCGCGTCTCTCACCGAAGACGAACTCAAAGCAACAAAGGGCAAAAAGAATGCCCTGACTAAATCACTCTTGCTCGAAAGAGCAAAAACTGATTATTTGGAGGACGCTCTCGAATCTTACGAGAGTTAATCACCGCAAGGCCCGCACGAAAGTGTGAACGGTGCAAGTCCGTTGCCCTCTTAGGAGGGTGGCGCTCATGGTGTTCATAATGGCATCATCTTCGTAAAATAAAAATCTTGCTAATCGAAGACTAATGGCATAGAAAGGAGAATCATTATGAAAAATTATATTATCGCAACCGTCAAGGCAACATTCTACAATGTAGAAAAACAAGTTCCAGTTGCACCGGCCCAGCCGATGGATCAAGCCGAGTGGGATGAAAACGTTGTCACTGAAACGGTGTTTCAAAATGTGGTGGAAGAATTCCACTCATTGCCGCGTAGAAACACTACTGCAGCAATGGAAGAAGCAAAGTGGCTGGCTTTGCGGAAAGGTTGGTCAATGCGCCGCAACGATTATGAAATCGAAATCGAAGAGTTGCCCACCAAGGCAGTGGCGGTTTACGAGGAAGAAGACCTCGTAAAATTATATCAAGGCAACAAGGTAGAAAAATTTGCCTTATTGCAAACGCTTGTTCCCGGACAAGAAATTAAATCATATACCAAACGGTATTGGATGTTAAATCCTCAAACGTTTGAACCCGTCCGTACGACGGTGACAATGTACAAAGAAGGAAATATCAACCCCGACTTCGAAAACGAAGAGGGTACTGGGAAATGGTATTATCTTAACGAAGAGGAATGTCTATTCACCGGCGACGAGAGCTGCCGCAAACATATCAATAAACACCGCAATATTTGGTTGTTTTAAAAGATAAAAATAAAAGGAGAAAGAAAAAATGAGAGACATGACGAAAATTATCGAAAATATTGTTACAAAAGAACCCAATCCCGATCCCAAATATGCACCCCACATCGTGTTACAGTGGTACACTAAAACCGAGGGACAAATTTATCACGATTTGTCTACTGGTAAGAGGTTAACCCATGACGAAAGAGATACATTTTTAAAATGGGAGAACTTCTCCTATAATTATTTATCATATTCCACGGGGGCATCGCCTCGAATCACATATATTAAATACCATCGCAGACAAAACGTGATGGAATTGGCATATGTGAATATTCCAATGAATCGCGCTAAACCTGGTGAGATTCGTACGTGTGAATATAACAAAAATTGGTCTGGTAATACAGAGAGGTATTTTGTTGATTTGTCACAATATCCTCGCCGACTGTTTTGGAGCGATGGTGCGGTTGCACCAATAGTGATAGTGAAAAACATCTTGAGGGACACTGGGACTCATCGCAAAGTTCAAATTTATAATGAACTTTTCCCAGAGGACAAAATTACGGACAAAATTACGTCCGAGACGTTCTCATGGACAAAAGTTGAGTATGTCACGAAATATTTGACGTATCAAAGGCAGCTCACGATTGCAACATCAAAAACCGCAAAAGCAGCATTAATTGCCAAAGGCAATAGTTTGCTTGCGGCGGCACCGACAACGTTTCCCGACAACATTATGAGTGTTGGTATTGTGAGGAATTTCCCTGGTATCTCTATTGTGGAGGCGAAGCCGCGGTTTGGCTTAATAACGCGATTTTATTACGATGGTAAAACTTTCGCAGCAGCCAAATCGCCGAAGTTTGATGTAAGTTATGCTTGCTCAAATATTCAAGATGTTTCAATCTACAATCCCGAAGATTTACAAAACGGGATGTTGAACAAGTATGCTGATTTGTTTGTTAAACCTACCCTCGAACCGGTAAGCTGGGACGATCGGTATCGTTGTACAAATCCTGATCCAAATAATAAATTTATCCAGTTGCAGATATTAATGGCAATGATTAGAAATCCGATGTACGAACAGTTGGCAAAATCGTACAAAGGAATCCAGCTGCTTAACTTAACTAGAGGATATACTCAAGATGCACTTTTTGGGCCCAATTTAAACAAAAAGGCCACTACTGTTGACAAGTGGCTAGGTTTGAACAAATATCAAATCACTCGCTTGATCTCTGAACAAAACTTCAATGACGCATATGCGACACGAAAACGTGTTGCCATTTTTCGAAAACTCGCTGGAGAAAATGCGTCCTCATTGGATAATCACACCAGTGATATATATATCGATAATGTGGACGCGCTCGAATCGCTGACCACAAACTATTTATGGGATCCAGAACTGATTCCCTGGGCGACGCAAATTTTTCGAAAAATCGTCAAAAGCACCCAAGTGTCACATAATATCGAGTTGTTAATAGATACAATATGTGCATGGCGGTCGTTAAACTGGCCACGTCCCACATTGCCAAACATATCAATCTCTGAATTACAAAGACTTCATGATGTGTATACAGCAATGTCGAATGAACAGTTCAGACAACGACAAGCAATGTATGCGGAGGAAACCCGCAAACAAGAGGAGCGTAGGCGAAAAGACAATAAACCCAAACTGGAATTTCGTCAACAACTGAATTATGAAGACGAGAATTATCTCATTCGACTGCCGGTTGATGGCGACGAAATCCAACAAGAAGGTTTGACGCTACACCATTGTGTGGGTGGCTACGTCTATAACCACGAGAGCGGTGCTACGACAATTATGTTCTTGCGTAAAAAGTCGGAGCCCGATAAACCTTTCTACACAATTGAAGTAGAAATTGGAGTCGTCGATGGCAAGGTGGCTGGATTACGGATCAGGCAAATCCATGGTTTTGGGAATAGATATCTGGGCAATGATCCAGAAGCGATTCCTACCGTTGTAAGATGGTTGCGAAGCAACAATATCCAATGTCACGAAGATATCTTAACTTCAGTATCTACACAATATTCTATTGGTAACAAATTTATTAAAATGCCAGAAGTGGTATAAAGGAGGTATGTATGATCGCCAGATATTTAAAATATGGCAATGATTGCCTATTATATCAAACAGTTGTCCTTGAGGACAACATTATCATTACCATCAACCGCGAGAAAGGCGGTTGGTGTGATAAAGCACCAAGGGTGTCAACTACAGTATATGACACTCGCCTTGAAGCCAAAACGGCTTTTAAACAATTGTGCAACGAGCTTGCACAAGAATATACCAAAATTTAGGAGGTAATAAAATGAAAACCAAACAAGAACAAATTGAAGCAATGATGTTAGAAATACCACAAACGATAGTTGCCTATAATAGGGACCCAAAAGGTCAACATCTATATGGGGAACAGCGTTTGCAAATAGCAGAAAAACTCGTCGAAAACGGCTACGGTGATGTAACTGAGTACAAAGCTGAAATTAATAGGCTAGTAGAAGCAAAACTAAAACTCGGCGACGAGGTAACCGATTTAAATCGCAAGATACTAAGACTTAATGATATAATTGAGACTCAACAAAATATTATCAATGGAGGTAGCAAAATGAAAAATCAACTTTTACAAGAGACCGCAGCAGGTCTCGCAATGGCAACGGCGTTCACAGACGGCGATTTCAAAGGGATGTCAATCATCCTTAATACCGAAGGTGGACAAGCAGAAGTCCGTCTCGATGTTACGTCAGACGGTGAAGCAAGAGTCTTCATCTATAAAGTGGGCGAAGACGAACCCAGCGACACGATTGTGTTGAACTAAAAGGAGGCATAAAAATGGAAAACATCACATTTACAAACGCACAAAAGGAACAAATCAAACAAAACGCTCTCGCAATTGAACGTTACATCGTCGAAAACGTCGTCCCGCGTCTTGCGGGCGATGTTCGACTCGAGTTTGGAGGGACTCATCACTGCCCAAGAACAGGGACGGAAACACCGACGTATGTACTTGTCGTCAAAAAAGAACCTTACTATTTTTGCGCAGGGTGGAACAAAACCCAAGAAGCCCATGTTGGGCTCGTTTACGGGTTTGGGCCTGCAATGGTCTTGGAAGAGCGCCAGACAGATGCCCTGTATGCTCTTCTCCAAAATTGGTCTTCGCTTAAGATCAAAATAGAACAAATAATAGCTAAACAAGACGCAACTAATGCGTTTATAAACAATTTCGAAATTTAAGGAGGTATCAACATGAGAAAAATTCAAGCACGTATTCACTCTCTCGGCGGTCAATTCGCCGAAGTCACCATCATCAGCGAAAACGGATGTAATGATGTTATCGTCGAATACAAAGGCGTTCGCTGTACCGCAATCTACAATCCGTTTGTAGGTTGCTACTACGTAGATGATATCTACGGAATTATCAAATAAAGGAGGGCTATATGAAATACAGTTTTGATGAACAACCCGATCTCGTTCTTGACGAACTTGACTATGAGGAAACAAAAGATGGCATCAGTGTTGACAAGTTCATTTTTGACGATTATCAAAAAGATACTTACATCAATATCAAATTCGTCGACGACAACGACGAGGACGATGTCCGCTCCTATAAAATGGTAGGGGAAGACGACGAAAGAATTTATTTCGAATTCATTGGTTAAAGGAGGCCAACATGAAATATACAGACATTATGAACATTCTTAACAAAAACAATATTAGCATCGTCAATGTTGATGTGGCTTCGGCCTGTGCTGATATCTTTGACTTTGACTATACAGACGAAGAGTATGAAGCCCTTTGCACTAAAGTAGAAAAGGTCTTTATGAGCCAATCCGATATGGATTATGACATTGACGCAGTCGCACACGCAATCAACGATTTTATCGCTGAAAAGGAGATGTCAATTTCCGAAGTTTTAAAGCTTGATAGAGATACCATTATTGAACAAGCTTCTTACTGGATTTAAAGGAGGGTACAAAAATGACAATTGAACAAAAACAAGCATTATTGCTTACCGCATTGGTTGAAGACCTTTGCGAAGAATCTTCTGCAAAAGAAGTATTCGAACGTTTGATCACGGTCGGCGAAAACTTCGGTATCACCGAGGACGACATCATCGAAATGGGATTTGCTCCTGTGGATGATGAAGAATGAGGAGGCAAAAACAATGGAAAAACTTTCCCAAAAACAGCTCGAAATGCAACCCGAAAATGTTGCAAAAAGAGTAGAACTTCTTAAGGCTATGGACGTTGTTGTCCGCAGCCTTAACGATGAAGAGGTTATGGACCTCTGGCTCACCAACGGAGTTCCCGACGGAGCTGATGAATCAGATTATGAATTCATCGCAGAAGACGTCACAACTCCCGAAGACGAAGATGGCGATACTTCTTGCTTCGAAGAAACTTGTCGTTGTTTTACGGCGTGCATCGCCGCAGGAGCAAAACACGGCTATTATAGCGGTGGCGTGCTCGGCGACAATCGTCCCGTTGCGAAAATCAAAAAGTCCATCGCGACATGGGCAAACATCCAAACGGAAGGCTATCTCTTCCGTTGGTATATCAAGAGCCTCCATATGAGCGGCGTGGTCACTTCAAAAAGCACGGTTGCCCCAACAGAGAGAGTTCTTAAATATGTCAAGGAACATTTTCTCGAAAGGGATTATCCTGATAGGGAGAAAATCGAGAATCTTTCTGAAGACGATATCCAAGTATGGATTGATTGTTCAGATGATGATTACGACAAAAAGAACGACGGCGTACTCGTCGTGAATTATTAAAGGAGGTACAGAATATGTACAGAAATGTTTTAGCCGTCATCGATGTCGATGACACAATCAACGATGGTCAAGTGATTGACACATTGGAGCAAAAGATGGACGGAGATATCAACGTTCATCTCGACAGCGCTGTTATTCTTGATGAAGACAGCGACAGTATGCACGAACGCTATCTGCGTTATCTGCAAGACTGGATTATCGATCATTGTGATGACTGTTTTGAAGGCAGCTCTCCGGCGTGCTTTGAAGAATGGAAAGACAATGAATACGCCTACAACAATTAAAGGAGGATATATATGTTTACTGAAAAAACAGCACAAGGTTATCAAATTGTTACAATCATCCCCGACGGCAATCGCGAACACGCTATCATAAAACGTGATATGTTTTGGGGCGAAGATTACTTTGTCGGCCTCGGTTACAATCGGGCTGAGGGGACTTGGAGTCAAGGAATATATTCATTCAGTACCGCAGACGATGCGCTTCAAGCGTTAATTGAAGAGAAATATTCTTTTACAAAGAACTCACTCATTAAACGTTTGTTGCGCTACGTGGAAGCGAATACCGATGGTGCGGAAGAATTGTATCAAACTCTCATTGGAGAAATCCAAATGACAGAAAGCGAAATCGATGACTGGGGATACGGATATTGTATCCCCGAAGAGGAGAATCAAGATGAAAATGATTAACATTGTGAAAGAAGATTTCAATGTTGAGTGTTATATTGACAGAGATTATAATATCGATATAAACATCAACAACAAAAACGTCACATATTGTGATGGAGAAACCGTAAGAAATAATGCTGGGGTTGACGGCGTTACTCCCCAAGAGTGGATTGAGGCTTTTGTAGTCGAGCCACTCGAAACAGCGGAGACACTCGAACAAGTGCTCGACGAGCTTGACCTCCCCTACGTAATCGGAGATACGGTGTATGACCTAATTGATGATTATACGGCAAGTGATGCGTATTCGGCAGAAGATGTTGACCTGCTACGGGGGTTGTCACCAGAACGTCTCCAAGAGATGTTCAGTTGCACCGAAGGCATTGCCTTCATCAAAACAAAAAATCAATATGCTCTTATATGGGCAGAAAATTAAGGAGGTTTCAATATGAAACAAACGATTTTGCAACAAAAACTTAAAGCATTTCTCGATGAGAAGTACAGTTCCTGGGCTTGGGATGAAAAGTGCCAATGCTACTACGACGAGCCGTATCGTGGTTATGACGATATCATCGACGACAAAACCATCGGCTACATTTTAGATTCAAACTATCCTATGGAAGAGTTAGAAGATAAATGCTACGATTGGTGGGAAGACGCCGCTTGGGAGTATGAAGCAGAACTCATTACAGAGTTCAAGAAAACTCTCACGCGCCAGTCGTGGGATGACGACAAAATCCGTGAAGAACTCGAGTCAATGTGGTATTTTAAATATCCAATTGATGAGTATCTAAAACAAGAGGTCAACGTCGACATTCGTATCGACACAGGCGATGCAAACTACGACTATACGTTAAACGCGGTATATCCACATTATAATGGTCGTGAGGGAGACGAGATCGACGATCGCGCCTCGTTGGTGTGGTTGGCCAAAACGCAAGGCTATTCCAAAGAACAATTGCAATATGCGTTCAATACGTTCGAGGACAGCCTTGAACGTCATGGTTTCTTAGAAACTGTGTACGACGAGGTGCTCAATTGTTCAACCCCAATGCCAGCACTTGTATTTCCCGTAAAAATGTCTCTTGGCAAGTTAATTGAACTGTATGAAGTTATGCACAAGAGAGATCAAGAAGGATATAAATGGGATTCCGAAAACCGTGAAGATTGCGGTTCAATCATCGTCGGCAAAAACGTTGATTGTACACTTTACGACTTTTGGGATGGCGGCGGAGGATGTTGGGGAATCGAACTTGAAAAAGATGTCGAAATCCCTATTAAGTATATTGCAAGCGCAGAACCCGACGGGGCGAAAACATATTCAATGAAATCCTGTTACGGTTGCGACAGCAGTTGTTGGAAAGACGCCATCAAAGAATACAAGTTCTAAATTAATCACGATGTGCTATCGACGTTACGGGCAAAATAAATAAATAGGAGAATCAAAATTATGGCAAAAAAATGTATTTACTTAGTGGTCATTGACTACGCAGATCGTAGTGGTAACAGTGATCAAACAATCAAGGCGTTTGAACGCCAAGAAGCCGCAAAAGCATTGTATGACATTTGCGTCAAAGAGACAAAAATGAACGACTATCCAGAATACTTTGATAGCGACGGAAATTTCAAAGAAGATGAGTACGGCGATGTATTCGTTTGTGATGAGTTTGGCGGGCCAGAAGGCGAATCATTTTCGTTTTATGAAGATGGATGGTATAAACAAGAGCACTATACCGTGTATTGGCGCGAACTTGAAGTGCTCGAATAAGTGAAGCAAAAAGGAGAAAACACAAATGGTTCACATTTATCAACAACACAAAACAGAAGCAAGAGAACAAGCCATCGAATGGCAACGCGAATTGAATAATCAAAATTACTCCTGGGCGGAACTTGCCGCCTGGGCAGCACATTTTGAGAGACTCGGCAAACGATACGGACTCTTAAAAGAGTTTAGAGAAAACGGTATTTGTTAACCAGACTGGTGCGAACCAGTCGAAGAATAAAGGAGGTATATATGAACAAACAAATGCAAACGAAACAACTGAGCCAGTGGCTTAAAGAAAGTGTCGATTGGTTAATTGACCGGCAAGAGGGTTGTTGTACTTTTACCTTGGACGACCACCTTGCTGTGTGTATTGGTTGGTCGGAAGGCTACGGACACGAACCTCGTGAAGACGTAATTCAAGCTATTGACGATTTGGATTACGCCGTCAACGCCGCACTGAAAGTATGGACTTCAGATAGCATGAGAACCGATCTTGACTACATTAACTTCCCGTATTACCCAAACGGGGATATAGCCGACATCTCAGTATCAATTTCTAAAGATGAAGATTACGATAAATTAGCCGAGTACTTCCTTAAAGAGTATGAAGGTTTTAAATCCGTCGTAATTTCAGATAATGGTGAAATCACTGAAAACCCCAATCTTGATTATGAGATTGAAGGACGTTATTTCACCTGGTATGAAATCGACCGTACCAACGTAGGTAAAGATACGTATGTATTGTTTGAATCTTGTGAATACGGCGATGAAGCCGGCGCCATTCTGGTCAAACTTCCAAATGCACCGTTGGAAATCAAGAGATTGTACACCGGCGAACTCGTGTATGTAATTCCAGAAGACTGCGAAATTGCAGAAACTTATGATGACATCACCAGTACTTTAGAGGATAACGGTATCTTATAATCATAACTACCTTGGGACACTTTCCTGTTTAGAAAGCCGAAAAAGGAAATTTTATGAAAACGTTTTACATTTCGGTCACTGAGACCTTAAAAAGAACCGTCGAAGTCCACGCCACAGACGTGTGTGATGCAATTCAAAAAGTAAGCGACGCTTACCATGATGAGCAAATTGTTCTTGATGCGGACGATTACGTTGACGTCGATTTTGACAATGTTACAGATGATATAATCTACAACTATGAACTTGGTGGAATGCCGAAGTTCTACGAAATTCAATAAGGAGGCGTCTACATGATAAAAAGATTAGGACGAACCATTTGTGTCAAATGCAGCGAAATAGTATGGGACACAGACGGCGACAAAAAATTAGCAAGAACCTTACCTCAAAGTTGTGATATCAACATCGAGGATTACGAAGATGGCGATGAGTTGGATGATGAAATCGCCGACGCTCTTTCCGATTTAACCGGATTCTGCGTAGAAGGATTCAATTACACAATTAAAAATAATAAATAAAAAGGAGATAACAAACTATGAAATTTAATTCAATTTACAAAAATGGCAAACCCGATTACTTCTTCATTACAATCGACAGCAAAAAAGGTGAACGCGCTTTCATTCAGCCGTACTTCATCGTTACCGATATCGATCACCCACGCCGTGGCAGTATTAAAGAAATGAACGTGCTCGAGAATATAAACGATGTCATTGTTTATTACGGCAAAGCAACACATGGCTACGGGTATTCACACTCGGCTGACGTTTATGGCGAACTCATCGACATCATCAGAGATTCCTACGGGAAAGAACTGACCGATGCTGAGCACAAAGAGCTCAATAAAATCAATATTCACGATGATGAACTAACGGTGTCACCAGAATTGCTCGAACATCTTGCAGAGCTCAACAAAGTTGCACTCGACAAGAAATTCGCAAATCTTTAATGCTGTTACTAACAGGCGCTTGACAACCTCAGGCGCCTGTGATATAATATTGCACAACTTATTTTAGGCCATTAAAAGGAGGTATTACTATGGCACTTAGAACAGCTGATGGATTGGCCATCTGCAACAAAGATGATTATGACTTTTTCTTTGACAATTACACAAATAACGACATGAAAAATCCTTATTCAGATAAGGAAGTTGAAAAGATTGTGGATGAATGGGAAGACCTTATACTCGGCAATAACACGTTCTGGGATATGTACTGGGATATGTTGAGGGAGGCTGTCAATGAACATTCTCGTAAAATTGCAGAGCAATGTAAGAAAGTTTAGGAGGTGGTTTTATGGAACTCACAAACTACAAAACGTATAAAAAAGAAATGGAACGCATCGGCTACGACGCAGATATGACGCTCGATATGATCGAGCGTTGGGCGTCTGAATGCGACGGAAGTTATGGCTCACGCGATATTCACTATTGCGACCATTGTCACCACAATTTCGCATTCGACTTGGTACGGCCGGCGTATTGGGAAATTTGCGACGAAGCTACAGATCGTAGAATTTGCGTTGACAAATGTACGAATTGTGGCGATTTGAAGCCTGGTACTTATATAGGGGATGTGGTAATCGAACCTATATACAGATTTAGAAAATAATAGGAGGTATCTAAATGCAAAATTCTAATTTAATTACTATCAACAACGAAAAAGTTGGCGTATTCTACATCGAGCCCTATGACGAAACTCTCCGTGAGGAACCCGACAGAATCAAAGTCTACGATTCCGACGGAAGATACTTCTCTTATATCCCTGATATGGAGCCTCTTCCGTTGAGCTTTGCGAAGTACGACAAAATTGTCACTCTTCTCCAACAAGCAAAGAACGTAATCGAAGTCTTTGATATAGTTGGCGAGCCTGGCGGTGAGTTCGCGGGCACAAAAGAGCAAATGATCGACTACTTGCATAACGAACTCAACTGGGATCTCCCCCGCGAAGATTACAACCCACTCGATAACGAGTATATCAACCGTTTTGGTAAAATTTACGTACTTTTGTACGATTAATAGGAGGTAGTATATGTGGAAAGACTATGTTTTTTATGTAAAATGCAATGACAATCCTTTACTGCTGGTTGGGGTTGTAGCAGACAATTATGACGAGGCTATAGAGTTTGCAAAAAGCTCATATTCCGCGAACTGTTCAATTTACGCCGACGATCGTTACAACGACTGGCACATCACTCCCAAATATTGCTATCATGATTAATAGGAGGTATATATGAACACAACAATTCAAACAGAAGCAGTCGAGGTTTGCCCCTTCTGCGATCAAGAAAATGTTTATCCCAATTGGGATGTCGACAAGCAAGGCTACGTCGCTCGATGCCAACACTGTGGTAAGCTGATTATGCTTTGTGACGAATGTATGCGCGACGAAGATTCGTGCATTACTTGCAACTGGACCAAAGAGCACAATTGCTTCCGAGCTCCAGACTTATATCGTGATTAATAGGAGGTGTCACAATGAATGACAAACAATTAGAGGCCGCAAGGTCGCAACTTAAAAATGAAATCGCAGCCATTGGCTACGGTTGGATCGACGGGAAATACCGTAATCCCCCCAAGAAATATCGTCTGCGTGAAGAAGAATTAGCATGCATCGATATGATTAACTCTCTGTTGTGTTACGGATATAGCGGTTACTCAGACGATGCGGCTGCTATTCTTCATAGCGAGCTCAATAGTTATCATTCGTATCTTGCATCGTATGTAGATACACTTGGAGAAAAACGAGTAATCGAGTTAATTCAAGGACAGATTGATGATATTGAACGAGTGGGCTACTCGGTATATACCGACAGTGAAGGGTGTACATATAACACCATTATTTGGAAAAAATAAAAGGAGGTCATAAAAAATGACAGAATATAATGACAAAATTGAACAAATTAAAGACATTCTCAACAACCTTGATCTCGACGAACTCGTCAGTTGTTGTTCGTATTTAGATGGCGATGACGCCATTTACTCAATGGACGACTTTGACGAGATTTCGTACGGAAGAACACCTTGGGAAATCGCACGGGCAGCATATTACGGAGAATTTTGCCCCGTGGACAGTTATTTCAGGTTTAATGTTTATGCAAACCTTGAATCAACCGACGACCCCGTGTACGCAGGTTGGATTGACACAAAGGCTCTTGCCGAACACGCAATAAATTATGGCGAAGATTTTGGCGATAGCGACATTCGAGCACTCCTCGACAAATGGGACGAGGAAGAAGAAAATAATGAAGAAGTGGCTGAATAAGCCACTTCGAAGGAGATAAAAAATGAAAATTTATACAGAACAAAGTTTGGCAGATTTTAAATTTTGGAGTGGTGCAGAAACCACTGCTCAACGCATTTGGGAAGAGCAAGGGTCAGAGGGCTTTGACCAGCTTGAAGCGATTTTGGAAGACTTATATCCCGACGGAATCGATGAAACAGACTTGAATGACTTGTTATGGTTCGATGCCGACACCGTTTATGAGTGGTTAGGAATTGAGGATGAAGAAGACGAAGATGAAGACGACGAAGACGCCGACGATGACGACGACGAAGACGAGGAAGACAACGAGGAAGAGGAAACCGAACCCGCCAACAATTATGTTATTAACGTAGGCGACAGTTGGGATGATTTAACTCCTAAAGAAACGTTTTCAACAGAACAAGACGCCATCTCAACGGCGAAAACAATGTCACAAGTGCTTCCCGATAAATGTATAGAGGTCGTCTACAGTCCGTGTGACGACGTTGACACCGATGAAATCATTTGGCGTAAACCGAATTAACACAGGAGGCTTAACCAATGGAAAAACTTACCGAAAATGAAAAGTATCATGCTCTACTGTGCGTGAAGTACGCTCGACATGAATTGTCAATCAAGTTGTTTAAACTTGAAATCGAGTATGAAACTCACGAGTGCTATGACGACAAGCTTGAACAATCTATCGAACAAACGGATGAGAGTATCGCATTTTACGATGCTCTCATCAACAAACTCGAAAAAATATTATAATATAGGAGGCCCTTATGGACAAACAAAAATTTATCGATTATATCAACAATGAGCTCGGAACCCAAATCGACGACGAAACCTCTCCATTTTATCCATATGTGGAAGAGCTTCATGAAGCTCTTCTTCCGTATGAAAAAGAACTCGAAGCAGGCACTTATCGTCTGCTTTCGACCAACAACTACGAAGACTGTTACAACGACTTTTCAAACAAAGTCGCCGATATCGACCTTCTCCATTGGTATGATATTACCGTTTATCGTGCTCTACAAAATTACAAATACTTTGTCGAATTCTCTGACAAACTTTCATTAGATGTCTACTTTGCGCAATCGATTCTCTTCAACACCAAAGAGGAAGCTTTGGATTGGGCACGAAAGATAGAATTCATTCGTTTCAACGAATATTCGGTATATCTTATGAAAGTCCCCGTGAACGAAGAAGGCGACATCGATGGCGACATTCTGCAAGTCAAAAAACTTTATTAAAAGGAGGAACAAACAAATGCTCAACAACACAACTCTCAATTATACTCGTATCAACAAATCCGAAGCTCGTAAGCTTTACAATCTCGGCAGGCTGATTATGGTTCTGCCGTGTAAAGTGAATCCAAATAGCCCTTGGTTCTCAAACTCGACGGTTTCAACAGAATCGACCGATAAAAACTTTGACACCTTGGTCAACGAATTCACCTACTACAACTGTAACACAGCCGAACTTGGACGTCGTCCAGCGTTCTACGTTGTTGCCACCAACGAATAAATAAAAATAAAAGGAGATAAAAATATGATTATCAATGGAAAAGAAATGTCAGCAAAACAATTCGCACAAGAATATGTCCCCACACCCGAAGAGTTCTCGACTCACACTATGGTTGAGCTTTATTATAAGCTCGAGGATATAAAAACTGTCCTCGATGAGTATTTCAACGGCGCAACCATTGACAAATTGAGCGACGACGAAATCAACGCTATACTGGATATTCACGATGAGTATCTTGAAGAACACGGTTATAGCAGTGATAAATTGGCAAGCATTATTGAACAAGTGCTCGACGCACACCGCATAACCATCAAAAGACAATTTTAAAGGAGATATAAAAATGAAACTTTACAGAACTGCAACATTCTACAACCCTTTTTCAATCGATGTCAACGGTAAAAGTTATGAACTTGCTGATATCGTCTTCTTCGACAAGGATGGAGTCATCTGCCGCACCAACTGTGGCTGGTTTATGTCAGGAATCACAACGAACAATGATTTCAATATTCTTGAAATTCCAGGCGATGTGAAAAAGAAAATAAAAGTTGATTTCAATGAGAAACAAGCTTTCGTTGTTCGCGCCGAAGACCACTATGGCTTCGCAAATCATGTGCTTTACATCCCAAGCTCATCCGTGGGACTATCAGCGCCGACGGCTGTGCGCTCCACAATGGCAGACCATCATTGGGAGATTACGTGGCAGACGAACATCACCGGGGTGTCAATAACCAAATGGCACTTTGTCGACGGACAGAGTCAAGAGATTGTCAAAGAAATTAACCAAATAGGGCAAGATATCTCTCGCTTATGGGGTGATACAGCCAAAGCTTTACCGAAGCTCATTAACCAACTTCAACAGAAGAAAGCTGAGTTGGACAAAGCAACTGAACGTGCGTTGGCGATTACGGCTGATGCTGTTTTGAAGAACTATAGATAAAGGAGGTGATGCGAATGGACACATTATACGGATTATTAATGGTCGGTGCAGCACTAATGATTGTAGTAGCAATCTGGTTTAAACTTCATAAATAAAAGGAGGCTCCAATGGCAATAGAAATAATAGGCAGTATTATCGGTTTTACCTTTACTTTTATGCTCACCGCCTGGTTGTGTAATTGTAAATAGTAACAATTTGGGTTTTGTTGGTAGTCACCATTAAATAAACCATCGTCCCTCGGCGGCATCCGTAATCATCGTTTGTCGTCGTCGTTTTTCAACTCTACATTAAAACAGGATTGGTCAATGCCTGGGCATACTATGCCGAAATCACACCAGGGGATATTATACACGCGATACTTATCCCCGCCCCAAAAACCAATAGATCGTCCCACCAAACCAGGTCAGCGACCTATTTTTATTTTTTCTTTGTTGTCATCCGTCGTCAGCACCCGTTTTTTCCTTTCCCTGTAATTAGCCACAGTTGTCTGTCAAACAAAACGGCTTCGGTCGACAAATATATCGACCGGGAATTTTTCATCGCTCAGAATGTTGTTGTTATTGAAAATAATTTTTATCAGTGTCCTTTTGACAGTAAGGAGAGCAAAAAAAAAGAACACAGTCGGGGTGTCTAGCAACTGTGTTCTGAAAAATAAAAATAGGAGGTAACATATATATATGTAAAAGAAACAAGGCGCAACAGGAGGTGATAAGAAAAAGATGCGCGATGTATATGATCTCGGGAAGCAGCGACGTTCCTTCTTTACGGCCGTCAACACCCTTAAGCGGCTTAACCCCGAGGATCGTGTTATGTGAAGAGATCGGGAGGAATGGACGCGAGGAAGTCAGCGTAATCACCCGAGAGGAGGACGACGTCGTCATCGGACGTAGGCTGATAGTCTTCGATGCCATCGGGGAACGTATCGAAGATAAAAGCGTCGCCTGGGGGGATGGGGATTGAGCGCGTGGCTTTTTTTGTGTCCATCTGGAACCTCATTGGGTACCTCCTTGTTTCTCTTTATATTTATATTATAACACAGGGAGAATGAAAAGTCAACAGAGAATGACAAAATATTTATTTTTTTATATATTTCTTTCCGGAGTGATAACAGATCAAATGGGTGCGAAATTTCAGTAACGCGCAACACCGAAGGTGTAAGCGTTTGAAACACTGGCGAAGCCGCGTAGGGGTTGAAGGGGACGTTAGTCCCTTTCTATTTCCTGGGCAGCTTCGGGGATCTCTACATTTAATAATTTAGCTACTCGTAGCCAAGCCTGATGAAAGAGAGGAGTATACTCAAATACAAAGGAGGTCTTGAGGGGATTGTCTTTTGCTGGTTTAATATCTACTAGTGGGAATCCTAATTGTATAAGTTTACGAGCTACTGCTGCGTTGGTGATAACTTTTGTAGTTTGCATATTAATAATCTCCTCTATTGAATTTACCAGGGTTTCTTGTGAACATGTCGTTCTCGGTCGGTGATAATCCATAATACTCTATTAATGACTGAATATCGAGTTCTCTATATTGAGGTTTACTAGAAGGCAGATGGCCAGCCAAATAGCAAATATCTTCATAGCTTACTGGGTCAAGTATTGCAAACGTAGCCGGTCGTTTAGCGCGTTTTTTTACACTATCTACAGGAGAGATGGAGGGTATTTTCAAATTTGGTTTTTTCTTCATTTGAAACGGAGTTATATCGTCGGCGGGAATAGTGAAATCAAAATACTTTCTCCATCCTTGTAATTGGATTTGTCGTTCTGGTGTATTTGGTTGAGTGAATGATAAACCACCATCTAACACAAATGATAAGTATGTTGTGGTTTTCCCTTGTGAATCTTTTGTATAATATCCTTTTAATATCGGAATCTCATTTTGTAGATCTGAGTAATATTGTTCTCGTGCTGAGGTTAATATTAAATCTAACGGTTTTAATTTGATGTCATATAATGGCTGAAACATTTGTTTAAGCCAGTCGTTATTATATGAGTGTGGAGATTCTGTGACAGTTGCTGGTGCAGTAGCCGTAGTGGTGGTATTAGAGTTTGATAACAAAACGTTAATAGTTGTACGCATTTGTTGTATTTGTTGCTGTACTTGTTGTTCGAATTGTTGTAGCTGTTGTGATAGCTGTTCAATTAATGTTTGCATCTTTGTAAGTCCTTTTTTAGTTTATTTTAATATGTGTCGCCACATACCGTGTTTCTTCTATTCAGGAACCCCTATAGGGGTTCCTTGTATTACATGTATTACATATGACATATGACATATTGTATTACAGTATTACATGTAGTACAGTACTACAGTTGTAGTACATATATGTTATATGGTCATATCAACTCTAAAGAGTTGATATGACATATGAAATATGAAATATTTGTTTTATGATATATGATATACTGATATATGATATACTGATATATGAGATATAATCACGTGCGCGCGCGATATTATACATTCCCTCTAGGGAATGTATAATAAGGGGATTACTGGGGTTTTTGTTGTCAATAGTGCACAATGTTTTCTTCTTGTGTAAGTCGGCGGCGGACATATACCATCCGTCGCCTTGTAATGATGCGTAATTGCCCGCCGCCTTAAAACGGCAGTTCTTCGTAGTCCTCTGAGGATTCGGGTGTAACCTCGTCCGCCGCCTCTTCAACAGAGTCGTCGTTGTTGGTTTCGTCTACCGGTCCACTACGTTGTTTAACCACGGTGAACGAAAACTTATTAGGTTCACCGGTTCCAGCACCATTCAGGACGAGGTAAACATACCCGCCTCTTTGAAGGTTGTGTTCGGCGTAAGTCGCTTGCCTACCCATGACAACAACTTCGATGCTGCACCATTTGCCGAAATCTTTACCAGTACAGACAGTATAGGTCGCCGTCTTTACTTTATTACCGCGAGCCAATTGTCTTTCACCGATGGTGATGTTGGTGATGATTTTTCCGAATACGGTCGTCTCAATCATTAGATTATCCCTCCTGTGGGGTGTTTTGGTTTTCCTCTCGTGTGCAGACGTGTAGAAATAAATTTTTATGGTCGGGTTGATAAATCTATCGACCGAGCCCCTTTTGTCTGGCACATCCACATGTAGACGGGCGTACAAACCAAAAAAGGGCATTCTAACGTGTTTGGGCGAGAGTTATTGTTGTGCGGGGGCTTTTTTACTTGGCCGCCGCCTGGCTACGACGCTCATTCCAACGTTTCATACGTTCAGAACTTGCGGCGCGTTGTTCTTCAGTGATTGTACGAGGGGCGTTTGTACTTCTGAATGATAAAAACTTTTTGGGTGCTTCAATTTCGTACGCCACCGGTTGGCCGTCGCAAGTGGATATGGAGATCAATTTATAAGCATCGGGATTTTTGATCATCAGCCCTTTGAGTTTGGTGACTATTGTGTTGTCGCTGGTCCAGATGGTCATCTTGTCGCTGTTGCGTTCAAAAACGATCGAGGTCTCTTGTTCGTCCAAAGGGTTATTCGGAAAAGCGACCAAATCGTCAACTGTATACGTCTCTTTTTGTTTAACCATAAGCTAAACCTCCGTTATTCTTTTTTATACTTCTATTATACCACACGGCGGCGGGTATGTCAACACAGGGCGACAAAAAGGGTTTGGTTTTTATTGAATTATAGCAAGCGTTACAATAAACGAAAATACCTCGGTCGATAAATCTGTCGACTAAACTATTTTCTTTTACTACAGAGCTTAACTAAGCTCAAGAAAAACCAAAAAAGGGTATCTCAGACCATTTTCCCCCATCACGCGTCCGCCCACACACAAAAAAATACCCAGGCTGCTATGCCTGGATATCTTTCTTACTCCTCATCGTCCCATTCGTCGTCTTCTTCGTCCGCCAGCATAATTTGGCATTCAGGGCAGATCTTGTTGTACATCGCCACCCATCCCTTCGGATTCCTCCACACCGTCCTGGTGGTCACATCACACCAATGAGCGATGATGCCGACGACGGACTTGAGCGCCTGGGGACGATCGTACTCGAATTTGAAGCACGGGCACTCACGAATGTTGTACTCCTCGCCCAACGCCCCTTGATGCGTCTCATACTTGCTCCCTTCCACCGGGACACCAGTCTTGAACTTCGAGCAGGAATGTTCTTTATTGTCGCGAGCGTTCATGCATGACCAGCACAAGGTGTCTGTCTTCAGGTTGTTGAAGAAGATCCTGGCGTTGATGGCTTCGACTTCCGACTTGGTTAATTTGGTTGCTTTAATGACTCTGTTCATATCACTATCTCCTAATCTTTTTATACTATAAGTATAACATAGGTTCGACAGTTTGTCAACATATTTTTAGAAAAAAAAATAAAAAATTTTTCAAGAAAAAAATAGTGCAAAATTTTCCTATTCAGCAGTACAAAAATTTACCATCGGCGGCGGACATTTTTTATGCGGCTGCGCCCGTTTTTTACCCGTTAGCACTGGTTTAGAAAACTGAACATATCGCTACCAAAACCGTCCTGGCGGAGCTGCATTTTTATAAAAAAACAGGGTATTTTGGGATATTTGTGAAGAAAATTGTCACACGATGTCGACGGCTGATGACGATCGATGATGACGTAATGTACCATAAACGGTACATAACTTTAGACAAAAATGACACCGTCCGCCGCCTGAAGTAGGACAAAATATTCCTATTAAAATAACAAAAAATTACCATCGATTTTGTGGTGAGTTGTCCACATTTTCCACATAGTTATCCACATTTGTTGATAACTTTTCGTTACTAAAAGTATGTAGTTTTTTCAACGATTTGGGCGGCGGGTGTCCCTGTAAATGTCCCCATAAATGTCCCTGATTTACGTCAAAAACGAACGGAATCCTGCGGTTTCTATGCAAAGTTAGTACCCGTTTTTGCTTGTGCAAAACTTTCACTCTTGTGTGCAAACTTTGATTTTTGTGTGCAAACTTGCGTTTTGTCGGCGAAATCGGCTGCTGACATCGTGCGTTTTTTCCCAAAAAGGAATAAAATTGGGTATTGGATAACACCAAAAGGGAGCAAAATCGGGCGTCTATGTGTGTCAACGTCCGCCGCCTATGTGCAAATAATGCACAAAAAATGAGCCAAATTGGTGCAGGTTTTACACTTTTCCAGACGATATTGAGGTGGTTTTTACACCTTTTCCACCCCTTTAATCCCGTCGAATTCGACCAGTTTAACCGCCTCGATTTCGACACGGTGGTCAAAAGTGGTCAGCCGTCCCTATTTTAATAAAAAAAAAGAGGCATCTCAGCCTCTTTCGCGCGCGTACGCATGTATATATACTATATATAATATGCTCACTTTTTCAGCGCGTTTTGAGCGATCCACTTCGGTATTTCCACGAGTGTGTCCCTCCCACATTCGATTTCGACAACGGCTTCATCTGATGTCGCTCGAAGGTCGACGACGAAGTAGATGTTCGGGTTTTCTTTCGTCAAGATGTAGAAGCGGACTTTTTCGTCGAGTTCCTTGTTCGGATAAAGACTACGGACGCTGCTGAATTCGGCCGGTAGAATGGGCCGCTCAAACTCGATTTGGTTGTCTTTATCAAGTTTGTACTTCGTGCACGCCGTGTATGTGCTGGTGCCGCTGCTGTCGACGAGTTCGCGAATACGACTACGGCTGATGCCATCGTTGTACGTCCAAAGCTGACGGATGATGACACGGTCAGCAATCGTGAACGGTTTGTAGGGACTCGTTAGAAGGTTGACAAAGACCGACTTCGGAAGATGATATCGGAGTTCGTGTTCGAGTTCGTACGATGATGAGTTAGTTGTCATTTGTTGCCTCCTTTGGCGGTGATTTAGAGTGATTTATGGGGGTTTATGGGGGTTTAGAGCGGGTTATGGGCGGTTAGGGGGAAATTTGGCTCTTTTTACACAGAGGTCCATGACGCCGTAGACAACCCCTTGACCACTTCTGACCACACCTTAATCGAACATCATGTATGGTTTATAAACCGTAAGGTTTATAAACGTGGAACACATTATTTTTACTCTTTTGTGGCTTCAATTTTAGCCTGTTTGTCTTCTAATTTTTTCTGGAAACGACGGTTATACTTCTTCATACACAATGCACACATACGATGTTCTTGGGGGTATTTTTCCCCAGTCTGAACCGAAACCTTTGCAAACATCTCGTCGACCGGAATCGTCCGATGACAGCCTTCGCACTCCCATTCTTTCTTCCCTGCCATAATACGTTGTTCAAAGATTTGCTCGATTTCGACGTCAACGCCCTGCTCACGCAACATCTCAACGAAGGCGTAATCAATCTTATGTCGTATGCAATCGAGTTCCTGCTCAACCTTACAACGATGGTCTGGGTTGATAAGGCAGAAGTTGCAGAAATGAGTTCTGACGAAATCGCTTGCCTTGTCGTTCGAGAGTACGCTAGTCGCCCTCGCACTTTTCGGAGGATTCTTGATTACGCCGCGTAGAACCTTTGCACAGCGAGAGCAGATATAGTTCTGCCAAAGACGCATATCGGTTTGGGGACCAATCTCTCTTTCGCACAACCAACACTTTCTCAGCTCACGGGGTTCGTAGTCAGCCATTTTTCCCCACCTCTTTATACAAATCTTCTGCCGAAATTATTAGACGTACAACCTGCGGGTCATCGATGGGGATTTCTGATAACCGAATTGTAATCGTGTCACCCCATTCAACCTCTTTGATTTCGTCAGCCATCTTCTTTGCTCCTTTTTCTTCTTATTATACATCAGCCGTTGTCGTTTGTCAACCTTTTATGACACATGTTTCTTAATTCCAAGCGTGTTATACATATGGTCCGTCAGATGTTTTGTCAATTGTTCCGCCGATAAATTTACCGTCACACACAGGTTGTTGCACTTGTCGATGTTGGTGATTACTGCGTCCGCCAATCTCATATTTATTGAGCCAACCTCAAAAACGCCGCCCATAATTACTTTGGTGGTAAGCTCGACAGTTATCACATCTCCCACTTTGGGCATATAATCTTCCTTGCCCAAAGTCAACACCGCGTCATTGATTGTGAAAGCCAATGTGGTTGCATTGGCTTCCTGACTCAACATTGAATCATTGGCCACCATCTTACCTCTCAAGATATAGTTCAAGTGGGTGACTTTTGCATCCCAAACTGTTCCAATTTTCATAATCGTTATTTCCTTTTACAGCAAGTTAACATGCCCCAGTTCTTCTTCGGGGACAAGTTCAAAATTATCTTCGTCAACGCTCGGAAACGTATATCCTCTATACGAGCCAGAAATGATAACGGTGCCCTGTCGGTCAGTGGCGCCTACGTGATCGTACGGTATAACAATTCCAACACAAGGAACCTCGTTTGGCTCGTCGCTACCTAGTGCTATAACAGCACCTCTAATGATATCTCCAAACTCAAATTTACTCATAATTCAATTCTCCTTTTAGTCCTTTTATATCTTTCCGTCCCACTCAACCGCTTCGAGTTCATATGGGGGTATCCTACCCGTGACGAGCAAGAACGGTGCTGAACCCAGCAGAGAGCCTTGGACGGTGTAACGCGCCGCCAATAATGTCCACTTTCGACAGTCCCCTTCCTCCGCGAGATAATCTTCGGCATTCTCGAGAATGTCGTTTACCCAATAATCGCAAAAGAAACGCGTCTTGTCGAGAATATCTTGTCTTGTGATGTTGGGACGACTTGACGGGGGCAGTGCGGCGATGAAATCAAAAAGATTGTCTACAAAATCGTCGGCACCCAAATACTCAAATAGAATTTGGGCTCGCTCGGCGGCGTTAAATGCCGCCTGTAATTGGTGAATTAAGTTGTGATATGAAGTATTGTCCATAATTCCCACCCCGTTACTCTCTCCAATAATCATAGATTTCGATGACATATCTGGTTTCCCCTTTGTCGTCTTCGAGTTTTTCAATCACTATTCGATTATATTTCTTAACAAAATCCATAATTTCTTCAAACGTGTCGACTTCAATCAGTTGATACAAGGTATTGTATCTTTTCGCCCTCATACAACCATCTATTAGTCGGTCTTCTAAAAGGGGGTAATGTCGCAGAAGCACTTGCTGGTCTTCTTCCCCCTGTGTGCATCCATAATCAAAGTTCGAAGTAGCCGTTATTCCAAATATCATAATTCAATTCTCCTATTAACCGCCGATTCTTGGGTCAGGGGCTTCCCAGTTGAAGTCGTTATATGGAATTATTCTATCTATCGTGATTTTCCCTTGAAGGACTTCGATTTCTTGACAAAATTCCATACCCGACTCAGTGGCAAAAATACGAAAGTCAACGCCGTACTTCTGCGAAATCCGTGCGAGGTCGTCAGCTATAAAGCCCCACGCTTGTTTAACATCGATGAAGATTAGAGCAGTATTGTCCCGTCGAATTACGTTGCTGCCGATATCGTCGCTGGCAACAAACATCCTGCGAGTATCTTTAATATATAATTCGTCCGTGTTTGTGATATACACACCGTTCTCATCGATTTCTTGGATTACTCCCTCGCGCGGAATCGCTGTTTCCTCAAGGACAAGTATACCCTGTTCGTTCCTGTTGGTGGTATATTGATAATCACCATATTCAATCCCTTCGAGAAGGAATCTTTTAATATTTTCGATTTGACCACGTACTTTAAGTACGCCTTCGCACCAGTTTGGCATCGTTATCTCTCCTGTTAGATTGTTTGATCGCCAAACAGTGGCGCCCCTTCTGTTCCCAAGGATTCTAAGACTTCAGCTTCACATGCGGATAAGAAAGTGAAGTACTCATTCGTTAGGGAAAGAGACTTGGCAATTTTAGCCAGTTGCCTATAGACAACCTCATAACAGAATTCATACTTCGCTGTTTTGGAACAGCACACACGGAAATTGTATGCTCGAGTGGAATGATAATTTTCACGCTCATTATCGAGTTCTGTGAGTTTATCGAGGTACAGTATTTTACAAGCAAAAGTAGCCAACCGTTCTGCAAGTTCAGCATCCACTTTATCTTGGACAAGTCCTTTAAGAATCAACCTTGATCCCATCGGTTTACGGTCGATGGGGGTGAGGATATCACAGATAGTAGACACCACTTGGCGGCGGCTCATGATTAGTGAGTAAAATACAGAAAGGGCTGTTTCACTTTGCTGTTTGGTGCCGGTGAAACCTTTCCCTATGAGTTGGAGAGTATCAAAAAACCTCTCCACGTCCTTGTGGGACATCTTTTTGCTTTCTTTAATTTTCATGATTTATCTCTCTTTTCGTATATTCTTCGTGTATTTTTCGTAGGTTGGGAAGATATAGTGCATAATGCACTGCGGTTGCTCTGCCGTGATAAATAACCCCCTCACCGTCGTGCGCCAATAGACTCCAACCACAGAGTTCGTGGCATTCCATCGTTTCGCGCAAGATGTCTATGGGGTAAGTTTCTGACCATTTGCCGAGCGCTTCGTTGTAAGCCTTTTGCTCTATCTTTTCTGCTTGAGTAACAAACTCTTTAGCGAGCGCTTGTAGATCGGTGTTGTCGTCGACGAATAACGACACTGTATAAGTTTCTATTTTACCGCGCAGCTCTTTGTAAGTCTCGTTCTCGAAATGCGAGACTATAACCTCCATCCCCCACACATTGTTGGACGAGTGGTAACAAGGATAGTCCATTTTTGCGAATTCGGAGGCAACGGCTTGCCTGAGTGCGCTGTCTAATTCACGATTAATCATTTGAACCTCTTAATAACTCTTCTTCGTTAATAGTCTCATCGTCGTCGCACTCGTATGCGATTTCGAAGTTAGTATCAAATCGCGTGATTTTCGAGAACGGCGTACCAAGACCGAGGTCGTACTCGCCTTCCGGGAGGGGTTTGGTGCACCTGTGATGAGCGAAAAAGAAGTCGTTGAGGGCTTGCGAGAGGGGAATACCGTATTCTTGATAAACCCACAGGCCATCGCCGTCGTGTTTGCCCAAATAAAGAGCGTCTCCGCATTGTTTGCATCTTAAGTAGATTCTATTGTTTGCCATATTATACCTCCTCTTGTTTCGGGAACCAATAAATCAAGACTGCGAGCGGCAGCTGAGTATTTTGGCGCTTTTCTGTAAGTATTATAAAATCGTTCAATAGTAATTTGTTATTCTCGATACCATCTGCCATTTTCGCGAGGAATGCTCGGAACAGGTTTTTATTGATATCGGTGAGAGTTTTATAACCGAGGGTTCGGTCCATCACCAATTCAAACACACGCGGGAAGAAACAATCTATTTCCTGGGCCTGGTTTGGGTCCACGATAGTTTGTTTGATTCGAGCGGTGTCAGCAGCGTCCGGTTTTCCCAGGCGCAAATGGTGTGTAACCTCGTCGTCAACCGTGGTGGTGTAATACGAGAAATAATATGTTTTATTGGGGATTAAAAAATCCACAGCTTGTGTAAGTTCCAGGAAAAGAGATAAGAGAATCTCTTTGGTGGACATGTTATAGATTGGCAAGATGATTTTACTCACCTCGGTAGTGATGGTCGATTGTGCCATGCTTATTCCTCCCAACCGCATTCGGGGCAGTACCTTCCAACAACTTCGCTTACTTGATAAGCAGGTCTGCCATCCAGGTACCCTATGTCGGTTTCAACCTCATTTTCGAGTTCTTCGCCACAATCAGGACAACGCCCGTCATCGATAAGGTCTTGTTGTAAATTTTGTAATTTATTTTTAGACCAACTTTGTAAACTATGTTTAACTTCTTCTGGTGTATGTGATTTAAGTTCCTCGATTATGTCTTTAAGGTCGTTAACCGCGTCGATTTTATTATCGTAGTTTTCACTAACTGTAAGGTCTAACATATCCAATAATGTTTTCATAGTTCCTACTCCTTTGATTAAATATACTTTACAAATTTTACAAAATGTAAATTTTAATATTATCTTTTGCTGTTTTATCTTACAGTACCCAGTCTTTTATTGCCCTATTCCAGATACCTTTATCATCGAACGCTTTTTCGAGTTCTTTGCAAAGTTGTCTAAGATCAAACGGGCTGTCGTCTTCTTCTTCGATATATTTTCCGCCATACGGATCATCTTGAGGATAAATGTAACAATGAATAATTTCTTCATTTACAGTAGTTTTTATTGCACCGTCGCGATTTTTCCAATAAACATAGAATTCACAGGTGCGACCGTTTGCCGTATAATCAAACCAAGTGCCATCGTTGCCGTTGCAATAATACACAGCTCCTTGATTATAGAGTTCGTTACGGTCAATATTATGCTCTGTTATTACATCGTCAATAAATTTTTTAATTGCTTCAATTGAGTAAGTGTTTTTCATAGTTTATATTTCCTTTTATTATAAAGTGTTATTTGTAAGGTTGTTTGCGGTGGATTATCCGCCACCGCTCGGCTTGTTGTTTTATTTTTTCACACAATCGGACAAGTACTTTTTCGCTTCGGATTTCGTTTTGAAATATCCGATAAATGTTCTATTCATCCAATAACAATCTTCTTCGACAAGTTTATAACCGAGTGCGTCGTCCGTCGGGATAATTCCGTAATAATGGATTTTCAGGTCATCTGAGAAGTCCTCGAGAGCAGTGAGGGCGTCAAATTTGTCGTCGTAATCCTCACTGATTGTGAGATCTAAACTGGTTAATAATAATTCCATAGTTGTTACGCTCCTTGTGTGTTATACTGTTAGTATAGCACATGGATTAGCTTTTGTCAACATATTTTGAAAAAATTTTTTCAGAACATGAACCCCAGTTGGTGCGCACTGAGAACAGCGCGTTCCAAGCGGCTGGTGGCACAAATGGCGCCGGCGTTAAGTTGTGCTAACTTGTTTTTGATATAATCTTGTTTCAGGGTTTCAAAGCGCGTCTTGTCGGTCGTCCAGTTGGTGGTATTTTCTTCGCTTTTATTCAAGGTGTATTCCCAATCGAGAGCGCGTCGCTGGTCGGCGGTGAGACGTTCGTAATCAAAGATGTACGCCTGGTCAGATTCCGTCAATATGGGGATTTCGGTGATAAAAAATTCTGTATCGTAATTTATTACATAAATTGTTTTCATTTGTGTTTACCATCCATAAAATAAAATAGTTTCGTTATCCCAATCAATAACTTTCAGCAAATGAATTAAATTAAAGATTGCGTGTTCGTATGTATAACTTGCGGATACTGCATATTTGTTTGTTTCGTCTATATCTTCAAAATGGTACTTTTGTATCCAAAGAAGTCTACTTTTTACAAAATTCTTTATTTTATCATATTCGGATATATCTTCTGTCATAGTTATACCTAATGGGTACTGGACTTCTTGTCCGTCCCCTAAAAGCGATTGATAAGCATTTATGACCTTTTCCTTATATATCTTGATTGCTTCTAGCAAACCTTCTTTACCGACAACGAAAGGGCAATAATCTTCAAAACATTCCTGGCAATCTTTGTCGCCAAATAATGGTTTGCCGGTGTTGTATATTCTTTCGGCGGTATCTTCATAATATAATTTTCCAAATTCAAATACTTCAGTTCGAGGAAAAATTTCATCGAAATCTATATAACCGCTGTCAGCATCGCCGTACTGTCGTTGTAATTCGTTAAGACTTATATTATTACATTTTTCTATATCCGATTTTTTAACCAAATAAAAATAATGTCTGTATCCCATTTTATTCTCCTACTGTTATTACGTTTGCTCTTATTGCCGCGCCGATTACTTTACATACAGTACACGATATATTACCATCCAGAAATGGACATCCACACTCAAAGGTGCAGCAATATTCTATGTTTGTATTTGTATAATTACTGATTTTATTCGATACTTTTCTTATTTTATCTTCAAGTTGTTTATCTGTCATTTTACCACCTTAAATATTCTCCTAAAAATCCCATTCTGGTTTATCCTTAAACTCTATATTATATCTGTCTTTAAGATATTTTACTGTCGGCATAAAAAACACTCTCGGAACGTTTATGTTTGGAATATTTTCTTTTGCCCATTCAACAATGTCGTCTGGTAACGGCATAGACAGCATACAATATGTTATAATGTTATTTAGCATATCAGCAGTTAGTTTATCATTATCGAACTCTTCATTACAGTTCACATCAATTTTGCTCGGAAGCCAAGATTGTGCAAATGACAATTTATCTTGCAATTTCTTGATTTTATGCGCCGACAAGCTGGGAATCATAGAAAGTCCTACATCTTCAAAGTCGTTTTCAACAAACCATCTTTTTATGATGTCTGCTTCTTTAACCGGATCGGTTGTGTTTCCATATTGTATCAATAATTCTTTAAGTGTCATTTTCATACTCCTTTAACAGTTCGTCAACATGTTCTTCAAACTCATCAATGTCAATTGTGAAATACTTTATACCAACTGCCATATCGAAAAATTCTTCAATAATTTTGTCGTTAATATAATCTTTCAACTTTTCCGCAAACTCTTTTACTGCTTGTTTCTTTTGCGCCATTATCTCTTTATCACTTGCGATTTGATAATTTGCAAACTCTTCTTGAAGTTTTGCATAGTCTTCTTCCGTAACACGCTTCGCCTCAATACACTTCCAGCAGTTTTCTTTGTTCTCATCTTTCAAACGCTCAATCTTTTTCTCTTGCTCGGTTATAAGGTTGAGTGCGTCTTTGCATAAAACATCTTGACACAAAATTTGGCCGTCATACGGACAACAAGGACAGTTATTACAATCTACGTTTTTGTAAGTTACACAAGACTCCAATGCTTTCTTAATATCGTCTATATTCATTCTTCCACCTCCGCTTGCTTGCATTGTTCACAGCGATTCCAATTATCAGTAGATTCATTATAAGCAATACGACTGTCAAACAGTTCGCAATATCTATACTCCCCGTCAAACATAAAGCAGTCTTTACAATTATCTGGCACTTTAATTTCAACTCTTATCTTCGGCATTTTGCACCTCCACAATAGTATCAGGTTTCAGAACGCAAAGCGGACGAACCCCGTCGCTCCCGCTGCACGCACGGCCGTAGCTCAGCGAACCGCCCGAATTGACACCACGGACATAACTCGGGTATTTCAGACTTTCCGCCGTAATCGTCCAATGCCATTCCCCACAGTTCGGGATAAACTTCCTGTATTTGCGGAACTCGTCGCAAGTTAATAGCGATATGGTGTCTGTGCAATGTCCGTAATCAGTCATTCCGTCGTCGGTAGTTAAATCTCTGTCAAACGGAACTAATACGCTTGTGTCGATATAATCTCCAATAACTTCCGTAAGTTTCTGTCGAAACGATGATGTCGCCCAATCGTTTTTGCCGTTCCTGTCAAAGCAATCTCTGAACAGCACGGACGCCGTAAGGCACAAACAACCACCGTAAGCATTGTCGAGTTTCACAAACTCTATCTTCCCGAATTTGAATTTTTTCCCAATTTTAACGTCTTTGATTTTCATCATTCTTCTACCTCCGCTCGTTTGCACTCGTCGCAACGAATATACCCCCAATCATCATCTCTGATATTGCCATACGAAGTTAATTCTCGGTCAAAGAGATTGCACTTGTTGCCATATCTATGCGCACAGTCCCTGCAATTTTTCGGCACTTTGATTTTAATTTCAACCTTTATCTTCGGCATTTTGCACCTCCGCTATCATTTCATTGATTTCGCTTTCGTAAAAAATTCTTTCTTTGTATTTCACGCCCATATATTCGCGCTCGAACATTTTATCTTTCAGTTCGTTCAGCACGTCGATTTTGGCTTGTTTGATTTCGTCTTTCAACTTATCCGCGGAGTCTTGCCCCGCATAATTTTGTCTTATTTTTACAAAATCACAAGTCAATCTTGCTTTAAGTTTCGCTTTGAGTTGTTCGTTTTCTTTTTCAAGTCGTTTGATTTCGTTAAGTTTCTCTTTTATGTTAGCACCCTCGGCTAACACATCGAACAGTTCTCTAATATCGTTTGGCATTTTTCGATAACCTACGTCATAAAGTGCTATGGCTATTTGTCGCCGTTGTTCGCCATACAAATGTTGACCTTTCGGATTTGCATCATACGCGACTATTGTCTGCGGGACGTAAAGCAACATTTCATTGATTTGTTCTTGTTCAGTTTTCATTCTTATTCCTCCAAATCAACGCCATAGTTTTTTGCAATACAGATAATATCGCAAATTACATCTGAAACAGTTATATTTATATTTTTGTCGTATTCTCCTAAATGTTGCGTATAGTCCATAGCATAAGAAGAATACTCTACAAAATTATTCCACAAATCTCCAAAAATCTTTTCAGCTGTTTCTTTGCGGACTTCTTCGGCTTTTCGATAACCTGCATTGTAAAGTTTTTCGGCTGTGTCTTTGTGGGAACAAAAGCAATTCTCACAATGAACATCATCTTCACAAGGGTATATTTCTTTACTATTTATCAATTTCGCCATTTCTTCGATTTGTTCTTGTCTTGTCATCTTTGTGTTCCTCCAAAAATTCGTCGAGTTGATATTTTTTAACAAGGTCAGGTTCTGCCAAAAACTGATTTGCAGCGTTAAGAGGCTCGTTTAACCCAAAAGTGTCGTTTAGTTGCCGGTTGATATAATACAAAATTACTTTTGCATTCGATATATCTTTGTAAGATATTTTGTCGCCTGACAACATAACAGCCAAAATATGGGCTTTTAAATTTTTTGCAAAATTTTTAAGCAAGTCGTTATTTTCGTGTAGAACGGTGTCCTGATATTTGCGTATCAGGTCTTTGGGGTTGCCGTCTGTTATGTTGCCCGCATCGTTTAGAAATTGAACAAAATCTGCGCCGTCCACGAATCCTTGCTTCACCAATTCGATTGCCGAATAATAATCGTGACACCTATCGTTGACTGGAAAGATTGACGGAATGTCGTGATAATGACAATCGGCGCAGTTTGTTGTCCCACACGAAGGACCGTGTAGGATTTTTGCAATTTTCATAATTTGAATGTCGGCCTTAGAGTTGGACATCGTCGTAATCCTCGTCGTCCATTACAGTGTCGTCATCAATTCCCCACAATGGGCCAGAGCAGTTAAGACAATCATCGAAGAATTCATCGTCGGAATCGTCGTCGATATCATCGTACTGATATTCGTCGTCATCGTCATCGAACCCGTAATCTTCGAGCGCCGTCATTTGCTCGTCTTGAATATCTTGTTCCATCGCTAACCACGTTAAGAAAAATTCATCCATGTGTGTTGTCGCTCCTTATCTTGTTTTAGTTACATATTGAGTATAGCAAAAAAAAAGAAACCTGTCAACATTATGTGACAAGTTTCTTTAGGGTTTTTATAAAAATTTTGCGTATTGATTATCGCTCGCCAGCGTGACTCCCAAGACATCGTCATATCTCGAAGGGCGATTGGGAATATATCGCCCAAATTTAACAATAACGTTTTGATACTGTTGAAGTTGGTGGTATTCATGACTAAACCGCGTGCTACGCACTTCTTCCTCGGTGTAACCGGTGTAGATTACGACATCGGCGTTGCTGTTGTGGATGTTCCGCAACCGGTCGATAAATTCAATGACTTCGGTGATTTGAAGGAAGGGTTCGAGGCCACCAAAAACTACAGCATCGGTGAATGGATTCGAAAGAAAACGAAGGATGATGTCGTCAGTCGGAATTGATTTAATGGGACATTGTCCCCACTCCGCGTTTTGACACGTGGAGATAGGGAGATTGTTTTCAGTGCAACATTTGAAGTCACACATACACGCCCCGATGAACATGGCAGGCTTCTTATAGTTGACGAAATCTTCGTCTTTGATAAACTTAATTTTCATCAGAGTTCACCGAAAACCAGTCGCGTTTTGCAAATTCCGCCTTGCGTTCTTTGGAATATGTTTTTTCCGGCGTCAGGAATCCGACAATGCGTTGGTAAGTTGTTTCGACGGGTTCTCCACAGATTGGGCAGACATCGCCATAGAACCCGTGGTTATTTTTACACGCGCTGATGCGGGTGCAGAAGGCAAAATACGGGACTCCAAAGTCGGCCACAGTATTGAGTAGTTTCCACGCTGTGTCGCAGTCTGAGAGGGGCGCGTCGATGTTAATATGCGCAATCGAACCACCACTGCAAGCCGCGTCGAGAGTTGAGCTCGCTATCATTTTATTGTGGAGCGAAGTGTGCGTTGCCAGCGGAATCCATTGGTTGCCGTAAAGAGGAAGATCATACTCACCATTTTTGTACAGGAGTTTGTCTTTTTCTTGTAAAATAGTTGCGCAGCGTTCAGCAGGTACTTGTTCAATATTGATTTGATAATCTACTTTTTCTGTCTGGATAAACAGGTCTTTTGCATCATGAATAGCAGCGAGGATTTCGGTGGCAAATTCAAGGCCGCTTGGCGTGTAATTCGCGTTACCCAGGGTATCGACATATGTGCCGTTTAAGTGCTTTACTGCTTCCCATAAACCTGTGATTCCGATTGTGTTGTATTGGGACTTGAGGTGAATGAGATCGAGTGTGTAATTGGGGAGCAATCCTTTTTCAATATTGCGAGCAATGATTGAACGCACACGGTCAAGCACTTTTAAACACAGGTTAACCTTCGATTGGAGCAAGTCGAGATAATAGGCTTTAATTTGTACTTTGTTAGTGATGTGGTTTTTCTCGCTCCATACTTTTGTAGTGTATGCGATGCGAGCTAAGTTGATTGTGTTAACTTTGACAGAGCCGACCTCAAGGGCGGTGCCCCCAATGGAATTAAAATACCCGAGATTTTTAACATCACTCACAAGGCGACAACAGTTTGAAAGACTGGTAACATCTTTACTGATAAAGAAGTTGCTGTCGGCCCATTTCATATTATGTTTGCAACACCACTTGGCAAAATCTTCATCAACGAATTTGCCGTCGATACGAAGAAGAGCATAGGTGAGCACCGGGAACGTCATCATATTGATTGAACGAATTTCACTAACCTTTTCCATAAAGGCTTTTTGATATTCGATGAGTTCGTCGATGTAGTCAATCACACACGTTCCATCGGGATACTCTACTCCGCCGAACAGCGCCATAAGGTATTCGCGGTCAAAGATAGAAAAGTTTGTAAATGCACTTTGCGTAACGCGCAGGTAAGGTTGATTCAGTTTATAAATAATACGCTGAAATTCTTGGTCGCGATAATATTCAGGGGAATGGAGATAGTATTTGTTCTCACAATCTTTCTTCCAGAAATAAAAACTATAAATCAAGAAGTTGGGAAGACCAACAGCACCGGAAGTTCTGTTTGCGCACCAGCTTACCATTTCTCCAACAAAGTCTGTGTAGGTTGTTAGATGTTGGGGCGGCTGTGCGTTGAAATTGTTTACAAAGAACAATCCTCTATTCACGAGTGGGGTTAGATCGTACGCAAAACAGTTGTGAGTTAAAACATTCCCTTCAAGTGTAAACGAATGGGTTTTCTTCGCAACTGCGCAATATACATCGTCTATGATACCCGTGTCTTCTACCGATTTTACAATCCATGCGCGACGGCGTCGTTCCTGGTTTGCCGTTGCGAGCCATCGTTCTCTGTGTGTTGGACGAATAAAGAAATTTTCTCTTAGATATTCGCTGGATATTGTTAAAACATAAACCCTTCCCATTTCGTGTGTGAGATTACTCACCCTGTCTTGATAACGAATTTTATTTACTGGCATTCCCAACACGCATAAGATATTTTGCGCACACTCGAGGTATTCCTTATTAGTAGAACTGAGAGTACATCTCCCTTTTGTGTCGACACATCCATCAGCCGCAAAATAACCCGCAAGCCAGCCATATAAATAACTCACCGACTCAGAGAGGTCTGGCAATTTGGTGAAAGCGTTGGGGACGCCCCTGGTTGTTTTTTCATACTCAGGGCCTCTTACCTTGGCAGGCGTGAAATACGGGAGTAATGCAATTTTGTCTCCACAAAAGTTAACCCTACGGTGTGGGCCTTTGTCACCGTCACCAATATAAAAACCATGTGCCACCCCAAAGGGGGAGGGCTCTACGTCCGCCCATGTTTTGGTTGTATTAAAAGGAATTTTCATACCAGGAGTTAACTGATCAGTTTCAACTTCGGTAGTCATATTACGTTTGTTAATAGTAAACCATTTGTGGTTACCAGTTACATAAAAAACTTGTTCTGTGTCATATCTTGTCAGTGTAAGTTTTCTTAATTCTTGTTTACCAAACCACTTGACGGTGGCCTCTTCCCATCCATGATTTTTATTCAGCACAGATACCGTTGAACCATTTAATTCATCCAACCGACGCAACCCCTGTTTGGTCATAATTCTTGTATCACCCCTGAAACAATATGAACGGAACGTGGCCGAACAAAAATCATGCAAATAGAACCCGCCGTTCCACTCTTCTTCTGCCCATTTTTTTGCTTCTTTGAGACCGTATTTCTTTTTCATCTCATAGAAAATTTTATGAAAGGCTAGTAATTTAGAATGCGGTTTTGACATTTCGTTTTCGAGCGTCGTAATATCTTTATGGTCTATGTTAGCGTTGCTGTCAATAGAAGCATCGGCAACTGATGTAGACTTCACAAACTGATCGATGAACTCTGTATAATTGATTTGTTTGTCTGCTAAACCATTGAGGTAACACATTTGGTCGCCGTATTTTCTGTTTAGGTGTTTCAGTGTAGTGACAAAATCTTTGTCGAGATTGATATTAATGTGTAGCTTTCGTTTTGTCATAAAATACTCCCATATATATTTTAATTAGCAAAAAAGGGGTTGCCCTTGGCAAGGGTCAACCTCTGGTTTTCAGCCATTTGATGGCTTCATTGAAATCATAAGATACTCCGTCGACAACCAAGTGAGGCGCTGAATTATATTTCAATGCTTTCATTTGTTCGATGTCGTCAACTACTGTAAAATCTACACCCGCTTGGGTAAGTTTTGTCTCAAGCATTTTACACTTGGGACAGTGTGTGCTGTAAAGAATTGTCATAATAAATTCTCCTTAAAAATTATTTTGGTCGGGGTGACACGATTCGAACGTGCGACCTTATGGTCCCAGGCCATACGCGCTCCCAGCTGCGCTACACCCCGAAGAAAAGGGGACCGCCCATACTTCTGACATCCCGGATTGTGGGAGCATTTTCTGGGTAGCCCCGTTCAAAAATTTTGTAGTAGAACCGTTTCCAAACTACTACCATACTCTTGTACTTTGAGTATCTTGTTACAATTAACTTACCGCGAATTAGTTAGTAACCCTTGTCCTCTACGACACACACGATTTTTCTCAGTCGGGCGACCATTTGTCGTGTCGCCGTGGTGCGACCAGTGAGACTCGAACTCACACATCTGTGATACCAGCTCCTAAGGCTGGCGCGTCTGCCAATTCCGCCACGGTCACATTATTTCTTTTTGCCAAACCACATTTCCGCCGCGTTTTTAGGCAGCGGAGATGGGGTGGCTGGTGCAATATCTTCGGTATACACCATACTTGATTGTAGTGCTTCTTTAATCTCTTTGATTTTCTTAGGGTCTGTAACAATTACAGGCTTATCGTCAATCATATAAACCTCCATAGTTATAGTGGCTACCGAGGAGGGACTTGAACCCCCACGACTTTCGTCGCCAGAATCAAAATCTGGTGCGTCTACCAATTTCGCCACTCGGCATTATCAAAAATATTATCCCACTGGCAGGCTCTCTAAGATTCGAACTCAGATCTTACGGTTTTGGAGACCGATATTTTACCATTAAACTAAGAACCTAAAAGTGGAGTTTTTACAACACTTTCGCTGGCGTCAGCATATCCTACTTGTAATTAACAATAACCAACTCTTTGATTTGCCCACGTGCATCGCCCTTACTGTTGATGTTACGACGAGCTAAAACTTCGTGAACATACAGTCCTTCTGTGCTTTCATATTTATCACGAAGAGAAGTGTCATTTTCGTCAGCCGAATTCGACAACATCGTCGCCGCGCCGGTTTGACCACTTTTGATAAAAAACTCACACAGGCGGTTTTGTTCTTCGTCACCGAACCCATCTTTATCGTAAGCGGTAAAAGAGTTTTTACCCTTGAGAGGACGGTAAGGGGGATCGAAGTAGACAAAAGAGCCTTTCTCGATATCCCACTCTACTTCAGTGAAATCACCACGGTAAATATCCACCTTTTGAAGAATGTCCGCGCATCTCTTGAGGTTGTCAGCATCGCAAATCGTTGCTGTTTCATATTGACCAAACGGAACATTGAACTCGCCCTTACTGTTGACTCTATACAAACCATTAAAACAGGTTTTGTTTAGAAAAATAAACTCAGCCGCTTTTTGGTAACAATTTGTATGAGAGAGCTCGGTGGTGTTGAACGATTGTCTTGTCAACAGGTAAACCCCTTTCTTACCATCCAAGGTCGCCTGTCCGTCGTACTTCGTTTGAAGCGTACGCAATTCGTCTATTAATCTTTGATGATTTCTCTTAAGGCACTGGTACACATTAATCAGTTCGGCATTACGGTCGCAAATAACGCCGCGACGGAACGGATAACGTTGCATCATATAAAAAAGCATTGCCCCACTGCCAACAAGCGGCTCTACATATGTTGTGTATTCCCCTGACTTCACTCTAGTGTAGAAGTCTTCGCCTGATTTAGACACCGGAAGAAGTTTATCCAATTGAGGAATGAGTTGGGTTTTACCACCTGCCCACTTCACGAAGGGGCGAGCAAAAAGTTTTTTCTGTTTAGCCATAAATATGCTCCAAGTTGTGTTATGTCAAAATTTTACTGCTTTATATGGATTTTGTCAACTTCTAGTGACAAAACAGTGCAAATAAAATCACAGTTTTATTCGGCGATTTTTAATTGTTTTGCAATCGTTTTCAAAACTTCCTCGTCAACATCGTAGGATGCGACCGTGCGTCCAACGCCATATGCCTTCGGTCCTGCGATTTTTCTGTCGTCAATGTAGACCGTCGGACCTGATTTTGAATAAGGATACTGAACAAGTTCTAATTTCATAACTTTTGCCAACCTTTTAGTGTTAATATCAGAGGAAGGATTGGCGACTCACACAAACGAAAAAGAAAAGGGGTGATTTTTACGTTGTCCGCCAACGCCAGGAGAACCCTAGAAAAGAGTTCGAGTTTTTCCGTTGCTCGTCAACCTTCGGTGCATTCGTCCGATAACGCTTCGGATTATTCTAGTGTCACAACACTCGTGCTGTCTGCCAAATCCTTCTCTGAGATTTATGGTGGAACATCTGGGTGCTGCCCCCAGGTCCCGTACAGTTCACTTCGGATTTAAGTACGGTCGAAACTTTTCTATGCCCCACGTGCGGTATTACACCGCAAGTTGTTATTTGTCTAGGAAGACAACATTGGCGGGCTGAGGAATTTCTTCGTCGTCGCCCTCTTCTTCTGGTTCCTTAGGATCTTCGTCAGGATCCACATCATATTCTTGGACGTATTCTTTGTTGGGGTCTACCCACACAAGATATGGGCAACCGTATTCGCGGTCTGCATAATTGTACTCTACACTGACATACATCCCGTCGCTCCAGATTTTAATATCTTGGTCTTGTGCCAGGAGTATTCTAATGAAGTCGTTAAAGTCTTTGCTGGCTTGGCCACCTTCTAAAATTCCGGTGAGTTCAAAACATAAATACTTTTCTGCTTGCATAATCATTCTCCTTGTTGGTTGGTACCCTGCATATAATCTTTGTCAAGCCATTTTTTCTTTTCGATAAAATCGATGGCTTCATCAATATGTAAGAACCCAACACAGTTGAAGTTACCGTCACCGTTGCTGTCGCTATTGGGGACACCCACATAGAACGGACCGAATGCCTCATTATGTGCGATAATAACCTTACCAAGCTTATCTTTGTTAAATTTACACAAATGATTGGTGGCAGGATTTTTAATCAACCCGTCGAGATTAATTAACCATACCTTATCTGGGCAGCATTCTCCAGTGATTCTCGAAACACCACCGGGAGCAATATCCAAGACGTTCAGGTCGGCAAGTTTTTGTTCTGCGTCCTCAGCCGTGAATACAGGAACCAATTTGATAAAATCGAATTCGAGATTCATTTTTTTAATGACGAGGAACAAATAATCACTAAAACCACGAACGATAAATCCTTTTTTCAATTCGTCCTCAGAATGAAGAGCGATTTCTTGGTCGATCTTTGTCCATATTTCATCGGCCAACACCTGGCCTTCCTCAAGTCCTTCGACATATATATTGTCGTGCATATACAAATTCTCCTTTCAGTCGTCAATTTCTATTCTTCTATAACCGTCTTCAATGCGAACACTAATCCAGTTCGACTCAATTTGAGTATCCGACCAAATTATTTCTTGTTCACGAAGAAGTCGTGTCGCAAATGAGATAAAAGCCGATGAACAGCCAGCTTGTCTCATAGCTTTCCTAAGTTCAATCATAATCGTCTCCTGTTACTTGCGATACTTGTGTATCCCATATGTATCTGGAATGTCCAGAACTGTGATTAGTTCAGCAGTTGGGCTAAACACGAAGATTTGATTCCCGAATACCCTGAGCTCTGCGTCTATACAAGAACGAGACGCGACCTTTTGTAAATACTTACGAAAATTGGGATGCGTAAACGTGTTAGGCTTTTTACCGTTGCGATATGCTCTGTCGATATATGCGACAGCGTCTTTACAATTTGAGCGTTGAATCACTCTTTCTAATCCGTGTTTTGTTGCGTTGCAATTTTCCATAGTGTACCTCACTTGTTGTTTATACACTGATATTAGCACACTTTTGGAAAATTGTCAACACATAATGACAAAAAACTTTTTTAAATTTCATCCAACGACGAAACCAGTCCGTGGATGATACCTAACTCTATAGCATCTTTTGCCCAAATAAACCACTCTGTGCTTCTTTTTTTATTATATGTCTTTTCTGGAATAGTAGTTCTATCGAGGACATATTTTTTCAGTAATTCTACACACCGCGTATAGTGTTCCATTTGGCTTTTGCTTTGTTCATAGGTTCCCGCAGCACCGCCAGAACCACTATGGATTAAGAACTGAGCGTTGGGATACGCAAAACGCTGGCTACCAGCGAGCATGATATAGAACCCAGCCGACATTGCTACACCTACGTTGTAAGTGTACACCGGAGTCTTACTCAGCAACAGAGTGTCAATGAAGTGCAAGCAAGCGTCCAGACTTCCACCATAAGAATTTACTAAAACTTTAATGGGTTTGCGTTCTTCGATGGGTATATCCTTATCTTGGCGATTCCAACGAATGATTCGACGAGAGTACTCAATAAGAGTGTCGTCGATATCGAAATCGATATAAATAATACGTTCGTTGAGATCGAGATAGGTTTCGTATTCATTCAAACTAGGAAGGGGACTAACTTGCCCAAGTTTCCCCAATTCAACTGTAAGTTCATCAAGATTTGTAAACTCTTCACACTTATTGTTCATGCAAATTCTCCTTGTTGTTTGTCGCTTCTTGTAAAAGCTCGCACAGCCAGGTTTGTTTTGTTTTCACACGACTAATTCTGACTGCTTGTTGTAAAATTTTCTTCTGTCCAATCAAAACGCAATATTTACGAGCTCGAGTAATCATTGTGTACAGCAATTCTTTGGACATTAGGGCGTATGACGAGCTGTCGATAGCTCCGATTACATACGGGGATGAGTCGCCCTGTTTTTTATGCACGGTGATAGCATATCCTAAAGAAAGGTTGTTATAATCCTCTGCTCCCAAAATAATATCACCTTGCTCTGTCAAATTGACAATCATAAAATCAGGTCCGATTTGTTTAATATAACCTACATTCCCATTATAGATAGGTTCTTTGTTGCCTTCTATATTGATGGTCTTGTAGTTGTTTTTCATAATGATGATGCGATCATTGGGACGGTACGTATAACTGTATTTATAGTTCCCGTCGGTATATGGTACTGTTATTTCATCCACACTGGGCGTACCGTTGACAATCTCTTGAATGGCTAGGTTTAACGCTCTACAGCTGGCCTCGCCACGACTACGCATCGGAACTAACACCTGGATGTCATTTGCCGGAACGTGTTGGTTAATATAAAGTTCCTTAAACTCGTCAATAATTTTTGATTGTGTCAAAGCACTATCAATATAAGTAACGAGTTTAAAATCTTTACGAACTCCACGATATTCAACACCACTGGTTTTCGGCCCCACAATTTGTTCTCCACATGCAACCTTAAGTGATTGTGTGATAATGCCGCTATCTGCCTGTTGTCGTTGTATTTTTGTTAACTGGACAGTTGGCATCGTGTGTGATTTAATTGTGTCAGTAAGAACACTGGCTAACCCAATTGCTTCAAGCTGTTTGGTATCACCAATAAATAACACTTTGGCGCCGGTGGGGATTGCTTGTAACAAAGAAAGGGTAATTTCCCCACCCCACATTGATACTTCGTCGCCGATAATAATGTCATATGGTAATGGATTCTCTTTATTGTGGAAGAATTTACCCGACTCTGGATCATACTTAAGCAGACGATGAATGGTGCGCCCTTCGATGTGGGTTATTTCGGTCAATTTAGAGGCAGCACGACCTGATAAGGACACTTGAGCAACGCGAAAATTATGGGCTTCGAGGACGTGAGCGATGCCATTAACCGCTGATGTCTTGCCGCATCCGGCCCCGCCCGTCAAAATACTGAACTGATTGTTCAAAGTGTTCCAAATCGCGGTTCGCTGTTCCTCAGTATATTCGAAGCCTTGTTCTAGTTCCACGCTGCGAATTATTGTTTCAGCTCGTTCTGGGTTAATCTCAATATGAGCTGCGCCGCGTTGAATACGAAGTATCTCGTTGGCAATTTGTTGTTCAAGTTCACGATATTCCATTAAACCAACACGTTCGGTTTCTTTATCATAATACAAAACGTGATTTTTAATATTACGACGAATAAGTTCATAAATTCGCTCATCGTTTTGTGGGTCGCACACCTGGTCAATAACCACGCACAAGTCTTCGACGCTTACCCAAGAGTTGCCGTTCATCTCTGCTTGTTCTCTGAGATAATGTACCAGATAGGCGCCCATACGTTCATCAGAGTCGTGAGCAAGTCCTTGTGACATCGCTATAGCGTCTGCCTTAGCCCATCCGTAACCAGGCACTTGAATAATTAACAAATACGGATTCTTTTCGATAACTTCGACCGCCGCCTCAGGAGAACCATAAAAGTGCACCAATTTCTCAATCGCACCCTTCGTTAACCCTAGATCATAAAACCGAACAAATGCGAGACTTAAGTCTTTACTGTCCTCGTACTTGTTAATCATACGTTGCGCTGTCACCGGACCAATACCTTTTATTTTCATTAAGGCTTTCGTGTCGTGGTTTTGTAACAGCACCAATGGATTATCGCAATTCTCATATAACGCCGCAGTTTGTGTTGGAGTTAAAAAGAAAGAGAAAAATTTAAGTTGGTCATCTTTATCGGTCAAGTCGTAATCAAGACACATCAGATCGACTTCGTATTGCAGCCCGTATTTGGCGTCTTCGACAAGATGAGCAACCATTGTGTAAGTGTCACGTGCATTTAACGCAGGCATCGAACCCTTGGCAGTAAAACGCAAAGACCACTGAAAGCATTCTGGAACCTCTCCCTCCAGCACTTCCTCAATACGAAAAGCAGCAATGGTCCAACTGCCGGAAGTTTGACCATTTTTTGGATAAATAATCCTTTCAACTCGTACTTTTAATCTAACCTTGTCTATCTTTGTTAAGCGAGATTCCCCAATGGTCTTTAGCCCACGAGATGAATCGCTATTAACCCCGACTTCTAATGTACTCTTAGATTGCGTCATCGTTTGCTCCCTCGCCCTGAGAATGGTTTTTTTGACTTATACATAAACAACTGCTTCTGGCTGAAATTCTGTTACAATTTGATAGTTTTGGTGTCTTATAACCTCTCGGCATATACCCAAAATCTATCTTATTATTAAATATATCCATGAGTATCGCGAGCCCAGAACTCATTCTTCCCTTGATGAAATACTCTTTTCCAAAGTATTTGACCTTATCAAATTTTCTAAATCCTTGAATCTTACCCACAGGGATTTTCTGTTCTCCGCGAACGCCCCTAGTTAATTGATAATCACCTTTAGATACTCTTCTCTTTTGGTAGATAGTGTCATTGAGCTTAAACTCTTTACCACCGGAAGAGATAACACAAGCATCTATGAAATGGTCTTTTGGCAGATTGAGATTTTCACGATTAGTTTTAGTAACAAATCCAAAAGTCTCAATAGCATCAGGATAAGCCTTAAGCAATTGACTTCTGATGATATTCATGTGAGTTGCATACTTTAAATTCATCTTTTTAGGTTTTTTGTTTAGTGTAATTTTCCCACTATGAACTCCGGTGTGGCAATCTTCACATAGAGTTATGAGATTGTTCTCATCATCTGTACCACCCCGACCTCTAAAAACAATGTGATGAACTTCCAATCTAGTATGTTTTTTACCACAAATCTGGCAAGTATAGCCGTCGCGATTAAGTATGGCTTCTCGTCTACTTGCCCATCCATAGTTAAAACCCTTTTGATACCCCCAGTGTTTAACCTTTTCCAAAATCAAACTTGGGTTTTTCATCAGATGTGTATCAAATTGACTCACCTCAAGTACAATCTTTGAAATTGGGAGTATCTTTTTGCAGAACTCAATTTCATCAATGTGTGCTTGAACCTTGTGCTTCACAGAAGGTGGAAGCCTGTTTAGTTTGGTAGAGTTCTTACGATTGAGGAATCTTGACTCACGATAACGAGTCTTTCTGTTGCGTCTATTCCTACGAGCCCGTCTCCTACTATCCATATTCAACTTGATGTCGTCTCTAAGTTTTACATTTGATTGATACAAAACTTTGTCATTGCCGATACAAGCAGTGCCAATATGTTTTGAGCCCGTGTCTTGTCCTAAGACAACTTCTTGTGTATAGTTAGTTGAGTCATGAGTAAGTTGAATTGTAAATGGACATCTCTTTTTAACTTTGGCTTTACCATCTTTAAGAAGTAATCTTGCGACCACATTCTCGCATGGCATTAGCGGTTTCCCACGTTTTGAAATTACATAAACCATAAGTAAATCTCCTTAAAATTCTCACTCTTAATGAGTGGTGGCGCCTATCTTAAATCTGTTACCAAGTTAAGAATCGGTCTTCCTTTCGTCAATGTTAATTAGGCTTTTGCGACATACGCACAGGGCTTTTCTTACTCCAACCCAACTTAACGTATGTCGACAGAGCGACGGTCTAAGGCGACAACCGAAGGTGTCATGACCTAACTAACGTAGCTCTCATTTCTGAGGCTGAGACTTGTGAACTATTTAATGGAAGCCTATAAGTCTTTAGCTCATAGGTGGCTCACCTTCAAAAGCCGACGATGCGGCCAACACGCAATTTGAATTCATATTAACACAAAAAGCTCCTGTTGTCAACTTATTGTGACGAATTCTTTGTTTTTTCACGCTCGAATTTTAGTTTGGGATATTCGCTCGAGCATGATTCAATTAAATTAACCGAATGACGGATACCCTTATCATAATCGGTCTTTGGTAAAAACATATTTTCTTGGCGTACGCCATATATAAGCAATTTATTACCGCGTGTAAACCAAGATTTTTCAATCATTGTTTTCTTGCCATTGGCATCCACCGTACTAATATTCTTGTTATAATGAATATAAGCCTCGGCATAAAACTTGACATCTACCACGCCCGTTGGGGTGAGTAAGGTCACAATATGTTTATTATTATTAGCGCCGACCACAGTGCCAGCAATACCAACCACATCGTATACGGGAGTTTCTTTGCCGCTTTTAAGCGTTTTCATCCTAAGAGGTTTGAGTTCTTCGGGGAGGTCTTTAAAAGAACGTAGATTATATGCGAGCGATTTCATATTCGCCAATTCGTGGCCGCTGTAATAGAAACTCATTGATGACATTTCCCACGTGCTCAGACTTCCTTGGCAATATTTATCCCACATTGACTTAACCACATCTTCACATTCCGCACGATATAAAGCTTGACGGCCTTCGTTGGAGCTAAACCACTCCATAACGGGTGCCATAATCTCTTTGTATTTTTTCTCAAAAGTTGAGGTTTTGAATGTATATCCCGCCGGAACGGTATCGTAATCTTTGCCCAACACCATTTTATTTTTGAGGTAACGCTCAAAGAATTGAACACTGTCAGGATCGACGATGACGTAGATTTTCTTGTCCGCCTGTTTCTCGTTTTTATCAATCCACTTTTTATAGTTAAACATGCGAACGTGAGATTTATAATCGTCAGGGACAATACCAAACTCAACAGCTTTACCCAAATGGACGGCGGTTACCTTTTCTTTAAAGGTTACTTTGGTACGAGCATACGCTTCGAGATATGAGCGCATGATTGCCTGACGCGGACGGTTCTCAATGGCATCAAAAGAACCTGCTTTAATCAATGAAATCATTTGAACCGGCGTGAGTGTCAGATGGCTCATAAAATCCTCAAGCGAGGAGTAAGGACGGCCAGCAATGATGGCCTTAGCCCACTCTTGGTTAATGTTGGTCACAGCCGACAAACTATAAACAATAGCGTTGTGCTTAATATCGGGGAAGAAATCAAGTTGTGCTAAATTAATGTCGGGTAACATAATTTGCACACCACTTTGTTGCGCATCACTAATAGCCTTGGCAATCTTGGGATAGTTAATGGGTGCGGATTTAGTTTTTTTAATCTCGTCGACATCGAGAGTGTCGTCGTCAGCTTCGGTTTCCCAGAGCGGTGAGCTATCTTCCTCGTCACCATAATCTTCATCACTGTTGTCTTCAAAGTCGGTTGCGGAAGAACCCGCATTCACACACAAGCAAGCACATGCCCAAAAGAGGGGATTGTAACGTGTGGCAAGATTCGCCTCTTGCACCGCTTCGATACTGTAGGCAATGTCGTGAGGAATTGAAAAACTATACCCAACCTGAGGACGGACCATTTTATTCCATACGTATTCAAGAAATTCTCGTCTAGCCATTGTCTTCCTCCTTGTGGTCATCTGCAGCTTCGAAAAATCGCTTTTTCATTGCCTCAATATCTTTTGCTTTCTTTTTTGCAACAGCTTTTCGCAATTTGTTTCCCTCTTTGAGAGAAAAACCAGCTATGTTAGGGTCCATTGTAAGAAGCATCATATCTTCTTGTTCGACTGAGCAACCAAACTTGTCTCCTAAATATTTTTTAAGAATGTTTTGTTCTTCGTGGGTGAGACCAGCTTCGTCCATCTCTTTATACCATTCGTTAATATCATTACGGAAGCGAACATACCGATCTATGGGACTTTCTTGCCCTTCTTCACCCATAAGACGCATCACCGCGTTTGCTGCACCAAGTTGAGCCACAGATGTTGGGCGAGTACGTTTAATACACACGGCACCTACCGTTGTAACGAACTGAAAGAGATCTGGTATACGCCCATTGTGCATATCATCCCACATCTTTGGGTTTGTATAATCCAAAACGTCTGGGTGAAGATATTTATTATAAGTGGCTCTCAAAGAACCTTGCCATTGGATTTCTCCCGCCTTGAGCAACAAATCCATACATTTCATTAGTTTACTCTGGGCTTCAGTATATAAGCAGTCAAATTTTAATGAGCCGACCTGGTCTGCGGCACGATAATCGTAGCAAGTGATACGAGTGCCATTTGGAGCTCGCATTAATCCCAAATGCTCAAGATATCCGTTAGAAAATACGTAACAAGCAGAAGCATGAACTCCAGCGCCGGAGATTAATCCTTCTATTTTACATACAGTTTCGTAAAGATTTGGATAAGACTTAAGAGCCCTAATTAACTCAGGAGACGGCTCATACCCTTGTTCTTCATTGCCGCTTTCGCATTCTTCAAGAGTATACACATGTCCCCGCGACATCGGCACCATCGCTGATAAGGGCTGAGCTTCGTCCACTGGAATATCGAGACCGCGACAAGCGGTTAGGATTGCAGACTTTAATGATTCTCGTTTATAAGTTAAAGTATTCAATATACAATCATAACCATAGTGTTCGTGCAACGCGTCCATAATTTTGGAGGCTAGTTGAGGATTAAGATCAATGTCAATATCGGCTAGAGTAGCACCACTCTCGACGTTTAAAAAACGCCAATAAGGGACATTATACACCATAGGATTGGCTTGTGTAATGCCTATAAGATAGTTAATCAAAAAAGACATTGCAGAACCTCTTGATACTCCGACGAAAGTGACTTCCCAAGCAATGTCAATAATCTCTTTTACCAAGTTGAGATAGGCACTCATGCGTTGGTTGAGGGACTCACTAACTACTTTGAGAGTATAAAGCTCAATCTCGATTCTATCCGCTTGTTCTTTACCTACGACAAACTTCTTGTCAATGATACCCTGTTCAATAGAATATAGCAAAAATCTATCTTGCGGGAATTCGCTATATGCGTAAAACTTGATATTGGGACAACTCTCGTACCAATCTTTGAGTAAGTGGCGTACTTGAAATTCTGGCAATTTACGTTCGGGAACGATGATGGGGCAGCGCATATCATAATACTCAATTTGATTATAAATTAATTGAGTATTATTAATCGCAGTGTCGACAACGTCGCTCGGGAGATAAGACAAGATTTGACGAATCTCATCTTCGGGTTTGATATAGGTGTATTTATAGAACGCGTTAACTTCGCGGTCACTTTCTTCTTTACTGTTTAAGAACTTTTCAAAAATCGAACGATCTTCTTTATTAAGATAGTGAGCATCTTGTGTTACAATATAAGGTATGCCAAAAAATTCAGACAACTTTATGATATAACGGTTAACATCTTGTTGGTCATCGGAATCGGAGTCTTGCATCTCCAAAAAACAATTTCCCTCACCAAAGGTGTCTACCATCCAATTGATCATGAAATTGATTGAATCCGAATCCCTGCGTAAAATACTCGTACCCAAACGACCACCGACGCACGCCGTAGAGGCAATCAAATGTCCTTTATTTTTACCAACAATTCTTTCAAAGTCTTGATAAAAAGTGGGTGTGCGGCGTTGTCCGCGTTCCACATAGGAGCGCTCCCAGGCTTGACTGGAAAGCTCACGCAATTGTCTGTGGCCAATTTCGTCTTTCGCCAAAAGAATGAAGTGCCAATACTTATCGGCGTTTTTATATTCGTTTTCGTCTATAAGATAAATCTCGTTACCGAGGATAATCTTAAAGTCGGGATGTTCTTCACGTATTTTATCCCCACAATTCAAAGCTTCAATATGACCACTAATAACTTCGTGGTCAGTGATCGCCAAACCATTAAAGCCGTATTCAATGGCTTTGTTAATCATTTCAGGAATACGATTGATGGAATCTCTCAAATGTAAATTACTATAGGCTGTGTGGTTGTGTATAGAACAAAACATATAACTCTCCTTTCTCTCTTGTTATATTACCACAAATACAGAAAGGTGTCAACTTTCACTGACACCTTTTGAATATTTTTCTACCATTTTCTCGGCCGCTCCACAAGGGTAAAATTCTGTGCATTTCCCTCCGCGATAGACGCAGTTTGGAACGAGCAACCCTTTGAATTCAGGGTTAAGTATTTCCACTTGACGGCAGATTTCAGCAACCACAGCACGCGTCTCGGGACTTGCTTGATTACATAAACGCTTATGGGCAATCGTCATGAGCTCCTGAGCGTTCATCTCCCAGCAAAAGTCGACCGGCGTATCTTGAGGTGCTTTACCTCGGTCGTAGTTTTTCTGACGGTCGTTACGTTGGGTTTTAACAAACGGCGTCGCGTGGACGTGCCTCACCAAGTGCATGGCGCAATAATAGGGAACATTTGTGATACGAAAAACAAAATGTAAGACCCTAATTGGGCTGTGTTCAGAGGCTAAAATCTTGTGCTTCCACTCGTCAGTTGGCGGCTGTTTAGCATCTTTGCCTATTGTTACTAAAGTACATTGTTTACATAACATCCAATCTTCATTGGTTGGGTGTTTAAGAATCTCTACTTGAAAATCTGACATTCTACTCCTCAATTACAAAACAATTACATTTGTGACTATGGACTGTGCAAGCATCGAGGCCTACAATACCATCATCGATAAAGATATCAAAGCAAGAATCGTCACCAAATTCTGTCCCCTTGTTATGTAAGAAACTATGCGCCCAACTTGTGTGCCAATGACCAACTACGACAGTTTTGTCAGGAATTCGGTATCCACGATTCCACAACGTAAACGGATTGCCCCACCTGGCACTGCGCCACTCGTCTTTGGTAGCCTGTTGTAAGTCGGTAACACCAATAGGAACCCAAGAATGTACAAAGATATATGTGCCCAACTCGTAAAAATCGACACATTCTGCGAGGTAGTCCCACAAGGGCTTAACGTTGGCGATGCGATCGAATATTTGATGATAATCACCATTTGGGTCGCCGGGAACACCAAACCAAAACGCGTCATCTTGGAGACCACACAAATTAAAAATTGTTTTTAACGTGCCGTTGGAAATATCATTGGGATAAAAATCACGACGGCTAATGCAATCTTCAAGCAAATCTTCGTGGTTACCTCGAATAAAAATTCGACGGTCTTTAGGGATAGACAGTAAGAATTCTAGCACTTCCGATGATTGTGGACCACGGTCGAGCACGTCACCACAAGAGATTAAAATGTGGTCGGGGTTATTAATTTCGAACCCCGCCACATCCAACGCGTTCTTCATTTCGGTGTAAAACGAATGAACATCGGCAATTACAAAAAACTTCTTACTCATGATCGCCCTGTGTGTTGATTTCCGCTTTAGGAAGAAAATGTCCATATCTGTCCAAACCGACTAGTTCATTGGCGAATTTTTCTGTGTAAAAGTCATAGTAAGTCTTGTTATGTTTTTTCATATAATTGTCGCCAAACGCTGCCCAGCAGATTGACGGCAATCCAATCACAAACAAAAATAACGGCCCAAGAAACAGACTTTGTAACGAGTGGCCATATTCGTGAGCCACCAGCTCTTCGTCTTCGTCGTCGGTTACAAACAAAAACATTCCAAGTGACACGGAACCGTATTTATTGTTCCACTTGGTCGCGATAGCGTTTTTGTACTTCTTGGATTTATATCCAAGCATTTTGCATACCAAGAACATTACCAAACCCGCAAGGTTTTGGAGAATGCCCCAAGTGAATTGAATCAATGTGTACATAAGCTGATTAGTCACAACTATAGTCTCCTTATAATAGATTTGGGTAAAATGTAGTGAACTACCCAGCCCCTAATGGGGCGTGAGCTTCCTGCTCAATGAAGTTTCTTCCACGCATGATAAATTTACGTTACTTCAAGTATCAACAGGCTACCCCCGCAGTTCCTGCGGTTCTTTATAATATTTAAACCATCGATAGTCCAATATTCATAATATTGATTGCAGCGTTTTCGTCTCGATTAAGAATCGCTCCGCATTCGCAAGTCCAAACTCTATCAGACAGTTTCAGATTTGTATTGACGCATCCGCAAAACCTACACGTCTTACTTGAAGGAAACCACTTGTCAATTTTCACTAACTGTTTTCCTCTTTCTGCAAGTTTATATGCGAGAAATGTTCTAAACATTCCAAATCCATTGTCGTTGGTTGATTTTCCAAGTCTTAATGACTGCGCCATATTTTGCATATTGATGTCTTCCACACAAATATAATCATACAGTTTAGCCAATTCAAAACTCAATTTATGTAACCAATCTTTCCTTTGATTTGCGATATGCTCTTGAATCTTCGCTACTCGGATTCTTTGTTTTTCATAATTATGGCTTCCATATTTCATTAGGGAAAGTTTTCTTTGTTCTTTTGATAAAACTGTTTGTGCATTACGATAGAATTTCGGATAATTAGCTTCTTTGCCTTGGCTATCAACATAAAAACTATGACTCGCATAATCCAACCCCAACGCCTTTGTTTTATCTAATTGAAAATTTGGAATTTCTTTCTCAAATTCTACTAATATAGAAACATAATATTTACCAGAACTGGTTTTCTCAATTGTCGCGGATTTGATTTTTTGACCAGATGGAATTACTCTGTGTTGAACCATCTTGACCAAGCCGACTTTTGGGAGTTTTAGTTTCCCATTAATAATTGAGACGGAGCCGTTCTGGTTGTTTGTCGTGTAAGAATTTTTATCTTTTCTTTTACTCTTGAATTTTGGAAATCCAATTTTTGGGCTACGAAAGAAGTTGTTATATGCTGATTGTAAATTAATTTGAGCATTTGCAAGAGCAAGACTATCCACTTCTCTCAACCATTCAAATTCTGGTTTATATTGAGCTGGGGTGTTGTTTAATTTTTCTTTTGTTTCCTGATAATGTTTAATTTTATCTTCTAACATTCTGTTATAAACAAACCTGACGCACCCAAATGTTTTAGCAAACATTATTTTTTGTTCCTCATTGGGGTATAGGCGAAATTTGTATGCTCTGTTTATAATCATTATACACCTCCTTTGTCCTGTTGTTTTTAGATTTCCAATGATTCATATTTTATTTGTCGCATTTATCCCAACCCCTAAAGGGATTGGGATTTCTGCTCCACTACTTTAAAAAATGAAATTATACTTCTTTTTAATCTTTTCGCGGTCCGGCGGAATGTTCTCGCGCTCCTCATCGGTCAAATCTCTGCACTGTTCCATCAGATAATGGCGCATAATAGCCTCGTGTCGTTCCATTCCTTCCCATTCGTTCAGTTTGTCAAATGTTTTATTGTCCTGTGTCCATTGGCACTGATACGGACAAAGATGTTTGGCACCTTCCGGTTGGTTCGGATTTGTCCCGCAGAAGTTACACCAGTGACAGAGAGGGGATGGGTGTGGTGTCCAATCTTGCGCGTCGATTCCAGCAAACAGCTTCTCCAACTTTGCGTCCGCACGTTTGAGCCATCCTTTGGTTCCCGCGCGTTGCCTCATATTAATAAACGGCAAATCCCAGTAACACTCATCTGGCTCGGTTGCAAGATTGTAACAACTTTTAAGAGCCATGGTGTAAATCTTCATTTGTAATGGTGTAGGTACGTCATTCTTTTCATCGAATGGCGCAGCCTTGGTTTTGATATCATCGATGATATATTGATCAGTACCTTTGTATCTCCATATACGATCAATATATCCGCTGAATAAACGCCCTTTGTACGTATATTCAAAATACTTTTCAACATCAACAAGCTCGATGTCGGGGTGTTCTTCTAAAAACTTTTGTTGACGATAAATACCAACCTCGGCGTAGAACTTACATCTTTGTGCATAAGAACTACCGTATTTGTCGATTTCGTAAAATTCATCAACGTATTTTTGTCGTAAAAAGTTAACGCCCTGGATGCCACCAGTTCTATCGTATTTATCTTTTTGTGGAATGTTGCAATTCCAAAAATCTTCAAGCAGCGCAGGATAATCGGGCTCTCGTCCATTGATATACGCTTCGGAGATGCGCTGTTCAATCCAGTGAACCAAGGTACCAATGCTTGTGGCGATAGTATCGGCGGCGAAGAATCTTCCTTCAACATATTGAAGTTTATATTTCCACCCACACTGTTTGTAGGTGTCGAGTTTCGTATAAGAGAATCTCTCTACTTTACTTCTTTGTGGCACGACGTCGCTCCTTTTTGAAGTCTACTTCGGGGGATGGTATATAGATCTTCTTCTTCATTAATTTTTCAAGGGTTTCACGCCCATTATCACTTGGCGAACCCTTGTATGGCAATAAGCCTTCGTAGTCCATAACTACATATGTGTTGGTATATTTTGTGAGCGGTAATACAGTTTTGAGCAACTTTTGTTCATAAGCTTTGGTCAGCTCTGATTCTGGCTCTGTGTCGTTTTCTCTATCGTATGCTAGAATAACTTCTTCCACTCCCAGTCGCAACAGTAAATCAATCTGTACGGGGGATATAGACGAGCCACAGGTAGCTGCTACAAAACAATTCTCACCATAATAACTGTAACACTGCATGACACTCTTTTCACTTTCCACTAACATAATCTTCTTATGTTTTTTGATTGCTTCAAGATTTTCATGTAAACCGTATAAACAAGAACCTAACGGATGCCGATAACAAGTGCCTTCTAAATATGCTGGCATATATTTTCGCCCATCCAATAAGTCGTTGGTGTCATACGAGCGCCCTCTAATTCCTACTAAGTTACCATCCATATCGTAGTGAGGAATTATAATTTTTTGGTTGGCAATATCAACACGAATACCAAACTTTCTCATCGTTTCGGCCGTTATGTGCTCGGTTTTCCACTCCATCGGGCTGGCTAAGGGGCCAAAACATTGTAAGATATTTGTGGGTAATATTGGCAACGAAGCGTCAGGTTTTTGAACTTTTTGATAGAAATCATATTTGTTCAAAATATTCCAATCATCACTCAATTCTTTTTCGGTATCGTCAACAAACCCGCGACGTCTTACATCCAAATGAAAGAAATTGATAACGTATTTATACGCCTCTAAAAACGATTCAAAGCCCTTCGCTTTTTGAACCAACTCAAAAACATCCATTGAACCACATTCGGTGTAGCAATAAAATGTTTGAGAGTCGGGATAATAATATAATTTGTAACTACCAAATCCCGGCGGGTTGTGACAGATTGTTTGAAAAATTGGTGCCCCAGACGAATCCCAAAGATTGCCATTAGAGCCCAATCCCTCAGTAACCAACCTGATAATGTCTTCGGTGGACAATAATGCTTTTACTTTCGAAGTATCCATTATTCACCTCAAAACACAAAATCGTACTTTTCTTCGAACGTTTTGTCAAACACAACCTCGATACTCGTGTCTTCAATGTTTAACAAGTTGCCATTATTATCGGTAACAAAACACTCAACGGCGCGACAAGTCGAACGATCAAAGTTAATATAGACTTTAATATTGTTATAATGTCCGCGACGTACTTTGTAAACGTGGATAACGTGTGTAGGTTCAAGCTGGAACCCTTTTGCTAAATACGATTCAATAATTGGCTTGTCGGCCTCACGAACCGGCAACATAATGCTACCAATGTCGATCTTGTCCGAAATTGATTTCGCACCACGCAACAGTTGTTGGTCGGCCTCTTTAGCGTTTTTCCAGTCGCCAGACAACTGAGTAGCCGTCCAAATAAAGATGTCTAATTCGTTACACAAGTCTTTTAGCCTCGTGGTAAACATCAACAAGATTTGATCTTCACGCAAGTTACTAATGCGAGATTTTGTAGCACCTTCCGACATTATTTTGATAGTGGTACTTAAATAGTCGTAATACACATAATTAACCTTGTTTATTTGGTAATACTTCCTAATTAAGTTTTCGATATCGTCCATATCGTAGTTACTGATTTGAACAAAGTATAAATTTGAGGCCTCGAGCAACTCGATTGCCGTATCAACTCTCTGTTCCTCACCCGCGCTGTATTTGCCGTCCAGAATCTTATGTTCAGGTACGCCGGAAACATAAGACAGCCACATTGTTTGAACTTCTTCCAACTCCAATTCTGTTGAAATAAACAACACGTTTTCTTGAAGCTGGGTTTTCACCCAACAGTTGTGCTCTGTGTCAAAAATCTTGGGTACGGCCAAATGAGCAGATTCTGCAGCCATTCGACGAGACTTGCCAACACCTTGTGCAGAAGATTCAAGATAAAGTTTCTTCAATCGTTGCCCGCGATACAATGTAGTCAACTTGGGAGTGGTTAACGGCAATCCCAATTCCGGTGTCTCTTTGAGACGCTCTTTGGTTTCACGCAACCCGTCGCCTACTTTGGTTTGTACGATACCACGATTCTTTGCAAAAATGTCTTTAACTTGAATGAACTTGGTTTCGTAGGTTCCTATAATTTGTTCAATCGTATAAGAATCGAGCCTTTCTTGAAGTTCTGCAGCCTTGAGAGGATCTACAACACTATCGTCGTAAAAATCACTAATATCAAAACCGTTATCCTCAAGTTTATTTAAGAGGCTCATCTTCTTCAAGGTGTTGTAATAATAGGGGAAGTTACGTTCTTCAGCAATTTCCAACGCTTTAATAACGTATTCGACACCTCTGTTATCAGTAAACACCTTGTATTGCATTGGGTATTGAGCCAAGTATTGGTCAATATCAATGTAGGTAATGGTTTTCAGTCCAGAAGAGGATAAATTACTAATGGCACCGTACAATATACGATGAAATTGTTCCACAAAGTCATCCATTTCGATATTGTATTCTGCCCTGTTGCATAGCAGCGGGTTTTTCATCAGACAAGCAAGCACTTGTAACACTGCTAATTTATTAGTAAGTCTTTTCTTTGTTTCTGCCATGTGTTAAAGATCCTCGATGTTATATTTTGGTTTACGTGTGGAGTTTTCGGGAGGGGACATAATGACTGTGCGTTTAATGGGGGTTAAGTCCACTTGTGTGTTGGATTGTCGCAACTCTTTTTGTTCAGCAAAATACTGTGATGCTGTGTCGTAGTAACTCCTAATTGCCCACAATCCCTTGTCTGGATCTGCTCGATTCCCCACAACCTCATAATAATAATATAAGGTTGCTCGCATCCCAAAATAGGTTTTCTTGTCTTTTCTATAAGCTTTGATTTGCTCGAGCCAATCGGGAGGAATTTCGGTGATACCAAATAGTTCTCTCGCATACTCCAACAGCTCTTCAAGCTCTTGTTCTGCCAGCTTAACCTCTTCGATGGCTTTGCGATAGCAAGACGGGCAGAGTGTCTGCCCATCAAGTACCTTTTTAGATGTGGCCACTACCGCAGTGCCACATCGGGAGCATCGTAACGAGGTTGACATAGGTTACCCTCGCTTAATAACCAAGTTCTACAAGACCATCGATCAACGCTTCCAGCTGTTGACGTTGAGACTCGGTTGCTTGACTTGCCTTGAAGTCGGTTGTGCCCAAAACTTCCTGCATAAGGTCGGAATAACTGTTGATGTCTCCTTCCTTTGCACTCATTTTTTGAAGCTTGTCACCAATGGTGGAGATAAGTTCTTCAATAGGAACCTTTCTCTCGATTTCTTCTTTTTTGGCTTTGGCGACTTTCTTGGCTGTTTCCTGTGCAGTAGCGGCTTTTATTCCGCTTTCTTTTTCTTCTGCCACAATCGCATCGCTGATGGCTTGATCCAGTTTTTGGATATTCCATTCGGGAATACTTTTCACAATGTGAACAAAGCGACTGCGAGCATGATACGCCGGCGAACCTTTCAAATACAATGTTGAAAGGACTTCCTCTCCATCTTCGGTATCGGGCTGGATTTGAGCATAACCGATAATGTCACAAAGATCGCAAATAGGATCGATAACCCTTTTGTCACCCCTGGGATAAATTTTCGTATACTCATTACCCTGTGCGTCCTGGAAGACACGTTCGCCTTCGTGCGCGATGAAGAAAATGGTATAACCAGCGTTGGTGAGGAGCTTGAGATACTTGTTGATTTCTGCTCCATATTCTTTCCAAAGACCATAACCTCTATTCGAGTAATCTACTATATTTCTATAATAGTCAGACTATATCACCAACTTATTCAGCAGTTCCAAATAAGTTGCGATGCACTTCCAGTAGTAGCTCATCTTCTACTGTACTTCCCTACACTCATCGGGAATAGTCGTTTGACCTTTTGCAAATTCCTGATATTGCTCTGGTGTTGTGTTGTGATAACCATATATTTGATGAAAGAGTTTGTGGTGTTTAACGCACAACGTTACTCCGTTATTAACATCAAGTCTTTTATCTTGGTTATCGGCAAAATTCTCAAGATGATGCGCTTCGATGTCTGTTTCTTCACGAGTGGCTCCGCACACTTGGCACTTATAACCATCTCGCTCGTAAACTTCTCGTCTCCAAGTCTTCAATGCACTTGAATTGCGATAATCTGAATTTTTGCTACGTCCATCAATATACGAATTGTTTGCCTCTCCCAAAAGAAATTTCTTCTTACATTCGGGACGCTGCATTGTATATTCATGTCCATATTTACGCAAATTCGTTTCCCTACTCTTCGCTTTAACTTCTTCAAGCTGAAACGGATTTGCAACACCGTATTTCTGTTGAAACAGTTTTTGTTGCTCTTTCCTATTGCAGGCATCGCATCTGTAACCTTTCCCTTTGTTGATGATGCGTAAATAAGTGCGATACTCCATACGAACCTTCTTGCCGCAATCATCACATATTGCTGTAATCATCGCATGACTTCCCTTGGAAAGCTTGTCGATACTTACTTCTACCACATCTCCCAATTTAATATCTGCATTTTGTTGTTCACGCAAAGCACAAATATTAGAAGCGGTTACTTTTACCAAAACTGTTTTCTCTACTATCATAATTTTGCAACTTGGCACAGGATTGACTTCGGCGGTCATCCGTTCAGTCGTTCCCTGTTAGCACAATTCCTAATCGCCATTTCCTGCGATTCCTAATCGTGAATTGTACACCCTTGAGCCTCAAGGTTCACATCGTACACAAGTATTGTCACCAATACAAGGGGCAATAGTGTTTACCGTCGTTAATTCGCGCAACTCCAAAGTTGCCACATACAAACTCAGCAGCAAGGTCTGCCATACCATCGACAGTGTCGATAATAATAGAAGAATACATCTTCTTTGCCTCAGCAATGGTTTTGTCGCTCGTCAACTGTTTAACGAAACTCGTCCAATCAGTCCACTTTTTGATCTTGACGTTCTTGACGCCATTGATAGCACCGAGGCCATTCTCAAAACAACATACCAACGGCTTGTCAGCCTTGGCAAGGTTTTTAGTCTTGCCAGTGCTGTTGGTGCCGTAAATGAGAATGAGTTTGCCTTCGATACCTTTAGTTACCTGAGATACTTCAGGGTTGAAAATATCCACCATAATTCTATTCTCCTTTTCTTTGTTAACTTAATTAGAAGTTACCGCTATCGAAAGTGAATTTCTTCTTCGGTGCCGCCGGTGCAGAATCTGCGAAGCCTCGTTTCGCATCCGATGTTGCGGCGGGCTGTTCTTTATCGGGCAGTTCGTTGATTTTTTGTTGACGTAGGGTGAGCGCTTTCTTAATCTCTTCTTTTTTGAGACCAAGTTCGTCATCCTCGTCCAACGGGGTTGCCGTACCACCGAAGATTTCTCTTTCTTGGGTAAATTTGGTTTCATATTGAGGTTCCAGCGTGCGTCCAAAGGTGCCACCAACGACTTCTTTCTCAATACGAACAAAAGTATTGATCACGTTGCCGTAAACTTTAACAGTTTGGCCGACTTCATAGTTTTCTTCGATGTAATCGGTTGCATCTCCGGTTTCGGTCACAAATTCGATTCTGCTGACGCTATCATCATATTCAGGAACCAAACCTACAAGAACGATACGTCCAGTCTCTTCGCCGTCTTTCATTTCAGGACGTTTGGATTCAATATACATTTCCACCTCAAACGTCGCGTGGGGCTCAAAGGGGTGATTTTCCGATTCGGTTTTCACACCTGCCGAAATACCACGAATGGTCGTCGAAGAAATAACCTCACCTTTTTCATCTTTACGCAGATATTCTTGCAGACTGGCAAATGCCCACATTTTGGTTGCCGACAGTTTCGCGGTTTCGAAATCCATTGAAGCATTGTCTTTCATCAGCGAAGCCACGGACATTGTATTACCAGGCAAGACTTCCACCAACTTGGCAAAGCTCTTGTTTTCTTGTTTGGTGGTTTCACCAGCACGCAACGCCTTGTATTTGTTCACGTAGAACTGAACACGGCAACTGCGAACATCGTCGATTGCGATAATCAACGAGCCGCGAATCACTTCTTCGCCCGTCTTGTCACGGACGAGCTCAAGACTGTTTTCTCTTAAATAACCTTCAATTGTCACTTTGTTTACTACTTGTCTCATAGAACTATTCTCCTTTTAAAATCTTACTCTTCAGTCGCTTTCTCGCTAAGTTTTTCCAACTCTTCTTGAGTATCAGTGATTAGCTCACTGTTGTCCACATCAGCAAAGAGCTCTTGCTCCTCGCGTGCCGCAATGATTTCCAATGCTTCATACGCGCCGGTTGTCTCATCATAAATAAGCAAGTCGGTATAAAGATCGAATAACCACTTTGGTTCAGTTTCATCTTCCGCAAGGCAAACAAGTGAATTACGAGCTCCCTCACGAGTGATGGTGAATTCTTTCTCTTTGTTGGCCTCTACCCAGTCTTTGAATTTGTCTGTCAAATCCTTTTGAGGCCGAGATTGAATTCCTTCTACATTCAGTTTGCACTTGGTACCATCGGGACAAGCCTCTACATTGTCAAGATGTGCGAAGTTACTATTGCGCAATATTTCGATGTCTTTTGAGTCTGCGATACCACTCTGAAGACGACGAATTGCGATAGAACCCATTACTTCCTTTAGGTTAGTAACGGCTTTGCCCAACTGGCGTTCGGTGCGGTTCAAACGCTTTACCTGTTTTTCAAGGTCTCTACGCTGTTTTCGGTTCATTCTGTCTCCTTTTTATGTAAAATAAAATTGTAGTTTTATTTGCTTTCGTTTTTGCTTGTAACTTCATTATATACAATAACTTTTCAAAAGTCAACATATAATGACGAAATTTTTAAAATTCTTTCGACCAAAAATTTCCAACACACTTGGTGTATCGCCAATCGGTGCAATCCCATATGTCCCACGCCTTACAATCCACGACGGCGACGCAGTGTCCGGCCATCGACACCAAATAGCGTTGACCAGGTTTTGCTAGCTGTGTGCAAAACTCTGCGACTGTATACTTAGTTCCATCGGCTTTGCGCGGTTGGGGATTTTTCTTCCACCCCTTGGTCTGCATATACTTTTCAACACCTTTGGCATCCGCGTTATCGAAACCTGTTTTGCACTGCATTTCGGCATTTTCTAAAACCACCTGATTGTAGGGAATTTCTAAAACCACGGTTTCGGCCCGCGTTACACAGTCGCCGGTGATACGATTATGAGGATTAGCATTGTGATAGTGGAATGTTGTAGTGTCAGGAAACTTGTCTGGTCTTTTCATATGCCCTCTTCTCCGATATACTACTATTATAGCACACAAAACCCAACCTGTCAACATTTAATGACAAATTGGGTTTAGAGTATTTGCATAATTACCACAGGCCGCGAGCCTTCATTTCTTTAACGATGCAGTCAATAAGGGGATAATCCCATTCGACCTGTTGCTTGTATACTTCACTATCGTGATCGCATTCCCAGGCACACTCGTAACAAGCGTAGTGGTAAGCCATGACGCCGCCTTCATCCACTGCTTGTTTTGCGGCCTCTTTGATAACGTTAGGAATACGTCCTCTTTTTCTATTTAGTCCCACAGTTCTTCTCCCTTTCTATTTCAAGCCGCGTCTGCGCACGTGCTAAAGTATAATATATCCCATAGTGAACTAGCCCGTCTTCGTAGAAATACACCGCCCACTTGTGATCGCTCACCTTTTGTATCGACGGCACTTTAAGGTATTCGCCGGTCTGGAATTTGCCATAAATATCTTTCAACAACTCATTAGCTTTCATTTCGCGCTCCTAATGTAACGGTCTTCGTAAAACTCTACCAACCTATCAAGCCACTCTGTGATTTTGCGTTTGCCAACGGTGGGGATATAGTTGTTATAATCAACTAGAACCTGTTGTAAAACTTCAATCTTAGTTTTGACAATAAACTGATTCTGTTTTTGTTTGTCTGCAGCCGGCTGTGCTGCAAATTGTTCTTCGCCGTGTGTGATACAAGCTGTTATACGATCTTTTTTCATTTGTTCCCTCCATTTGATGTTGAATCACAACGACCTGTTACAGTTATATTATCTCTTAATGTTTGTGGCGAAGATACTTGTGTTGGTGTTGTAACATCAGTTGTCTGAACTGTTTTCAGAAATGTCCCACAAGTCGATTTATGCGGAGTACAATATGGACACTCTTGTGTTGACGGCGATAATACCGCACCACATTTAGGACAAATCCACCCATAATTAGTTACGGCATAATTAGGAACAAAATTTCCTATCATTCCTATACCGTTAACATCTATTGTGTTTTTAGCCTCATAACCACACCCAGTGCATACATATTTCGTATAAATATAATTGCCAAGCGCTGTGTCGCTGCCCGTGCTTACTGCTGAATACATTTCTTTACCACATTTTGGACATTTCATTTTTCTTCTTCCTTATTGTCGTATATGTTACTAATTACTCTTACTTCTCGCCACCGGTCAATGGCAAAATCAATCGTTGTAAAATCATAATCTTCGTCTACAACATCAACACACAAGGTATTCCCATAAGCGTGGACTTCTGTTAGATAGGATGCGCCGTCATAGTAGTGAACGTTTACAATATCTCCCTCGAAAATTTTTACACCTTGGTCATCCCTGAACCCTGTGTATTGTCCAACGGTTTCGGGTACAACTTCCTCCATATTCGGACAATCACCAGTCATTCCCCACAAAAGGAATACTTTATCCCAACTTTTGAAAAAGTAACCCTCTGTCCATTTACCGTTGTCTACTCGTTTGCCTCTAAAAATTATTTCGCGTATTGCCATATATAACCCCCTGCAGTTTTTCTTTTCCCTTTTACTACTTCACAAATGCACCCATTTGAAATTCCTGTTTCTCTTTCCGCCTCAATAATAGAAGAATATTCTTTAATAAAAACCCCGCTTTTATCATATTGAAAAACTTTTTTACTATTTGCCTTTGCAATTTTTTTAGCACACATTCCATAGTTCATATTATATTTTTGTGTGCACCATTCAAGATTATCAACTTTATTATTACTTGGGTTTTCATCTTTATGATTTACCACATCATAATTGTTAGGGTTAATTATAAAAGCCATAGCAACAAGTCTATGCACAAGAATTTGGTGTCTTTTATTATTTTTATATAAATCAACAACCATATAGCCTTTATTATTTTTTCTTTGTTTTAATATGTGTTCTTGTCTTGCATAATTCCCTGTTCCTATTTTACTTTCGGTTTTCTCACGTCTAACATTACCTAAACTGCTAACTGAATAAATTCCTTCAAACTCTTTTATTGGTTTCCAAATCTCTCTCATTTCCCCGCCTCCAACTGGTCAACAATCTTTTTGCATTGTTCTTCTACATATTCAAGACTTCTAACAGGTTCCAAAAAAGTGGGCAAATGGATTTGCATTTCCAAAAGTTCGTTAAAGCGTTTTTCGGTGAGAAGTCCGTATTTCAAAGCCGTGTTATAGTCATTTCCGTCGCAAATATGACCGCAATCAAATCCTATATAATAGTCTTTCTTTGGGTTGAAATCTTTGGTAAGTCTTTCTGCTCCGAAACTCAAACCGCAATGACAGTCGATGTCATACTCCCAAAAGTCTTTGTGGTCGTCAACCGATACATACCCGTTCCGAAAACCACACGCCGTAAATATACATATACAATCGTGTCCTTTATATTCAAATTGTTTTTCCACTACTGCAAATTTACTCATTCTTCAATTCCTCTAATTTCTTTTCGGCTTCGGCTTCTGTTCCGAAAATACGGGTTATATGCTGAAAAGTTACATCGCCGTTTTCGTCTTCTACTATATACGCCAAATCTTTAAGTTTTACGTTATATATCGCATTAGGATAGAATAACGTGTCAATTATTGCCACGGCGTTGTCTCCAACTTTGCAAGGCAACTCCACAAGCGTTCCGTTTTCGATTTTATCTTCGAGTTCGTATAACCTTTTGTAAATGTACGAATATCCGAGTTCTTGCGTTAAGTCAATATCTTCTGACCATTTTTGATTTGTTAATCTTTTATATTGTATCATTTATTTACCTCTATTCCTAATTTTTCAAAATAAAATTCGACTTTATGTGGTGTTGGAGTTACTAATCCAAACCTAACCGCATTCTTATATGTTACACTATCTCGCATAAGTACATCGGGCATCCTTTCCACCATACGCCTAAATGTTTCCAAAGACATAGTTGATTTATAGTGATTACAACTTCGACACGCAGGTAGATAGTTTAAGAATGTTTCGCTCTTATCGTCATTTATAATGGATAATGCAATTATATGATCAACTTGCATATCTTTTAGTGACAATTCACACCCACAATAAGCACAATGTCCATTGCATTTTTCATACACTCGTAAACGCTCTTGTTTTGATAGTTGTTTGCGTTTTATAACTTCACTCATAATTCCTCCACATATTGCCAACTTTGCAAGGCAACTCCACAAGCGTTCCGTTCTCAATTTTATCTTCGAGTTCGGAAAGACGATTGTATGTTTCAAGAAAACGGTCATAACTGTCGCAAGTTCCGTTTGGTCTATTGCACCCACAAGGCTCACCAAAGTATTGACAGCCACAGCAGAAATCGTATTCGGGGTCATATTCGTTACGATTATTGTTTGTTAATCTTTTATAGTTCATTTTTCTTCTCCTAAATCTTCAACGTGCATCCACGATTGCGGAGGACGAGTTATTTTTTTATAACCATCCAAAATCCAACTATGGCTATTTCCAATACGATGAGGGTTTTTTGGCGTTCTAAACTCGCTCAACTCTTTCGGCTTGTCATAAATTTTTAATTCGCTGATGTGCCAACCATAAAGGGTTTTGCCTTTGCCATAGTCGTGTAGTTCCCAATTATCAAGTTGCGCTTGTTCATTAAAACCCTCGACAAGTGTATAATAAAGTCCGCCCTGTTCAATATGTTCTTCAAGCCTTTCCACCTTATCGCAGATAAACTGCATACCTACTCTTGTATTTTTTTTATTTTTTTCTTGCGTTGCATTGCCGCTGTGTCTTGTTCATTTTTTTATTTCTGTTAATTTTCGGGTGCTTCGTCGCCCCAACAATCCCAATTCAAATAGGTGTTCCTTGCGAATAGTTCAATTCTTGAAGTTTCGCATCCGAACAACTGCTCTATCAACGAATAAATTTCTATCGGCTTTTGTGAGTGTTCTCTTATCTTTGCTCGAATAACTTGTCGAACGCATTTGCTTTGCCGTTTAAGCGGCTTTCCGCGCGTCGCAAGCAAACATATTTCTGCGTTTGCTCTCGTGTAATATCCAAGCCCCATAAAATCGGAAGAATTTTTCTTGTTTTCTTTTATCCAAGTAAATGCAACCGTCTTATACTTGAATCCCCACTTTTTGATGAGTTCAAGTCCTTGTTCAAGACAGGGATATGTAACCCACAAAAACAGCACGGAATTGTCTTTTGCGATTTTTGCTATCGGCAAGTTTTCTATCTCTTGTTTTTGCATTGTGTGATAGTGACTTTCGGCAGAACGTCCGTGTCCTTTATTGCTCCAAACGTGATATGCCCACGGCGGATCTGCGTAGATTATGTCGTACCGCTTCTTTGTCGTGAATATGTTTTCTCTCATACGTCGTTTCTCCTGTTTTTTTCTTTCAACTTGTTGAACGCGTCGATTTTCGCTTGATTGACTTGCTCGACAAGTTGTTTTTGGCACGCCTCGTACGCCTCAGTTTGCGCTTCTTGCGCTACTTGCGTCAATCTGTCAATCTCTCGTTGTTGTGCTTTAATGCGTTCAAAAGCATTGTCATAATCATTCTTATAACTTCTACAAACCGCCAAAAGCGCATTATATTGTTCTTCTGAGTAAGTCATTCTTCTACCTCCAAATCAACGCCATGTTTTTTTGCAATACATATAATATCGTCAATTACATCTGAAACAGTTATATTTATATTGTGGTCGTATTCTCCTAAATGTTGCGTATAATCCATAGCATAAGAAGAATACTCTACGAAATTATTCCACAAATCTCCAAAAATCTTTTCAGCAGTTTCCTTGCGCGCAGCAATTACGTTTTGTTTAAGCGTTTCATTTGCGTCTTTACATAATCTGTAATTATCACAAAGATGACTATACTTTATTTCAAGGTTTTTATATCGATTAGCCAACGTTTCATACTCTTCCCTCGAAATCACCACGCTGTAAAGTGCTTCGGCGTGCCTATAAGCATTACATTGCCCTTGCTTAAAGTCGCATTTTGCACACTCTTCTGCGGTATGAGCCTGCGGGTTTCTTACGCACCCAATAACTGCCATCTCTTCTATTTGTTCTTGTTTCGTTTTCATAATCTACTCCTCTGTTGTTCACTTAAACCAGTCAAGCGTCTGCTTTGCTTTCAACAACGCCGTTGCGTCCTCTTTATTCGTGACATATCCGTTGCACGAATATTCAACAGTGCGGCCGTACACGTTTCGTTCTGGTCTGCAACCATATATATCCATATACCACCGCAATGCAGTTTTCAATGTCTTTTCTTCTTGTTTAGTCATTCTTCCACCTCCGCTTGCTTGCATTGTTCACAGCGATTCCAATTATCAGTAGATTCATTATAAGCAATACGACTGTCAAACAGTTCACAATATCTATACTCCCCGTCAAACATAAAGCAGTCTTTACAATTATTTGGCACTTCTACCTTAACCTTTATCTTCGGCATTTTGTACCTCCACAATAGTATCAGGTTTCAGAACACAAAGCGGACGAACCCCGTGGCGCCCGTAGTACGCATCGTCTTGGTCCAGTGAACCGTCTGAATAGACACCGCGAACATTGTCCGAGTATGTTACATTGTCCGCTGTAATCGTCCAATGCCATTCCCCGCAGTTCGGGATAAGTTTCCTATATTTGCGGTATTCGTCGCAAGTTAATAGCGATATGGTGTCTGTGCAATGTCCGTAATCAGTCAGTCCGTCGTCAGTCGTCAAATCTCTGTCAAACGGGACTAATGCGCTTGTGTCGATATAATCTCTGATAACTTTCATAAGTTTCTCTCGGAGCGTTGATATTTCCCAGTTGTTTCCGCTGTCCTCGTCAAATCGGTTTTTAAATAAGATGTTCGTCGCAAGGCACAAACAACCACCGTAAGCATTGTCGAGTTTCACAAACTCTATCTTCCCGAATTCGAATTTACTTCCAATTTTAACGTCTTTGATTTTCATTCTTCATACTCCTTTAATAGTTCGTCGACCTCATTTTCGCAATCCACTATAGCGGAATGCCCATTCCAATCGTACATACCAATATAGTGGTGCTCTTTTGCTTCGAGTCGTATTTTCAACTTATCCGCAAAGTCTTGTACAGCTTGGAGCATTTCGATTCCAAACAGTGCGTTGATCTCGTGTTCAAACCGCTCGTGTTGTTCAAGCTTTTTTTGCAACTCGTCGATTTCTCGGCGTTGAGACTTCAGTCTTTCCCACGCTCTGTTATAATCTTGTTGAAGCCGCGTGTTAAGTGTTTGCAAACGAAACACCTCGTCCTCTGCATCATACCATTTGTCAATAATTTGGTCAAAATCTCTCTGTTGCTGAGTCTGTTTTTTCATCGTACATCTCCAAATGCTGAATTTAACATATCTTCGATTGCCTTCATGGCGGCCGCATTCCGTTCTTGACCTGCTTTAATTTCGTCATCGGTTAAAATCGTTTTTGTTAAACTTTTCTCGGTTGCTTTGAAGCATTGGCCAAGTTGACGACTGTAACATTGGCATCCGGCGCCACCCAACCAACAACAGCCTATGTTTTTTCTAAGTTCGTCGAACACTTCTTGTTTTGTGGGTTTTATAACTTGCATATAGACCTCCATAAACGAAATAGTTTTCATTTATGATTAGATTATAGTAAAAAAAAAGAAACTTGTCAACTTATAATGACAAATTTCTTTTTGATTTTGGAAATAAAATTATTCTTTTATTCCTTGTAATTTATTTTGCGATATTTAAAACCCGAAAATTTGGAAATATTTGTTTTGTACCATACATACGCTGAGTTGTCCCACCTCATGGATATATAATAATACTGCACGGACAATTCTCCGTTGGAATCTATATGTGGGTAAGCACAGTAAATAGATGGCAGCACGGGATTTTCCATGGTTGTAACAAGCGGGAGCGTGTTTCTTGTGCCGTATGCTTGTGTCTTTCCGTCCCAATATACAATAGATTGCATATCGGTCACTCCCGCAATAACCTGATACGTTCCTGCTTCTGTCAAGGTTGCTGTGTCGCCCGTCACGGTCACCCACTCTCCCACGCGCGGTATATCTTCTTCCAGCGCAATCTCTTTCGTTACTGTTCCCGCCCCACTTTTAACTTCTGCTTTTAGTCTTGCTTCAGAAGTCTTCACAATAGTGGGAGAGCCTGTGGAACCAAAATACTCATTTGTACCATTAAACTCGTACCAGTTTGTCCCATTGGCGGTTTGTGCGGTATTGCTCTGAAGCCCCTTGGCTATTGTAGCACTCTTGGCCGTTTTCCCATCGCTCTCAAAGATATCTGTGATTTTTTGAGTACCAATATCAGTGGTGACAGCTTTTGCCTTAGGACAAGTGTCGCTAATTGTCCACCCCACTATTTCGTTAGAATCGGCAACCAACACTTTTCCGTTGTCGCTTGAACCATTGGGCGCAATCGATTTGGTGACAGTAAATGAATCTTTCTTAGTGCCAGTTCCAACATATAAAGCCCCTTTTGTCGCCAAAGTGTCTTTGCTCTCCATTTTGCGTCTCATTACACTGGCTTCTAAACCACTGTCAATAGTTACGCCATCGTTAATTATCGCCATCTCTTATTCCTCCGATAAATTATCGCTTTTATCTCCGACTTTGGTCGAAGAGTTCTTTTTATGTTTGTCGATTGCCGCACTCGCGAGCAGCTCGTCGATAACCGCCAGTTCCTGTGCAATCTCGGCTTCGTTAATTTCCGAATATAAAACACTAAGTTTCAGGCAGGTTTCCTGCAGTTGTTTGATCTGTAGTTGCGCTTGCTCAAACTGTTCTTGCAAAACATCTTTTTGAGCCAACTGTTGTTGCAAGGTTTCTTTGCGCTTATTTAAATATAAAATACAGTCCATAGATTCTCCTCCTATACGTTTGTGAATTCTGCCAATTGTGGCTTAAGTTTATTATATAAATACTCAAGAGTGAGTGGTTTACCGTCATATCTACCACAGTTGACAGTGATACGGTCGAGAATCACTATCGGATCGGAAAGAAACTCGTCTTTGTATCCAAGTTCTATTAACTCTTGTTTCACACTGTCTGAAATAGAAATTACCGCCGGTTGTTGAGAAGCAACAATAACCGCAAAGTTTTCTACTGTATAGAGGACACGCTCAATTTCTGCGGTATGTTCGGCTTCTTCCTCGGTAAGGGATTCGTTTGCATCGTTCTCTGCGACCAGTGTTAAATATCGATTGTTGACATTTGACAAGAATATTGATAATTTCTCTTCTCTTGCTTTTTCGCGTTCTCGTTCTTCTTGGCTAGGGTATCGAGCCACTGCGACAAAGACGAAGCCGTTATAGACAAAACAATCGTCTTCTAATACTTTATAATATTGGTTTGTAATATTTTCACTGACTGCCATAGACTCACCTCAATAATAAATATTCGCCAATCCTTCGCCACCGTGACTACCTGGATTAGCACGACCTGCGCGGAACCCAGCACCAGCACCTCCGCTTCCTTGAATACCTGGTGATGAGGGTTGTTCTCTACGGTCACCATTTGAACCATTAGCAAATGCAGATGCTCCACCGCCTCCGCCATAGTTGTTACCACGCGTTGAACCACCTGATTTACCACCGCGCACAAATGTAGTGCCTTCGGGTTTATCATAAGTTAAGGTAGCAGAAGTTGTTCCACCGCCGTTACGTTCTTTGACGCCACCATAACCGCCATTCAGCCCATTACCACCACTATAAGTACCAGGTGTTCCTTGACCATCGTCAGTCTTTCTTCCTTTTCCGCCACCATTAGCCTGTAAAATAATGCTACCATTAGCGCTATATAAGTAAGAAGTTCCACCGTCGTGACCATCAGACCTGTTTTCTCCACGAGGACCAGCGTCTCCGACAACTATTCTTATATATGAATTTTCAGGAAGTGCTATACCCGTGAAGGTGTAACCACCACCGCCTCCGCCTCCAGAGCACCAGACGGCAGAACTACCCGCTCCACCGCCACCACCACCTTGAATTTCCACAAAAATATATTTTGGGTTGTAATTCAGGCGTGTTCCTGTCGCGGAATTAGCACTTGTTGAAAGCCAGGTCTCCCCGTTAATACGGTTTATATAGTGAGTTCCCGGAGATAAAGTTGCCAATGGGATTCCTATAGGTCTACAACCTTTAAGGGCGACATCGATAGGCTGCCCATTTACCTTGTATTGAGTACAGGTGTTCGAACCTCCAAGATGCGTCCCTGCACTTGTGGGGAATGTTTTCCCAATGGCGGTTTTCAATGGTTGTCCGTTTCCCTTAAATTTGGCGGTAGCATCCGTAAATTTGCTATCTGTCACGCCATATTGTTCCGCAACCGAAGTCTCAAATGTTTCATATATTTCGTCGATATCGACATTGTCTATTTTATAGTTAGTGGCCATCGTTATTATGTACCTCCGGTTAAATTATTTCCCTAATTTAGCTTTGTATATTTTTGACATTTCGGCTTCGAGCTTAGTGAGGGCACACCGTTGAAATGGTTTGTTGATATCACCGTACATATAATAACTATCCGCCGGACAAACGCTACAAGCGCTCGAACATTCGCAATCCAAACACTCTTTTTTATAATTATTAAAATTGCGACACTGCATTTGTTCTAAAAACGCAGTATTGGATATACCCGTGTTGATGTTGCCAATAGGAATCTTCTTCGCCCCCTGACTGTCCTCGCAAAATCTGAAGCAAATATAAATATCACCATTCCAATCAATTGCAAAGCCTGCTTTTGTGGCCAACCCACAAGTGCATATTTGCAAGTTTTTTGTATATTCCACTTCCAACGCGGAAAGTGTTAATGGAGTGTGGGTAACTTTAATCCACTCAATGGTTTTTAACAACTGTTGCCTGTACTCTGTTAAAAACGTCTCATCTGGGATATAATTGACATCAATACTATGTTTTAAATGCGTAAAACCTAGTGAGGCCAGATATTTGCAACTTTCAAAAAAGTATTGAATGTTGTCGGGCGCGAATGTCAGTTTTGTAGTCGTTTCACATCCAAAATCACTAAAATGCTGTTTAACGGCCCTTTCAACTTTATCAAACACCGAATTGCCGTTTTTATCTCGTCGGCACTTATCAAAACACTCGCGAGGTCCGTCGATAGTTATTGCAAAGAGTAATTTATCTTTATATTTGTGAATAAAATCTTGAACATCTGTGTTGAAATAAGTCGTGCCGTTGGTGTCAATAGTAATACGGCTACGAGACACAAGATCATAAAATTTGTGCTCGAGGCACTGGCGGAAAAAGTAATCACATATATCGTTTACTATCGACATATATAGAGTTACTTCTCCGCCAATAAAGTTTAGCATCACATTATCAAAATCATCGCACACCAACGCATCAAAAGGTGTTGACTTACTAAGCTTTCGGTCGATCAAACAATCAATCACCTTTTTTGCGTCTTCGAGTTTAATAATTTGTTTTGTATCACAATGTTGTTGATAACAATAAGTACATCTCAAATTACAATTTGAAGTGATATGAAATGTTATTGTTACCTGTTTATCTAATCGTTCACCCATACTAAAACTTCTCTTTTTATAATTAAGCCATCGTATTGTGGTTCGATGCGCACCATATTGGGATAATAAAATTGCAACAAATGAAACAACTCTTCAATTTTTTTATGATACGCCTCTAATGTGCTAGTATAAAATTGAAAAGCATCGTCGAGCGTTTTTTGAGTCACACCGAGTTGTTGTTTGGTTGCGTCTGTTAGTTTAAACAACCAATTGTAGTTGTCCACACTGTCACTCAGTTGTGTTGTTAGACGCAATAACTCGTTATAAATGTTATCGGTTAATAAATACGTAATTGACTGCATAGCACTCTCCTATATTACACCATACACATGCCAGATGTTTTAGATGTATCACCACATACGCCAATGTGCTTCAAATTTGTGTTACACCGAGTATTACAAATGTTTTTACGTGCTGATGTATTACACGACGAACAAGTTACGGAGTGGCTCACATTAACGGTGATTTGTCCATCTCCAGTAACGGTATAGGATTGTCCACTAATGTTATAACTGTCGGATCCGCTAGAATAACTTTGTGCCTTAACATACAGCGTGTCACCATAATACCCAACTATTTGCTGACCGTCGGCGGACGTCGATGCTACATTTATCACATACGAGCTTTCGCCGCCGGAAGAATCGTAAACCGCGCTCGGCTCTTGGCCTTTTGCGTTGCTCGAACGATAAATGATGACCTTAATATTAGCATTGGGAGTCCCGGTTACCTTGATGGTGATAGTATATGGTTTCACCCATTGACAAGTGTCGCCTTTGTAGCAGTAATGAATGGGAGTTGGGGGGTAGAGCCGGTATTGATCGTCCGTGTGGGAATAATACATACTGGTGCCATCGGTCCAGACATTCCAACCCGAAAAATCTGACAGTCCGTGCCACGTTTGAGAAACCCAGGTGGAAGTCGATTTATCCAATTGGTATTGTTTTTGATCCTGTGAATAAAAAATATTAGTACCATCAGTCCAGACATCAGATCCATCAAAATCTGTTAATCCACTCCAGGTTTTTTCACTCCAAGTGGAAGTCGACTTATTCAGTTGGTATTGAAACGACTGTTGCCCCTCGCCACCTGCTGTGGCAAATGTTGCCGAGTAATAAATATTAGTACCATCAGTCCAAACTTTATCGCCATAAATTTCTGTTACCCCGTTCCAGGTTTTTGGATTCCATATTAAACTACTAGTGTCCAGTTGGTATTGTTTTTGGTCATCTGAATAAAAAATGTTGGTACCGTCTGTCCATACATTCTCACCGAGTTCTAAATCAAATGGTTCATACCACGTTTTTGGGTTCCAGGTAGAGGTTGACTTGTCTAGTTGGTATTGCCCTGTACCAGTCGAGCAATAAGTGTTAACACCATCTGTCCATGTATCTGAACTATAAAAATCCGTGAGTCCATTCCAAGTTTTTGGACTCCAGGTGGAAGTTGATTTATCAAGTTTATATTGGGATGTGGATTCTGACCAATAAATATTTTCTCCATCAGTCCAAACCCTCTGTCCAATAAACGTTGAGTGCCCATTCCAAGTTTTTGGACTCCAAGTAGAGGTCGACTTATCAAGTTGATACTGTTTTGCTCCCGACGAATAATATATATTGGTTCCATCGGTCCAAATATTACTACCATAAAAATTTGTTAATCCATTCCAAGTTTTCGGATTCCAAGTGGATGTGTTTGCGTCCAGTTGGTATTGATCTGTGCCCGAAGAATAGTATATATTTGCTCCCTCTGTCCAAACAAAAGCAGCCGAAGATAACTCAGTAAACCCGTTCCAAGTTTTTGGATTCCAAGTAGAGGTCGATCGATCTAGTTGGTATCGTTTCTTTTGGTTAGGATCAATGTAATAAATATTGGTACCATCGGTCCAAACCCCATCTCCAAAAAACAGGGATTCGGATAAACCATTCCAAGTCTTTGTTCTCCAGGTAGAGGTTACTTTATCCAATTGGAGCTGACGCCCTGAGGACCCAGCAAGCCAACCTCTTGAAAAATAAATATTATCTCCATCAGTCCAAATGTATCCGCCTTGGTAGTTGTATGTAAAGGGTGTCTTCCACATAATTGGTGTCACTGTACCAACCATATTATTATTCGCTTCAATACTTTTTATTAAAACATTGTTTGCTTTTAATGCCATAACTCACCTATGTGTTTAAATATAATGTGTCGCCCTCGACGTACATCTTAATATGTCCCAACGTCGTTTGAGTGGCGACGATGTTGCTGTGGGCCGTTATATCGCTTATGTAAGCGAGTTCTTTGTTTTGATTGGCAACTATGGGTCTTGTGCTTGAATAAAAGCGTAATGGAGTACCACTTCCACCAATTTCAAGCCCCGCCGCAGTAAATTCAGCAATCCACTTGCTATCGTCCGCCGACTTAATTAGGTCGGTCTTCAAGTGCCCCTGCCCCGATGCAAATGTCACATTGCCTGTAAATGTGCCACCAGATTTTGGCATAGCATTATCGGCTTTTGTGCCTTGTGCCGAGGTAGCAAACGCACTCGCATTTGTCAAAACAGTTCCCAAATCAACAACACCGCTGGTACCCTTACTTTCACCATTCATCTTAATACCAGTAATCGTACCTGTGTTACTCGTAAATCCGCTGTCGTTCTCCAATTCGCTTACTTTCGTCGGGACGGTTATATTCGCTGTTACATTCCCGCTTTGGTTCGCACTAAAAGTCTGAACAGTCGTTCCGTTCTGTTTTATAGTAAGCGTTCCGTTGTTTACATCGTTAATACTTGCAACTTTTATATTATTTTGAATATACACATCAGCAGGGAACAAAGCATTTTGTGAATAATCGTACCGATACAAAGAACCATATTGCGCCATATTTGACGGTGTTTGCCAACCAACACCACCGAATGCTTTCAGGCGACGAATTTGCAACCCAGAATATGTAGAACTTCCGCCTGTACACCCAAAAGTAAACCTTAAATTTGCATACTGGTTATTTGTATTCCCGTGTGTTGTAATTCCTGAGGTGTTAATGATGTTCCAGCCTGACCAACCAGATACAGGGATATTTTCCGCAAATGTCACCCAAGTATTAGCTCCCGCGTCTACATTTGCTTTAGTGCGCCCTTCGATGGTGACATAACACCCTGTTGAACCATTTGTCGACACGTCTATTGCAAATTTGTTTAATACGGAATAAACAGTATTTGTGGTTGTTAATGTAAGCCGTAGCTTATAATCGGCAGTCGCTTTATTTTCAGAAGTCGCTTTACCAATGGACAAACTGGTACCCACCGACGTCAAAGATAATTTTTGCGCGTCAGTAGCACCATAATCTTGCCAAGTCCCACCATTGTCGCGTGAATATTCAACCTGCCATTTGGCTGCGGGTATAAAAGCAAACCTGTCAGCCCCAAGGTCGGAGATTAAGGCGGCGTCAAGAGGCCCATAATTAGCGGAAAAGTTTTTTCCACCCCATTGCAGAAAAGCCTCTTTCATCACGTCGGTAGCAACCATTGCGGTGCCGTTTTTTACATAAATCGGTTTGTCCGTTGCGCCTACGGTTGCGTTAGCTGTCGAAAGCTTAACGCGTTTATCCAATTCGCTTATGTCTGCCTTAGAAGATAAACCTTGATCAACATATTGCTTTGTCGTGATATCTAGACTCTCTGTGATGTCACTATAATTCTTCACGCGGTGTCACCTCCTTGGGCAATAAATGTGTAATTTTATTTTTAATATATATTTATTGTACATAGTTCTGATTAATTTGTCAACTTACTGTGACAGAAATTCGAAAATAGGTTCTTCTTGTGTATTAACCTTTTTTATATTGGAAAGATGTAACCCCCGCATCGGCAAACAAAGCCGATGAATAAGTGCCCGTAGCTGCTCCACCCAAGGTGGTAAATTTAATTTCTGTCATGCGTACACCCTTTAATTTAAACCCGCGTAAAGTATTATTGTTCTTAACTGTTTGAATTTCTATATCCAAGTGCATCAACCCATAGGATTCTATATTACCATCAAGGTCCGTTTCTGGTCCTCCGGCAGTGTAATATGGTAAAGCGCCAATTAAAGTATCATTATCTGATGCAGGGGCGTAAATCATAGTTGGGACAGGGGGGTACAAGCCCAAATTAACCATAATTGTGTAATGAGTGTTAAAATCGAGCACGGTATCAATAGGCGCAGTAATCCACTCATCGGTCGAGCTATTGCCGCCGCCACCAGATCCGCCACTTGAAATTACAATTTTAAATTTTTCAGTGGTTTTGGGAGCTGTAGCAAACACCAATTTAACCTTATTATTAGCTGTATACACATCAACACTAACCAATTCATCTACAGTATCTGCTCCAACTTGTTGACCATTCAAGAAAACCTGAACTAAAACATCTTTTCCCAAGGTGTGAGCAATATCAAAAACAGTCTTGACACCATCGCCTGTAATTTCGGTTACCTGACTATTTTGGGTATTGGTCGCAGCGGTTACTCGACCTTTGGCATCCACCGTCACGGTATTATACGTTCCCGCCGTTACGCCAGTGTTCGATAGTGTGACACTAATTTCTTTGTTAGCGCTGCCATCAAAAGTTGTTGAACCTGTTGCATCCCCACTGAGAGATATTGTCCGTGCTGTTGTTAACTTATCTGCAGAATCCGCTTTGCCAACCTTCGTCGTGCCGTTTTTAATGTTTGTGATCTCCGTTGTATTGGCGTTCGCTTTAGAAAGTGCCGACGAAGCATTAGAAGCCACCGTCGTATCAGGAACCAATGTCTTCCTTGTGTCATCCCACTTAACGAGTTGCCCATCTTGCAGTCCTGTGCGAGTTGCAAGCGTTTGGAGATCACTGTTATTGACGTCAATGTCTCCACCGGCGGTGAGTTGAACGTCGCCAACTTTAGCATTACCCTCACCATCAATGACCAATGCGCCGTAATCTGTCCCGTTATATTTGGGAACAATAATACCCGCAGGGGAAGTTAGCGTTGTAGTGTTGTCTTTGGCAACCTCAATAAGTTTATCTTTGACCGTCAGCGTGTTGCTATTTACCGTCGTAGTCGTACCATTAACGGTAAGGTCGCCCCCAATAGTTAAAGGACCCGTGATCGTGCCACCGGTTTTATCAAGTTTCTTATCATCCTGCGTGTCTACATATGTTTTTGTTACATACCCTTTGTCTTTAAGAGCAACGGTCGCCGTCCCCCCAGAAATACTTTCTGAAAAATCCTCTGGTTTAAACTGCAACGTACGCGCCGCCGAGCCGTCATATGTAGTAGAATTTGTCCCATCGGAAATTGTGAGAGGATTTGCAACCTTATTGGCTTTCCCTACCACCGTAGTACCATTTTTAATATTGGTAATCTCTGTAGCGTTGGTTGTTGCTTTTGTGCTAGCCGCGTCGGCGGTTCCTTTAACTTCATTAATTGCCCCAACGACAGTTTTTGCCGTTGTGTTTAGCGCGTTATCTTGTTTTTTTTGATAAGCATCCAGTGCACTGGTTTCAACATAGTCCTTTTTCTCACCAGCCGTAACGCGACCTTTGGCATCAACAGTTACACTGTTATACGTATCAGCTGTGACACCGCTATTGCTTAATCCTAGGGTGAATGAGGTTGCGGGTGTGCTGCTGCCACCGGTCAAGCCGTCTGAAGTTTGAATAGTAACCTTTGCACTATTAATGGCATCTTGTTTGGCCGATGCCAGTTGCTTTGGAGTAACTGCCTTAGTTGTTTCAGTGCCAGTGGCGACCTCTGTATCGGTAGCCAGCTGCACAATACCTTTTTCGGCTGTAGAAGCACTGGGGATACGGATTTGGTGGGTGTGACTGTTTTCTGTAACACTGTTATCACCCAATGTGTTTCCGCTGGTAGCTCCAGACGTTGATGGAGTGCCCAAAGTCAAAGTAACCGCGTTCCCACTCGTCGAGCTAGTTAAACCATTCCCGGCGACAATTGATTTAATCGCATCGGCCGAAATGCTTACCCAAGCCGTACCGTTATAATATCTATATCCATTATCTGTGGTGTTGTAATAAATCTGACCAGCCTTCCCCGACGAGGGATCGCTAGCTAAGTTTTGAATTACAGCATTTTCCAGTTGGTTTTGTTGTAAATTTAATCCGTTAAACCATTTTTGACTCATAATACTCTCCTTTTTAGTTCAGATATGCTTTACCGCTGAAAGCTGCTGAAAAACTGAGTGTTAATTTATTTTTATTAATATAGTTGACTTCTGCTCCACCAACTATGTCCCCTGCACTGGTAACCACACTCACACTAGGATATTTGTCCATATTATGATTGATAGTCCAGGTTGCAGCGGGGGTGCTTTGTAAATGTGTGTATGTGGGAGCGGTTTGAGTAATTTGATAATAATTATTGACCACAGTCCCCCCAGAATTATTGTTGCCAACATTCTCATCGGCCACTTGTTTACTCAAGGGTTGATTATCGGCATACGACGGTCCCAACTTAGCAATGATGAACGCATTAGCTAAATTATTACCAATCTTGTATAAGATGCCATAATCACCCATCTTAAATTCATATTTTGAAGCGTTCACAACGTTTCTGACACGAGTGTGCTCATCGGGCACGATTGTGACGTCCAATGTATAGTCCTCATTAACACCGACTATCTTGCAATAGATAGTCTGATCAAGTGTGGATACCTTATCGTCAATCGTCCCCTTTAACACATCTAGAAAGTCATAACTTGTTCTGTTCATAAATTACCCCCTAGATTCGTGATGCAAATGGTAAATTGCGCACGTTTGATACTGTAATCGACATTGCTCCCGAATAGTCCAAACTACACGATACACCTTGTAACAAAAACCTCTCGTGGTCTACTCCAAAGAACTCATCTGTGATTTCGATCAAATTATTAACCGACAATAGAGGATTAAAACTGATGTTCGTACTTACTGACGACTTGAGAATCAATTGTTTTCTCAGCTCATATTTTGCCCTGTCGTCAGCCAAACTTTGCGATGTAATGTTACTATCGTTGACAACCGGTCCAGTTCTATAACCAATTCGTTGATAACAAAGCGGTGAAGTAGGATCGTCATTTTCTGCAATTGCAGTATAAACTTTTCCATCTACTGTTGCCCCTATAACAACGACACGGTTGACAATGTTATTAACCTGTAATCCAAACGACAGCCCTGAAAAATCTCCATTGCTGTCAGTTAATTCACAGATAACAGGTTTGTCTATATCCAGCGTGGTTTCCTGTGTCGGTAATATTGTTAAATTACCATTAGAGTTATAAAACATTTCTGCTGATAACTGGTTAGCCAATTCCAGCAAAATACTACCGAGAGTCTCACCCGCAGATTTGCTAATTTTAGATTGAGTTTTCTTCCCTTTAAAACTTGAATGATAAATAATGGGGGCCGGATCCAAAGGGTATCCATTACCCTTTGAACCGAGCAAAATCCCTCTAATTGTATCTTCAATGTCTGTCCCTGTAGGAATCTCGTAACTGGTCTCAAGCGTACCAGGTTTCCCCTCGAAAATCGAAAACTTGTCACCAGTCTGTACGGCGACGGTTTGGGAGTCTGGATCTTCCGACGGTGTCAGTGACGAGGCCACATAAACACCGCTGCGTTTCCAGATAATGCTCCCGTCATCTTTTTCAATACCCAAGTCGAGGGCGAATTTAGTTTCCGCCCATAGGGTGTTGACCGAGGGGGTATATTTTTTATCCGTATTATAGAGTGAAAACGATAACGAACGACGTTGACCATTTTGATATTGTTCACTATAAGACGAACCACTTAATAGAATATCTTCATCGGGAATTTGATAATCAACTGTTTCGTCGGGATGAAGAAGAAAAATTCTATATCGGGGGCGCAAAATCGGAGAGTTGATTAAATCGTTAAGCTCTGGGATACTCACGTTGGAATCTAAGTAAGTATCCCCGCTCATAACACTTAATGATAATACATCTCCGCTCGCTAAACCAATAGTTTTTATAATTCGAGCCATTTTGCACCTCCTAAAGAATTGAAGAAAAAATTTTAATTGCCGCCCGTAATAATCGTATCATCCAGTGAGGCAATCTGTGTCCAACTGAAATTGATTTTGTCGGGCTGATAACCGATGTTGTCGGTTGGTTTGTTTGAACCGTTGGTGATTTGCACAATGAAAGCTTGCCCTTTACGGTCTTTAATAAGTTTTGGATTTTTCGATGCCACAACCTTACGCCATTCTTGTAGCATCATAACCTTTTGGTTGGTAGTCAAATGAGATTTCCAAGGAAGTCTTTCCAGATAGCCTTGCGCATACGGAATCTTCTCCTCCTCGGTTAAACATCCCAGATTGATAATTTCGCTGCCTAAATAACAACTTACAGAACTGGAAATGTTGTTCTGGCGACCGTGAGAAAACCTTGGGAACTGACCAAGCGTCTTTTGTTCTGTTTTAGAAATGTTCTGTGCTTGATCGCCCGATTCTACGTCATATTTGAACAACCAAACGTTAGTGGGGTTTGCTACATAAGCTTTTTTGATAGCTGGGCTGGCCGTGTCTATTCTGACGGGCGTGAGCTCTGTTAAGCTCCAGCAATCCCAATCTACTTTTATTGGTTGTGCTAGTTTCTGAATCGCAGTTGGGTTGCCTTCTGCAGAGTAGGCGATGTATTGATATTCTCGCCCAGCGGTGACATTGAAATCGTACACCGTCGTTTGAGTAGTTCCAATGGCCACCGGCGAATAATACGTAATGCCGTCGGCCATCTCTTTTTTGTAAATCGAATAAGAGTTGCCTGGTGTACCAGAAGCTATTTTGTATACCCCATAATCGGTTTCTGCATGGAAGGTCCCGTCTGTGATTATCAAATAACCAATTTCGCCCTTGTCGTTAAACAAATTGGTATAACTTGTAGGCTTTTCCAAACTCTCTTGAATAGTTTTGCCATCCCACTGTTTTTGATAAAAATAAGACACTTTTTGTTTGGTATCATATCCAATGGTATAAACTTCTGTATCTGCATTGAATACGTCATATGTTTCAGACTCTGCGGGGCGACCGGAGAACGAAATTTCACAATATCTATTTAGTCCTTCTTTCATGATTGCCCCTCCTGCTTTTGTGTTTGTGTGACTTTGAGCGTAATGTAGGTCGAGTCGCCCCTTTTGAGATACCACGTCCCAGAATTGTTCTTGGGGTCGTCCTCATATGAAAGAGTACAAGTTTCCAACCCTGTGTATAAGTCATCAATATTTGTCATATAACAATCAATATTGAGTGTTTTATTGGTTAGTTGTGGGTGACGTTTGACTTGTGCCATATGGGTATCGGTTGTTTTATCCCAACCTTCCACCCAATATTTTGTATCATCCCATTTAGCAGGCTCTTGGGTTTGCACTACTCGAGGTCCCGCCGGAGTGAGAACCTGAACTCGTTTGAGGTCGGTCCAAACGTTGTATTGTGAGGGGATCTCTTTTTTGAGACAATATTGTTGGTCCCCCTCAGAGTAATAAACATTTGTACCGTCGGTCCACACATTTTCGCCATTAAAATCCACCAAGCCTATCCATCGTTTTTCAATCCAGCTGTCCAGTGTTTTGTCAAATTGATATTGTTTGGTCCCCTCAGAGTAATAAACATTTGTACCGTCGGTCCACACGTTTAGCCCATTAAAATCAACTAATCCTTGCCACTGTTTCTCAACCCATCTAAATGTGGGTTCGGCAATAAATTGATATTGTTTTGTCCCTTCGGAATAATAAACATTTTGTCCGTCGCTCCAAGTGTTGCGACCTTGAAATGAAGAGAGACTACCAAACCACTGTTTCTTAACCCATGTTTGATAGTTTAATAGATATTGCTCTGTGTTATGAGAATAATACCAACCGCCAAGACCACTGTTACGAGGGGTCCAAATGTCTTGGCCATATACATATTTATAACCTGATGTCCCCCAAGTGTTTTTCCCCCATCTATCAGACGTTGTTAAAACATATTGGTCCGCACCTGCTGAATACCACGTGGTGGCTCCATCAAACCAGACATTCTTGCCATCAAAAATTGTCAACCCGCTCCAGGTTTTTTGAGACCAAGTAGACGTGGTTTTATCTAATTGATATTGAGCAGAGCCACTAGAATAATAAACATGTTCTCCATTGACCCAAATATTGTAGCCATTCACATCTGATAAACCCGACCATTGTTGGGGTTGCCATTCCGAATATGTCGGAGATTGCAAACAGCACTCTCCAATTTCTCGTGATTTCAGGGTGTTAATGAAGTCGTTAATATTGGTATAGTTTGTAAGCTCCGTCCCTGTCTTTTTTTCAAAAGGATGAGGATAGTTTAAATATTCAAGCTCTGCGTTGCCATCCTTAGTTAAATCGCCAGTTGTGTCATCAGCCCACGATTTAGGTTGCAAATAAAACGCTTCCGTAGTTGTGGTGGCCAATGGAAACATAGATAGTCCAGCGCAATCGAGCATAGTAGAGTTGTTCTTAACAGTACATTTGAGACGATTGCGCGAAGGGTTAAAAGAACCAACGAGGTCTACACCGTAAATTTTTGTTATATCTCCTTTCATGCCTTATCGCCCCCTTTTGATGTTAAAAAGTTCTCTGGTAACGCCAATGAAATGCGTAATTTATCTGTATTGCCAAAATGGTCCCCGATATCAACCACATATGTGAAGATGTCGCCACAGAAGTTGGCATCTAACTCCATCTGTGTGTGGAATTCTATATTACCTTCCTTATTGGCAACCATTTTACTGGGATTTTGTGTAATGTTGTCAATTTGGTCAGTTTGATATTTAAAGAATCGCTTAAGTTGTGCTCCTTCTAAGGGAAGTGCCATTTTTGAGGTAGCCTTCCATGAGGGCATTTTCGCGTCATTTTCCCCCTTATCAACCCCTTGTAAACCAACATACGATGATGCATCTTCTGTAGACGTTACCACACCATCAGCATCACCAAGTTTGATCGCTGTATTATCTTTATCCTTTGATAAAGCGGGGTAACCATAATCTTGAATACCTAATTTCACCGAATGTGTCTTACAATCAAACTCTCCTGAAAACTGTGCTATCAGTTTGGTGGGATTAATCGTAACCTCAATCTTAATACCCATTAACAACACGTTGCCAAGTTCATCTTCTACGATTAACACAATATAGTAGACATTGGGTATAGCCTGATGCTGCTCAACCGCTTTAGGCGTAGGCCCATCTAATCCATAAAAGGTCGTCCTAATGGCACCATCATATTGCTTGCCTGTATCTTGAATGATATTACCATATGCGTCAACCAATAACCAACGATATGAAGTCCAAGATTTATTTTGTGCTTGTAAATATTGACCGCCAACTTCGATATAACGGCGTTCAACTTTTTGTGAACACAAAATCGGCACTGTTAAAATTTCGCCACCGCTTTCTAATAGAAACTCGTGCCCATGCTCGTTTACGACCGCTAGATTTTCTAAAACCCAAGGTACGAGACGCGGCGAATCATAAGCATAAAACGGTGTTTCATCGCTTGATTTAAAATTAGTGCGAATTTCATATTTTAATGGATTGATTGAGGAGTAGGGCTCTTTTGATGCTGGCGGTTCTGGAGTGTAACTAACGGCCCAGTTTGTTGTGTCAACGTCCGTCGCTTTAATCACCGTACCATCGGAAACGTATAATCTCGCCCCCGCTTGTAGTCCAACAAACGGAGAAACATAGACTTTACCCGCACTGTTTTTGAAAATTTCACCATGAAATTTATCAATCTCAGAGTTGGGATAAATTTCTAATGGTTCTTCTTCTGTAAATGTAATCGGGGCGCCTAAAGACAAGATGTTGTTGTCACCGGTTGCTTCTGCTTTGGAAACAATGTTTTGATTTGTGAACGAACCATCTTTAACAAAAAATACTTTACCAATATACGAAGAAACTTTGCGATACGCAAAAGCCATCAAAAATGTAAACTTGGGTGTATTTGGCCCGTCAACTCCTTCCGATGTAGTGAAATTAATCGTAAAATACCCCGTCAACGGATTGGCCTTCGAATTGTGTTCGTTCCAAATAAGAACCGATTGACCACCATAATCTGCTGTATAACTATCTTGTTTCTCGTCGTGTTTGTAGTTACACAGTGGCGTTGTATTAAGTGTTTTGCATTTGGCATTAAACTCAGCAATCTTTTTTTCGCCCTCAACCTCGTAAGAATAATTCCCTTGAGTATATGTTGCTCCACTTGCCGTCAATTCAAAATTGATTGACTGATCGACAGAGTTTTGTGAGGTCATATGTTCTGGATCGTTGGAATATTTATATACCGCGAAATGTGTCGCGGGTTCTTTCCCATACAGATCATCGTTACTAAAACCACGAGAGTCGCCCGAAATAGGATAAATATGCCCTAGACTCTGGCTGTATGATTCTATATAGGTTCGTGTGCCAGTCTGAGCAAGTAACTGGGGAAGAAGTTGATGTTGCGAGGTACTGCTCGAATAATAAATATTTGCCCCATCAGTCCAAATATATTGCCCATTAGCATCGATTAATCCTGGCCATGGCTTTTGCTTCCACATGGAGGTTAATTTATTCAGTTGATACTGTTCCGCGCCGTTGGAATAATAAATATTTTCTCTATCGGTCCAAATGTATCGTCCATCAAAAGTTGTTAGCCCATTCCAAGTCTTGTCATACCACGTGGAGGTTGATTGACCTAGTCGATACTGTTTCACACCATTTGAATAATAAATATTTTCCCCATCAGTCCAAATGAATTGCCCATTAAAAGTTGTTAGCCCATTCCAAGTTTTTGATGTCCAAGTGGAGTTTGATTTGTCTAGTTGATATTGACCTTGTGTGTCTTGTGTGGGACAAGAATAATATATATTAGTGCCATCAGTCCAAATGTATCGTCCATCAAAATCTGTTAGTCCTGTCCAACTCTTTTCAGACCAAGTGGAGTTTGATTTGTCTAGTTGATATTGTTCCGCATCGTTGGAATAATATATATTGTCCCCATCAGTCCAAACGAATTGCCCATCAAAAGTTGTTAGCCCATTCCAAGTTTTTGATGTCCACGTTAATGTATTTTTATTTAATTGATAGTGTAAAGAGCCTTGTGAATAATATATGTGTTGTCCATCTGTCCAAATCTCTGCACCCTCGGGAGCACCTTTATTCCAAATCTTTTCAGACCAAGTGGAGGTTGATTTATCTAGTTGATACTGGACGTAGCCGTTGGAATAATAAATGTTTTTTCCATCGGTCCAAATGTATCGTCCATCAAAATCTGTTAGTCCTGTCCAACTCTTTTCAGACCAAGTGGAGTTTGATTTGTCTAGTTGATATTGAGATGTGCCAGAAGAATAGTACGTATTCGTTCCATCTGTCCAGAAATTACTTGCAAACAAAACCGTTAGTTCAGGCCACTCTTTTGAACTCCACTCTAATGAATTTTTGTCAAGTTGGTAATGGAGTCTTCCGCTGGAGCAATATACATTCGTACCATCAGTCCAAATATTCGCGCCATCAGGAGAGATGTTCCAAGTCTTTTCAGACCACTTGGAGGTTGATTTATCTAGCTGATACTGGAACGATTGTTGTCCCTCACCATCAGCAGTGGCAACTTCCGCTGAATAATATATATTGGTACCGTCGGTCCATACGTTTAGCCCATTAAAATCAACTAATCCTTGCCAAGTCTTTTCAGACCAAGTGGAGTTTGATTTGTCTAGTTGATATTGTTCCGCATCGTTGGAATAATATATATTGTCCCCATCAGTCCAAACGAATTGCCCATAAAAATCTGTTAATCCTTGCCAAGTCTTTTCAGACCAAGTGGAGGTTAATTGATCTAGTTGATATTGTTGTGTCCCGCAGGAATAATAAACGTTTTCCCCATCAGTCCAAATACGTTCGCGATCCAGGTCCGTTAACCACTTCCATTTTTGTTCTGCCCACATTTCACCATGCACTTCTCTTAACAGCTGTAACCATTGCTTGGCATAAATCTTATCACTGATTGGACCTTGAATCCTATCTTCAGTTGAGCCCAGAATTGTTCCACTTGTTAGCAGTGTGTCAAACTCAGAATCAGCCATTGCGTCGTAACTAATGGTGTGAAGAGGGGGTTCCTGTGGATCGATAATTTTCGATTCGGTAATAGCACCCTTAGAACCAGAGTACAGAGTGATTTGCCATTTATATGTCTTACCTTGATTAGATAGAGATAGGGGGTTTTTGTTGCAGTCTACCCACACGCCATCTGTGGACTGGATTAGTGCTCCCCCATTATATTGGAAAACACTTCCAGCGTACTTGTCTCCACTTTTTACATAGATAATATCACCCTCGCTAAGTGCAACAACATCCTTCGACACGCCCGATGTGGTTACCGTGCAAATCGAATCTTTTGCTAGAATCATATCCCCCACAAATATGAGAGCTCCGTCAATCACGACCGGTTCTAGAATTGCAACTTCGGTTTCTGGATCTATGCTGATTTGAATACATAATTGACCATTGTTGCCAATAACGTATGTCTTATTATTGTTCCATTCGTCCGATTTATAATAATCGACATACTTTGTTGCCTTAAAATAAATAGCATTATAGGATGTGGTAATTTTTGGTTTAAAATGTTGAATAAATGGAATGCGTAATTCGCTTCCGTTTAAACCGTCTATATTTGTTACAATTGGTAATTCACTAATAGGGCTAATCTTATTTTTATTGCTCTCGTTTGGAAAAACCAGTGTATTGTTTTCGTCGTAAACCTCAATCTTGTAACCCGTGATTGCAATATTCGACGTGTCAATTTGGCAAGTAAAATATTTTTCACCATCCGGGATGGTTAAATCCACGGGTTCCAGATAAGGATAACAATAATTAGGTTTATAAACTGCCATGCGTTCCTCCTTCAATTACCGAGGAATCCTCGGCTGTTTTACCTTTTTTACTTTGAAATTTTTTGCACTCGGTTGGACAAAATGAGATGCAATTCTTAATGCGGTCGCTTTCAGTTGCGGCACACAAATAAAAATTCCCATCGGGAATTAAAAATTTACATTTTTTATTAAATCGATTTGTATCTGGCATGTTGTCGCCTCCGAATAAAAGTATTGTTTTATTTGTTGTCTGGGGGCCAGGTGATTCGGCCACCCAGACATGAAAAAATAAATTAAGTTTTGAGTTACTGAAAACGGTTTGTTAATTTTTGGAACTTAAATCCCAGTAGAACGCAGTGTCCTTGTAATTCATAACCACTACAAACCGTTCATTCCCATAAGCGGCATGTATTGAACTCACCTGTGGCAAAGAGGGGAGTGTCATAGGCTTCCAGCTTGTACCATTAGTAGACAACGCCCCCACGGGGGTTCCCTCGTTCGAAGCAAAAGCGAGAAATCGTCCATTACCATACGCGGCCGACTCCCAGTCTAAGTCAGACGGTAATTGAAACTCCGCCCACGATTTACCATCGAAAGAATATATACCACGATCAGAGGACCAAGTATTTATATTGTTTGTTAATGCAATAAATCGGTCTCCCCCAAAAATACTACAAGTATTTATACTATTTTTAAAAACGAAAGAATAATCCCAAGTAATCGCGTCTGGTGAATGAGCAATCACCGTAGAGTTATCCCGCATTGCGATAAAAGTATTATTTCCATAACTGGCATATCCCCATGTGCCAGTGAGAGGCAAAACGGATACCTCCCAATGTATTCCATCAAGAGAATAGGCGCATTTATCAGTGTCTGCGTATTCGCCCGAGTCTTTTTTCTCAGAGGACGCCATTGCCAAAAACCTACCATTACCATAAGTGATGTTGGCCCAAGAGCCGCTAAATGGCATCGTCATCGTTTCCCACGACACCCCATCAGTAGAACATACTCCAGTTGTTCCACTACCTAACGCGACAAACTTTCCTCCGCCGGCACCAATTCGATCATATACCCCTGTTATCTGTGTTGTTGCCCAATTCGCCCCGTCGGTAGAATATGTAAACGTTGTTTGTTCAGGATTGGTGGTAGAACCAACGATCATAAATTTGCCGTTCCCAAATACGATATCGTTCGCACGTTTTGTGGGCATTGTCATGGTTTGCCAATTTGGAGGCGGTGCACTTGGTCTTAAGGCTACTTGTCCAGTTTTTAATTCAATATACCCCATAAGTACCTCACTGAATAAAATATTTCATAGTGAACGTTTGTGGGAGCGTATTGGTAGTAACTTTAAATGTAAATTTTCCACTGCTTTCGGTAATAATACTGGACGACGTATTATCATTTAACCAAGTTTCCGTATCCTCGTCTAAAGGATATAATCTCACGAAATTTGCAGTAGTAACATCTGAGTCAGTTATTGTACACAAATATGGCTCACTAGTGCCCGTGATACTAATATTGGAACTGGTGTTGGTAATTGTTTTTGATATGATTGACGGAGGGGCACTTGGTATATAACTATTGATAATTTTAAACATTCCTTCGGTAGAAGTGTCAAAAATTTCTATACTATAATTTACTGGTGTTGCCCGATCTGTCGTTAAAACAATCTGTCCGTCGGTTTTCACACCCGTCAATACAGCGGGAGAATTCACATACATTGTAACCGCGCTGTTTGTAGTAATCCACGAATTCGTAATTGTCGCTGTAATTTGTTTTTGTCTTTCGCCCTCAAAAGCCGTAACCACAAAACTGCTAACACCAGCCATAAGCATTACTATAGAGCCGCTCCCTGATATCATATTGCCGTTCTCATAAGCTACACAATCGTATATCACAAAATGTTGGTCGCTGCCCAAGTTAAAATCCAACCCAGGAAAAGAAAAATCCTCGTTGGTGACTAAAATAGCGGTGGCAGCGAAAGTTTGTGCCGTGTTATTCACATTGGCGGTTAGTGTATATTGATTGCCAACTATTAGACCAAACCGTGATGCGCTCACGACCAAGGTTCCACCATCATCGGGCCCCGACCATTTTGTCGCATCTTGTCCAATAAAAAACGCCTCTGGGACTTTGCTTTCCCATTGGTCAACAACTCCGTTAAAATATCCATATTCAATTGGCAGCGTGCTGGGGGTATACTGATTTACAACAGTGAATTGACCCTCGTTATTTGTTTGTTTGATTTTATATTCAAATGACCGATTGCCTCCGGCTGCAACATCGCTCTCAATCGTAAACCCACCTTTGCCTCCACTAATCTCTAGTGAACCTTCATAAAAAATATTGACTACAACATCGCTGGTCTCAGTAATGTCACTATCAGTAATGGAAACTGTAGTTTCTCCCCTTGGCCATTTTGCCGTCTTTACCACACTGGTTTGTTGTGGTAATGCTACAGGCGTTGGCTGGGGTGTTGGAGTGTAGTTATTAACAACCTCAAACAAGCCTTCGGTCGGCGTGTCGAGAATTTCCATTTCGTAAGACACTGTGCCGCCTTCGCTTGCATTAAGTGTTGTGCTTCCATCGATTTTCGTTCCACTAACGATAATACTCGAATTGATATACATCGTAACGGCACTATTTACCTTAATTGCTGAGTTAGTAATTGTTGCTGGCGAAACTATTTCCAACCTACCGCTGAAATTAGTTATCTTCGCTGATGTTGGTGACGAAGAAAGGCTTGCAATAATAATCGACCCATTGCCTTTTTGAGGATAACCTTGACTAAAATCACAATGGTCATAAATAACAAAACCCTCACTACCGTCGTCAAGCATCAGTACTTTAGAGCCACTAACTCCTAGTGCAGATGCGCCATCAGCCACCGTACCAGAAAATGCTTTTCCCGTTCCATCAATGTTAACGTCTATCTTGTATGAACTACCGACAATAAGTCCTAAATCGCTAGTACTTGTTAACGCTTTTGATCCACCTTCTCCTAATGTTGTCCAAGTAGCGGCGTCTGCATTAACAAAGAATGCGTTTGATGCAGACTGGGAAGTTGACGTAAACTCTACCGAGCCACTTAATTTTGTGTAGGTTATGGCACCGCCGCCGCCCACTGTATTTAACAATTCCACATAGTGATATTGAGTGATTCCCAAATCAGCAAATGTGGATTCACTGTAAGACAAATTCGCCGCGCCGGGATTAGCGTTAGAAACCAGATTAGTCGATTTGAGTCCAGTCAACTTACCATCTGTCACTGTAATGGTCGCAGACTTCAGTTCATATGTTGATGCGCCATCTGTTCCCTGCTGTGTGCCACCAACAACATTGGCGTCAATAGCATCCAGAGCTTCGCTCATTGTGAAGATTGCGGTCAACGGATAAGGCGTGGTGTCAAGTTTAACAACATAAGTCTTCCCGTTTTCTAAAGCCGTAGTGATAGGCACCGTTGTCCAATCGGTGGGCTCTGGTGTGACATTACCCAAATCTACCAATCCTACTGTATTGGGTGCTTTAATTTCCCCATTAACCTTTACTTGTGTAATTGTGCCAATATTTGTAGTAAACCCACGATCGTTGGCAAGTTGACTAACTTTAGTTGGGATAGCAGCCTGGGTAACAAACCCGCTGTCGTTCGTGAGTTGGCTTGTTTTGGTAGGCACTGCGGGCACATAAGCGTTTATGACTTCAAAAAGCCCCTCGGCACTCGTTTCTTCGACCTCGTACTCATACGGGATTGCCGTTGTCGGCACGCTATCGCGGATAACGGTTATAGAACCACTCGCTTTGCTTTGAGCCTTTACACCACCTTCGTCGGTTAAGTACATTTTAACCGAAGTGTTTGCGGTTATATCGGCGTCGGAGATGGTGTAGGTTACTTGTGCGGCGGCTTTCCAGTATGCACCGTTTGCGCTACTCTGTGCAACAGCGACAAACTTACCATCGCCATATGTTACATCATTCCAGCGTATACTCGCTGGCAAAGTAGTTTCTGTCCAAGTAATACCATCAATTGAGTATGCGCCTTTGTCGCTATTATATGCTACTGCAACAAATTTATCATCGCCGTAGGTTACGCCTATCCAACTTCTACTCGTGGGCATACTCATTTCAGTCCAAGTTATTCCGTCGGTAGAATATGCACCTTTGTCGCTAATATATGCCACAGCAACAAACTTTCCGTTACCGTAGGTTACTCGCCGCCAAATTCTACTCGCGGACATACTCATTTCCGCCCAAGTAATACCGTCAGTTGAGTATGCTCCATACAGACTATCGACTACAACTGCAACAAACTTACCATCGCCATATGTTACACTCGCCCAATCTCTACTCGAGGGCATACTCATTTCTGTCCAAGTTACACCGTCGGTGGAATATGCTCCTTTGTCGCTACTGGCAGCAACCGCGACAAATTTTCCGTTACCGTAGGTTAAACCGTTCCAACTTCTACTCGCTGGCATATTCATTTCTGTCCAATTTATGCCGTCAGTTGAGTATGCTCCGTTTGTGTTACCACTCGCTACTGCAACATACTTTCCGTTACCGTAGGTTACTATCCAACTCCCAACCGCTGGCATACTCATTTCTGTCCAAGTAATACCATTGGTTGAATATGCGCCCTTATCACTATTAAATGCAACCGCAACATACTTTCCGTCGCCGTAGGTTACACTGTTCCATTTTCTACTCGCAGGCAAAGTATTTTGTTTCCACCCTTCTTCAGGAGTAATCCACCCTGTTGTTGGTAAAACACCACTTTGTATTGCACCAGTTTTTTGAGGAAGAGCAACGGGCACCTGGTTTTCGGTAATATAATGAGCATCGTTTTCTAATTCGCTTACCTTTGTAGGTAACTGCTCTGGCCCCACAGCACCGATATTAGTTCTCGCTTGTGCCTTTTGATTACTTTCGAGGTCTTGTTTTTGTGAATATAATACAGCGCCGGTCGGAATCTGATTTTCGGCGGCGGCACCTATATTTTTCCTTGCCTGTTCTTGTTCTTTTTCTTCGAGATTTTGTGGGGTATACAACACCGCATCAGTGACTTGTGATTGCCCACCATTCTTAATCTGGTTGAGCAATGCTTGAACTTCTTGCCCCGTTTGGGTTAATTTATAACTCATGTTTCACTCCTTCGGGACTAAGCCCCCTAAAGTATTTTGGAAGAGACGTTTTTTCGAGAACGTCGCTAAAAACTCGTTATCAACCTTCAAATAAAATGAAGATTTTATTATTCCAACACAGAATCCCCTAATAAATGGGGAATCTGTGTGAAATAAGTTAAAATACATTAAGAATGTCTAGTGAGATTACGTGCAGCTTGAAGTTGTCGCACAAAGTCATCCATATCAAACCCAGGTTGAGCAACCATATGAACATCCAGATGTTCAACATTAAACGATTCGTCGGTTCCGAACCCTGTTGTGTGACTGAACTTGCCATTGATGTCCACAAGTTGTTTAATCAGGTTAGGAGCAACCTCGCCCAGTTGCCATACGTTGCGCGTAAGGTCGGCGGGAACAACTCCAGACTTCGACGGAAGAGCCGTCAAAGTACCTTGAGGAGTAATAATACCTTCCAAACCGTATTGCGGATCGTCGTTGATGAAAGCGGGGCCGCCGGCGGTAGATAGGGTGCCCGATGCGTGAGAGGAAACTTTCTCGACGGCATACATGACACCATCTTTCCCCAAGTAATAAATCTCGCCATTTTGTGTAAAAAACCTTCCCTGGAAGCCAGAGGTATGTAACATTTCGCTATAACTCTTTGGGTTTTCCTTAGCGTTCCTAACCGAGATCCATTTTTGTTTGTCATCAGACCAAAAGAATATCTGAGCCTTTTGGTTCCACCACCACGTCTTGTCATCGAGATATGTATTATTTTCTCCACCGCCTGGCAAAGCTTTTTGGTTACCTGTGACTTGCCACTCTTCTCCAATTTGCTGCTTTATCCACGGTGACCAAGATTCATTACCTTTGGTTGACAAATGGGCTGTGTTTGCCCCAATGCCAGAAGTGATATTGCCAATGCCACCTCTATTCTTTTGAACTTTATCAACCGTTTCTTCATAACCTTTGATTATCTTGTCTCCTTCGTCTCCCGATAACCCCGTTAATTCACGGACTGTCTCGTTATTGAAATATTTAGAGGCGTTATCGTACGCCGTCTCAAACGCACCCCTAGCACTGTTGAAAGCATCAATATCCTTAGAATCCATCTTCCCCAAATCAGCTAAAGAGCCTCCCCTGAGAAGAAGTTGCATTCCTTTGGTTTTGGTCAAGTCAGTGTAAGCTTGTTTCAGGCTCTCTACTGTTTGCGCATTTTTATAATATTCGGATTCTACCTTCTGTTTCTGCAATTCTTTATTATCTTCAAGAACGTCAAATGTTGGGGGGTTTTCAACTACATTCTCCCAATATTTCAGAACATCCATTGTTGACTTAGCGTTCCCAGCCCAGTCTTTCATAAATTTTTGAGCTTTGTCAAATTCTTTGCTTTCGGTTAAATTACTCATCCAATCACGCTGAGCCTGTAGCTCATCAATCATAACTTGCAATTCGTTAACCTTTTTCTCATTGTCTAGTTCTTCTAGCTCTTTTTGAGCATCGGCAATGGCAGAGGTGTCTGCCTCGTAAACCCAACCAATACCCTCTCTCCAAACTTTCTTTTTTTCGTTTTGAGCATTTTCGAGCTTGATTTTAGCTTCAATAAGCTTATTTTCATATTCGCGCTGTTTGTTGATTTGCTCAAGTGCTGATTTTTGTTCCTCAAGAGCATTTTGTTGACGTTCGAGAGAGCGATCTATTGCTTGTTGTGCGGACTGAACCACCTTGTTATACTCAGCCGTTGTAACGTTCCCAATATTTTTAGCCGCTTTTTTATAAGTGTCAAGATATAGTTCCCAAATATCGTTTTGTGTTTCTTCCTCAAGTTCCCCAAACTCAGGGGTCATAAGAGCTTTTAGAAGACTGTCCATAGAAGTGCTATCTTTATTAAACCCTCCTTGATCAAGCGTCTCTAATACCTTCTTCATCGAAGGGTCGTTCAAGAGTTTTTCATAAATTTTTGCCCCCGAAGCGGTACCGCCAGTCCAATCTTTTAATAATTGGCCACCTAATACTCTATATTCTTGTTCCATGGCTCCAGTAACCAAAGATAGGTTATCTTGTCCGATGGTTGTAGCTTCTGCTCCATTTTTCGCAATGATAGCTCGCAAAGATTCGACAGATAAGGTTCCCGTTGACATTAGTTCATCAAAATACGAAGTTAAAGATTCTAAAGATTCGGACAAATCGCTAATTGAGGAATTTAAATCCCCTATTGTTAATAAGCCAAAATCATCAACTCGAATCCTAACTTCGTCTAATGTCATGCCAAGAGCGAGGGCTGCTTGATTCAACAAGTCAGTTTGAACCTCTGTGCTGAGTCCGTAAGTATTGTTAATTATATCCGACAAAGTAAAACGACTCCCCGCCAGTAAAGATTGAACCGAAGTCGAATCATCTTGTTCCATCAGCAATTGAATCAAACGTTTGACCTCAGTAGTTAATTCAACATTGGCTAAACCGGCAATTTGTCGCTCTACATCGGCAACGCCTCGGCGTGCTAAGGATAAAGAGCTTTCGTCAGAAATACCCGACCCCAAATACGCCTTTTTCAACTCGCGATTTAAACGCTCTTTTTCTTCGTCGGCGGTTAAAGATAAGCCCTCTTTTGAAGCCATAAACGCCGCATCTTCCGCATCGATACGCGCCATCTTAGCTACTTTTGCTAATCGAGAGCGGATTTTTGACGATATATTCTCGTCTGCTAATATAGAGTCTAAATTTAAGTATAAATCAGTAGCCGACGCAGAGCTTGTCGCAGTAATTAAATCAGAATACTTCTCTTGTCCAATAATAGCCTCAAAAGCGTCTTTAAATGCCCCAGTATCTTTATCGGCATCTTTAATGGCTTGAACATTTTCTCTAATAGATTTGATATCATCGGAAAGCAGATTGCTTTGTTTTGACACCGAATACAAATTCTCAAGAGATGCTTCTTGCGATTTTAGAGTTTCTAGAAGCTTTGATGCAGTTTCAATGCGCTTTTTGCGTGCAATTTCTTCTGCGTCGATTAATTGGGCGATAGGTGTAGCAATAACGCTGCCAATCGTAGAGCCAATCATTGCACCTAAGGGCCCACCGAAGGTTCCAAGAATTGCGGTCAGACCTCCCGAAACGGCGCCTGCGACTACTTGAGCCTCGATTGAGCCCTCGGTTGCTATTCCAGTGGTTATACCACTAAACAATCCCCCGAGTGCGGCTCCAGGAATGTTAGATTTGACGGATTTGAACCTGTTTTTTGCCTTCTCGGTTTTTCCAGGGACACCACCTGTTTTTTGCTGATTTGTATCTTGAGCAACTGCTTTGGCGTGTTTTTGAGTTTCTTCTGTATCTCGCGAAGTAGCATTTGTGTTTTTGTTTTCTTCTTTGGTTCCTTGCGCTTCGGCGGCGGCCCCTTGTGATGCGCTCTCTGTAACTTGGTCTAGTGCAGAGGCCGTGCTAGTGGCAGATTGAGCCAATTTGTTATTGGCCTCGTCGATCTGTTTCTTTTGTATATCTTCTAGTTTGGACGCCTTCCAATCTTGCTGATATTGTGCAAATTTTGTAGGTCCCAAGCCGTTAACAAAACTCCTGCCTTTACCCACAGAGAAAAACTCTTTCATCCAAAGCGGAACTTTAAAGGCGTTATATTGGATCAGAGCTGTCCCGACAGCTCGAATGGAGGGAAGAAGTATTTTCATTAAAACAACGGACAAATCGGTAAACAATTTAACGAGTCCCGACTGCTCCAAAGTCATAGCGAGGTTTTCCCAAGCTGATTGCAGTCTATTTGATGCGCTTTGAATGGTTTCCATATATGCGGCATACTTGCTTTCGGCCGTACCTTGTGAATGCGCCGAAACCTCTTCTAGTTCTTCCGCACGATCCATATTTTCCATCAACACAAGGAATTGCTCGCGTTGACGAACACCGGCCATAGCTGTAGCAATCGCGTTTTTCGACACGTTGTCAAGATTAATCCACCTATCACTCAGTTCGTCAAGAACATCACTAAAACTTCTAAATTCTGTATTGGTCGCTCGAATACTGATACCAATTTTACCCAATACTTTTTCAATATCGTTAAGATTCTCGAGATCAGTATCAGACGATGCCTCGAGATTCATTTTTGTATAAGCGCCCGCTTTTACGTTGCCGTAACGGGACATGATAGTTCTACAATTTGTTACTTCGTATTGTTGTTTCAATACTACTCACCACTTGTGTGGCGGGGCGGTGCTTCCAAGAGTGTCTCTACACTCGACCAACCCTCACGGATTTTTTATTAGATTATATTCCGTAGTTCAGACTGGCGCACTCTCATTATAACATGAGATTTTTTCGTTCAGTCGTTCAAGGTCCTATTGGGAGAAAGAAGTGGTAATTCTATCTCGCTTTTCACTATGAGGCTCCAATAGTGCCGTATTTAAAACACAAGCCTCGTTTTCTAAGTGAAAATTTAAAGAATGGTAATTGGGTAAAATCCCCTCATTTTGAACATATTGTTGAATAAGGGTAGAACATAAGAGAGGATTATTAATTAAATCGTCTTCCCATAAATAAAGGATTTCTTTGTTTAGTTTATTGCAAACGTATGTGTGCTTCCTTTTGTCAGCGATAATATCCTTTGCTTGTTGCAGGTTAATAATTTGAGGGTACTTTCTAACATCAGCATGCCAATACGTCCCCATAATTTCAATCGGTAATTCGCTATCTACAAGGAAAATATCAAAATTAAAAGGCCCACAAGGTTCTTCATTGCGATAGTCCAATCTCAAGTATTCGCACATTTTATTGGCAATCCTTTGTGGAGCCGTATTTGCTCGCGACAAACGATCTCCATTTGAATTGCGAGTCTGCGCAATTCCGATTTTTGCGCATTCTGCGCTGCAATAAATTCTTCGCTTACTATAGTATTTATTACGAGGTCTAAACGTGCGCCCACATATAGGACAAATTTTGACCCGTTGTTCTTCTGTAAAGTTCACATCATAACGAGACGAACGCTCGTGGTTTCGCTCTCGCTGCCATATATTTTGGCACGTAGTCGAATAAAACTTTTGTGAAGATAATTTACCACAAATAAACGCATTTCCACAAATAGGGCAAACACGCTCTTCGGACTTTTCTTTACGCCGAAATTCAATTTCACACTGTTTGCAACAAAAAACGTTTTTCCCTTTAGGTTTATCATAACGGGAAATCAAACTCCCGCAATTTGCGCAAGTGGACACATGACGTGTAATCCTTTTGCGTTCCGCTTCTCGTTTACACTGAGCAGAACAATATTTGGTTTGCGCAGCATAACGCTCCTTTACTGCAAAATTCTTACCACAATTTATGCAGCTTTTTGTTACCATTCTATCCATATAGGTTCCTCCTTGTTGCCCATCTCTGGGGTTCAAGAAATTAGAAAAAATTTTGCTTAAGGGGGTTATGTATTATTCCCCTTTGGCCCCCAGTATAACTATCAATACTCTATTAAGGGCCATACCCACACTCGACGCATCGCGTTGGGTGGTTTCAATGATTGTTGAAGCGTAGGCTATCGTCTCGTCTAACGACACGCCCGCCAATTGCGCCGTCGTGGCAACGTTTTGCAGAGCAGCACCAATATCTGCAGCGGACACCGCTGCTTTCATGTCAACTGCTGTCAGTTTTGAAACCACATCTACAGCGTCAGACACCTCTAATTTAAACCCTTTAATCATTGAGGTTAAATACTCAGTTGCCTTACTGGCTTCAATCATACCCAGTTTACTTAAATAAGTTGAGGCGGTAATAAGCTCTCCAGCCTGTTGTGCTTCGTAACCTTGTCTATAATTGTGTTACTTTTGAACTTCGTTACGTTTCAAAAGATTAAGAGAATTTTTATATCTCAAAATTTTCTTTTATTTTCATAAAAGTTCAGACTATATCTTTGGTGAATAAAAGTTTCCTTTTATTTCCATCCCCTGCTTCCACCCACTTAGGTGTACATAATAGTCGTTGAACCTTCTCCTATTCGGAGCTTGGCTGCTGATTATCCAATTTGTATAATTTTTAACCATCACACTTAAGCGTGTTTCATCTTTATGTTGTGGTTTATACAACTTTAGGAACTCCCAGCAATTCAAGGGATTTATAGTGACCTAGACTTTTAGTTAAGCCACTCGTTCGCCGCGTTTGCGATCTGAATAGTTGTTGCACCGAGTTGATCGGCCAATGCTCGATAATCTCGAATTAATCCCGTGGCGTCTTCACGCGAGCCGCCTGTGACAACACGTAAGTTAAACATTGCCGTATCGAGCTCTTTGGTTAACTGAATAATTTTCGAGATGGACGCCATTAATTTATTCAATATTCTGTATACGCCCGTATAGTCAAACATACGAGTAATTGTGTTTTTAATATTAGCGCCAAGAACATCAAGGAAATTGCCAGCACCATATTTGGCACCCTGCACTTTCAACGAGTTTAATTTACGGCGCGCTTGTGCTTCCGCTTCGATTTGTGCCACCTGGTCTTTCGACAACCTGCCTTGTTCGATTAACAATTCGTTTTCTGTGGTGAGCTTAGAAATAATACCTTCATATTCCACAAGTAGCTGCTCACGAGCGGTACGTCCTTTGGATAGCATTTGAGGTGTCGTGGCAAGCTCTTTTTCGATTTTGTCGCGCTCATTCATGGCTTTAGTGATTTCGTTTAGATTTTTCTTATATTGATTAAAATCTTCCTTTTCACCAGCACCTTGTGTCTTGCCTTTCCCGTTTCCTGTTTTTGCCAACGCGGCGGCCTCTCGGGCTTTGCTTTCGGCTATTTCCTCGCGGACTTTTTGGTTTTCTAATTGTTGTTTAAGACTGTCGCTAGCCGTAATTTTCTTGCGTCGCTTATGCGTTGCCTCTGTGCTTTTTTCGACAGCTTGCTCACTTTTTTGATCTGCGGCAATGCCCTGTTGTTCGGCATCGGTTTTTTCTTTAAGTACGGTAATCAGCTCTTTTAATGCGCTAACCTTATCTTTAACAGCGTCGGACTCTCCCTGCAATGCTTGCGCTGACTCCTTATCCACCTCAATACTCTTGGCCTCTGTTTTTGTGCGCTCTTCTAAGGCGGGAGTTAATTCTTGTGTGGGGAGTGATTGGGTTGGCTCTTGTGTAGGTAACAATGGATTCAATTCTTGTCGTACACGAGCACCAATTAATCTATATACGGCCGCAGCTGTAGCATCCGCGCTGTAGCCCTTGGCAACATCACCAACATCTTGTGGTAAACGATTGTCGAATTCAGTGTATAAACGATCGTGCTCAACAACTTGATGTTGTAGTGCTTGCTCGTAATCTTCCCAAGTTGCGTATTGTGCCGAAGGTGTGAATTGCGCCCGCAGTTGATCGACTCTGTCTTGGACCTGTTTGGAATATCTAATATCTTTAGACGTGGAATCGACGTGTGCACCCATGGGAGTTTTGCCCGCCTGATAGTCCCATCCCAATAAACGAGCAAATTCTTCCTCGGTACCGTACATGTCCTTTATCTTTTGATATAGTTGAGGATCGTGTACCGCTTTGGTAAGAACTGCAGGATCGGCCTTGCGTTTATCCTTAGCGTGTATTTTGAGCCATCTATCCACATCTTCGTCAAGTTGTATATCCCGCAAGTCACTTACGGATGGGCCCTCATCATCCGACGAAGACCAACGTCGGGAATTTTTATTCAGTTTGAAAGGTTTGTTGTTGGACGTTTGTGGGTTTTTCTTAAAAGGCTTCAGTAACTTTTCTTGCGCCGAGTCATAAAAATCTTGAACCATTTGGTCGGTTATTTGGATTTTTTGTGTTTTGGCAACCTGTTTATCGATTTCTTTGTCTATTTTAGCATAGCTCTCGGCCTTCTGATCGTACTTGTACATTTCGCGCAAAACAGGCAAATCATGTTTTTTAGTCCGAACAAGTAACTCAGCATATGCTTCGTGCCACCGATCCAACGCCTCACCAATTTGTTCACTGTATTCGTTAGGCAGATCTTGCTCACTGATTTCTTGGAATTTACCATTGACGAATGCACCCCCGTAGACCGTCTTGTCTTCGGGATCGAAAACTATTTTTGCACGTTCGTTCCCCACTAGGCTGCGATACTGCTTAAGAGCGTCTCGTAGCTGTTTATAGTAACGTTGCGTTTCTGGATTCATTACGGCGTTCAATGAAGCATCTTTCTCTTTTTGAGAGAGTTTTTTGTTTGAACCAATATATTTTTCAAAATACTCGTTGAACTTCTGTGTCCTGTCACCAGGATCTTCCACAAGCATGTTATCAATTACAGCATCGGTCGCTTGGTTAATATCTGCAATGCTTGTTTTAAGGTTTTGAAGTTCTTCACGATACTCACTAGGGATATTGTCCACATCGCCCATTTTGTCGCTGCGTCCATAAAACCGCGTGCCTTCACGTCTGGCTAAACGAGACAACAGTGTTGGATTGTTTTTGATGTCTTTACCAAATGGAAATTCAGGCCGACCTCCTTGCGCGTAGAACAACAATATCTTATCCAAGGCCTGTTTATCCGTAGCAAGATTCCAAGAGTTGTACAGTGCGTCTGACTCCAGTGTTAAGTTTTGTGGTAATTGAGAACCTAAAAATTGTTTAATTCCTTCAAATCCACGAGCTGCCTGTTCTGCCGTTGTACCAAAGGTGCCAAACGATACCCCAGCTGCTTTTGTATATGCCTCTTGTAATTTTTGACTATCGCGATATTGTTGGTACAACGCTGGATCATCGGCCAGGATTCTCTTCACAAAATCATCAAACGAAACTTGTTCAGAAGTAAGATTATTCTTTTTTAGAACACTGTTGTAATAAGGTTCGAATAGTGTATTAATCTTTGCCTCTTGGTGCATAACACCATAAATCCAGTTGGCCAAATGATCGGGAGAAATAGTATTTCGTTCATACACGTCGCGCGCGAACTCTTGGTCATTAAACTCATCATATTGTCGATCAAAAGCACGAATATTATAAAAATTATCAGATCCAGACTGCGCTAATCTTTGTATCTCTCGCTCGGCGGTATCGTCAGTTCTTGTGGAGAAAAAATCATAGTCCACAGCTGTTTCGACATTTGGAGCAAATTTACGCGCCGCATTGTTGCTAAGATCAAACTCTGGTGTTCTCGCTGTAACATATCGACCTGTTGTCGGGTCTAGATGCTTATGATAATCAATGCCCAAATTTTCACCAATGGCTATTGCAAAATTCTCATATGCAATTTCTCCCTCAGTTGTATGGGCTTTGGTATACAAATTGTTAATTTGATTGGCAACTTGTTGCCCCAAACGTATTGATTCAGTGTCGTTTGCGTCTTTAAAATAGTCTTTTAAAGTATTGGCGACATATTTGGTAATAGAATTGGCTAAATTAATTTCTTTTTTCTGAATGGCTGTTTTGTACATAACAGCCAAATCTTTTACATTAAAATCGTTTAATTTGGCAATATCAACGTATTCACCATTATCGCCCATAAAGCTACTTTCAGTGATGACACCACCTTGACCGGATTGAATCGCTGTTGGCAGCATGAGCTTTTGCAATGTCCATAACGCATCTTGCAAAGATGTGTCTTTAGGGTCCCAAGTATTACCGGCGGTGAATATATCAACAGGGGTTTTTACTGGCATTGGTTGCCCTTTATGCTCCCCTTCTTTGGCAATAACTTCCGAATATTGGGTTGTCCCATATAATGTGCGATACACTTGCGATAACTCAGTGGGTGTGTAATTTTCTTTCATGTACGCCGCTAGCTGGGCAAGCGACTCTTCCGAGCGACGCACGTTTAACATCTCTTTCAAATACCCGTAGTTAACATCTTTCCACGTGGTAACTTCTTTGCCATCTTCTGTTAAAAACTTCCCCGTGGTCAAATGTGGGATCAGCTGCCCCTCTTTCTCGAATGGCTTAGCGTTATAATATGTTTTGGGGCCTGGTTCAAGAATTTGATGCAAAACCCCTAAAATATAATTAGACATATTTTCATGCCCAATTGATCGAATTTTATTAATTGATGGCGAGGGAGATAAATGTTTGTTTTTGCCTGTGACAGCTGGTTGATGCGCTATCTCTAGTGAGGTAATTTCTGGCACGGTCATACCCGCTTCGCGAGCTATATCTAACAAAAACTTTAACATGTTGAGCTGCCATCCCATTGAATTACCCATTTTTTGGTTAGATTTAAGGTCCAATAAGAGATTGCCCAATAACATGTCAAAAGTGCCGCCCCAAGCAGCCAATTTACCATCCTCTAGCGTTGTGACACCACCTAAGGTACGCTCCATAATTGGTTTGCCATAGGCTTGTATTGCCGGACGCAGCATGTCTACGAAACTATTAAGATGTGTCGCTGCAGCTGTTTGGGCCTTTTTGCCTTGAGTCTTAAAGCCTAAAACATTATATATGTCTGTTAGACCACTTAAGTCGTTGTATTGTTTCTCAGTGAGCCGACTTGTGGCATTTTTGTTTTTCTTCTTGGCGAATTCACTCAAGATCTCTTCAACAGTCCAATTTTCGTCCCCAAATACCATTTCTGCCACCGTGTGATACGCAGTGCCTTTGCTTCCCGCGTCTTGCGGTCCATTATAAGTTGTCTTACCTCCGACGGGTACTTTGGCCATTTTTGATACAGTGGCCGACTCTTTAAGAGGTTTCACCATAACTTTGTCAAGTTTTTGGTACTCTTCAACTGAATACTGTTTAGCCATTTTTTTAGCTTGATCAGGCGGGAAATGATATTTCTTAACTAGCTCTTCTTCTGAGATGCCAGTATATTCATTATAATGTTGGCCATTCGCAGTGACCAACTTCATGGGTACGTGTACCGTCTTCCCTTTGGGCACTTTCCCCGCTATTATTTCACCTGGAGTATATAGGGTGCGAACCCACTCAGGTTTCTTTTTAACAGTTTTTGTGGCGGTAGAAGCGGGCTGCTTTTGTGTATTTTGTCGAAGTTGTTGTTGTAACCGTGCACGCTCACGTGTTTCCGCCTTGATTACAGCATCATTTTGTTGAGCCTCCAATAGAAGAATATCGCTCTCTATCTCGTTGATAGTGGTTTGTTGAGTTTGTAAGGCTTTAATTTGAGCTGTTTTTTTTGATTGTTCTATCTTGTGTTGAATGCCGTCCAACACATCCTTCGGGGTGCCGTGTCTTTCTGTTAATTTATTTTGAATGTTATTAAGAGTTCGTTTTAGAGTTTGTTTTTCTTGGCTGTTTAATGTTTTTTGTAAAGCCGCAATTTTTTTAACCAATTCTTTGGATTGCGAAGTAATCCCCTGGTCTTGCATTGCGGTCTGCAGGTCAGCGAAATTCTGCTTCTCTTTTGCCGCGCTCTGTTGAATAGCCCGTCGTTCTTCTCCGAGTTTTTTTGCACTAGCTCTTAAGGTGTCAAATTTTGAACCCTTTGCATTCAACGCTTCTTTCATTTCTTTGTCAAACTCTTGTTGGGCCTGGGCGGCGCTTTTTTCAAGGTTTTGGATTTGAGCAGAGTATTTTGTTCGCAGTTGATTAAATACCTCTTGCTCTTTTTGATCTAGCTCGCGCTTTAATTGATTTAATGAGTCCAAAGAATCTTGTTGTGTTTGGGGCGAACTACGTGCTCGATTGTAGCGTTCTTGTAATTTTAAAACTTCTTTGTCTTTCTTGGCTTGCTCACGTAGTGCGTTTTTAGCATCTGCTAGTTGCGCACGCGCAGACTCAACCTTCGCTATTTTAGTTTTTCGTAATTCAACCCACGCTTGATAATATTCTTGTCCCATTTTATACAAGTCATCGCTGTTTTTCTCCAATTGCGCCCCCAGAGCATCTAGCGTTTGCGCAATTGCAGTCTCTTTAGTTTGAAAATCTTCGATTGTATAATTATTAAATTCGTCCATTAGATACCTCCTTTGATATCACGTTATCCAAATAGCTCCTTAATGGATCGAAATCTTTCCCCAATCCTCTCAATGAGCCAATGCTCTATTCGTCTGTATTTTTCACTAAATTGGCCAACTCGTCACCTTTGAGTAGACCGTGTTCCGAAAGGGCTCCAGCAACCGCCGCTGTCATCGGATCGTTTTGTTGAGTAATGGTTGCTAGATTTTTGACTGTTTCAACATCTAATCCCTGTATCGTTTTCTTCATAGCTTTCACCGTTTTGTCAAGTTTGTCAGCGTCAAGTCCATCAAACATTTCGACCATTTGGAAAAGATTTGCATAGTTTAACATTCTATCAACCATTTGCTCTAAATATCTATAATCCTTATCACAGAATTTTAAAATATTGTCAATAATTCCACTATCGTACAAAGCGTCGATTGTGACCGGTGACATTGCCGTTTCACCCATATCGTTGTCAATATTGGAATATGCCAACAAGCAATATAAAGTTTTTGCACACTCTATACGGATAGTTGTTTCTACCGCGTTGCGTTCATCACTTTTTAGACTCCATGCTGTATATAATAGCGCAGCGGTTTTTTCACTCATTGTGAGTCTATCTTGTACAAGTAAATTTTGTTTGTATTGCTGTAAAGCCTTTTCGGCTTCTTGGTTTGTCTTGCCTTCTTTATAAGCATCGCGGCAATTAAACCAATTAATTAATATATCTGATAATAAAACCTTGTTTTCCATATTACTCCTCTTCTTCTCCAACAAAAAACTGAGCCCAACGCTCTTCTGTCGGAATATCTGAATATCTCTTGACCATTTCAAGAGAATCCCAAGATTGGATTTCAGCAATAGCCGAATCCGAAATACCTTCTTTTTGCATATTAGTTGTCCACAAATGTCTCATACAGTGAAAATAAAAAGGTACATTCATCAACGCACCAATCTTCTCAGCGTACGTATTCATTTGCGACACCGTTGCTTGAACAAATTTACCATCACTGGTAGTAACAAACAGCCATGGCGATTCTATTCCGCGCTCCTCGCGCTGTTTCATCCAAGCATCAAAATAGGGTTGAAATTTATTTTTTAATACATATTTAGGAATCTGCTTTCCATTTGAGCCGCGTCCTTTTGTCTTAATGACACCTGTTTTATACATCTTACCATTAAGAATTAAATGTGCGTCATCAAAAAACTCAACCTTCATCCTGGTCAATTCAGCCTTTCTCATTCCCGACGCAAAACTTAGTGCAAGTGCGCAGGCTATTTGACACTGACCTTGTGCCAAGAGTTTGTCTAAACACTCGTCGACTTGTTCGTCGGTCAACACCGTTTTTTCGCGTACTGGTTCTTTGTGCACCGGTTCAAGGCTTTTGATTAAATTCCTAAAGTTTGGATATAAATCTTCGTCCAAAACCTCAATACAGTTCGACAGACTGCTGATGGCAGACTTTAAAGAAGCCACCCTATTAGAGCTCAAACCGAGCCCGCGCAAATAACCAATGTATCTCACAAAATCTCGCTTTTTGAGATCGATGAAAAACTTGTCTTCATTCTCGGTGTAATTCCAACAGAAGAAAACTTTCAACTGAGCCTCATACTGCTTGATGGTTTGCGCACTGCGGTCATTTGCTTTGCAATAATCTATAAACTCTTTAACTAATTGTCTGTTTGGCTTACTGACTGAAGGCCAAGCTTGAGTGAGATTTGCGTTGTAAACTGTTGTTCGTCCCATTTGAGTCCCTCCAATCTTTCTATTTCGTTATCGACATCTTTGATGGCATGATTCGCTGTCAAAGTTTTACGATGTTTTTTTTCAAGTTTAATTTGGTCGTCTATATCTTTATTCCACTTGGCACCTCGAAGACAGAACCAAAGTGCGATGGCATCTGATTCGTCGCGCGTAATCGATTCGGGATCGATGTCGTAATATTTACACACCGCCGCACGGATGTCGTCTTTTTGCGGTTTTTCAATCCCTAAAAGTTTCTTGAAATATGTCTTTACGGAAATCGAGTGAATACCGTTGGAATAAGTGTAAAGTTTTCTTAAATAAGTGTTGATATTAAAAACTGCGTGTGCTGCCGCCAGCGCTTGCAACGTTTGAGCCGTTGAGTGTGGTCCGCAGTTAATAGGCAGTTGTTCTTTAATAATAATTAAATCTTCTGCCTGAAGACTGTACCTATCCAAGAAGTCGTTGACCATCTCGTCGAACATTTGATACATCTCGCCGGTAGGCTGATCTGTCGTTCGAGATACGGATATCTGTTGCACCTCTATGAGGGCATTTGTTGATACATCTAAAAGAGCAAAGCCGCTCTCGTATTGCGCTAAATCGCATACGAGAGCGTACTTATAATCACTTAACCGTTTGAGGAATTTTGCTTCCATTCGTTTCTCCTTGTTTTCCTTGTTTTTACCTTGTGTACTATGTTGTCATCGTTTCGGTATATCTCCGTCTGTACAGTGGATTGTGTAGTTACCTGTTGCATGATTCCAATCAGTGCCTTTTGTTATTGCATTCCATTGCGCTTTTGTTCCGTTAAAAGTAATGCTCGTAAGCCCGCTGCAACCTTGGAAGGCAGAATAGCCAATGCTTGTTACGCTGTTAGGGATAGTCATCTCTTTAATTCTATTTTTGTCCTTGAACGCACCGTCTGCGATTTTAGTAACTGACGTGTTAGAAATTTTATTTGGAATAGTTATATATACTGTTTTGACTTCTGGTTTCAATCCTGTGATTTTAATAGTATTATCTACTATAGAATAAGTAAACATCTGGTCATAAGGTATAGATGTATCAATACCCCAGACACAAACAGCATCTTTCCCTTGTTCTTTGGCGTAAATTGCTTTAACTGCTTTATCATTTCTTACGGCATTTGTGCTAATTTGACTGTTCCCTTTATAAATATATATAGGCATAACTCACCTCGTTATTGAACATCAAATGTTGTTGCCTTAACTATTGTATTAAAAGAAACAGAATCATTAGCAACAGTTAATTTATTTAACAAAGCGACGAGTTTGTTGAATTGTTCAGTCGTTAACAGTCTTTGACACATTTCGTCAACAGCACCTTGCAAATTCGTTGCTGTAAGTCCAGAATTAGCATTATTATAAACTATATGATCAGCGGTAGAAACGAAATTAACCGTTCCTGTCTCGCCTTCAATTAAATATAATTTATCATCTTGTAAAGTGCCAGCAAGATATGCTTCAGAAAATTCTGCCTCTGTCATAACAACAACGTCAGAGAATTGTAAAGGTCCTGAACCTGAGGCACTTCCATCCAAAGCGGCATAGCCTGTGCTGTTGTAGTAGTAAATCACTCCGTTGGTGTATGAAGCCGTGGTTGTGCCAGTATGCTTATAATAGGTATTTGCAACTGGTGTGAATCCGCTTGCTGTCAAATCTTGGCTTATAACTGGGATATTTGACAAATCGTTGTATGAACCAGAGGTAGCCACAGTGGACAGCCCCGAGACGTTATCCGTTGACATTTTGAATACCGTAGTATCTCCCGTTGCGGTTGTTTTTTCTCTAATTCGGTATAGGTTCGCCATACACTACCTCCTTGCCTTCTAATTATTCTGCCACCGTCCCCAACAATTCGAGGTAGAATCCCCCAATAGCCAGTGTAGAACTCGGGCTTACAACTCCAACTTCTGTTCCAAATTCAAACATTTGTGCGCCAGCAGTGACAATGCCTTTGTCAGTAACTTGCACTGCCGAATACGTGCCTGCGGTAACACCAGAAGTTGCCAGCTTAGCTGCCGTGACAGCGCCATCCGCAATGTTTGTGGAGCCCACAGCCTTTTCACCAAGGGTTGTGGCGATAGCAGCGTCACTCGACAAATCGGTACTGACAGAACCGTTCACCGCGCCTGTCAAAGAAATTGTTTTAGCCGCGGTCAATTTCGCTGCCTGGTCTGCCCCCGCTGCGGTCGTGGCTTTCTTTGCGGTGATACCATCAGCTTCGAAAATGCTGTCAATGGCTTTGCCGTTGATTTGGCTTGTCACATTTACTGCCGTATTAGCGTTTGTCGCTTTGGCAACTTCTTGCTGTCCGCCAACAATCTTGTTGAGGGTCTCCTCATTTGCATTTGCTTTTGCAGATGCGCCATCAGCAGTTCCTTTGACTTCATTAATTGCGCCGACTACCGTTTTGTTCGTGGTATTAAGACTATTGTCGGTTTTCTTTTGATATTCCGAAAGGTCGACTTTTTGAGACTCAAGCGGGCTGATTGAGAAATAACCCGTATCGCCAGTATTGTTATCAAGCACTGCACTTACCCAATAATCGGGCACGTCAGTGGCGATGATGAAAAGGTTATCACCAACTTTGTAGTCTGTCTTGCCAGCCGCTTTAAGTGCCGCAACCATATCACCATATGTTGCAAATGACACTGCTTTTGCTCTACCTTGCGCAATATTGTAAGCTTCATCGGCTTTTGCTTGTGCGGTCGAAATAGCACCATCTTGTTCGCTGTTTTTCGTGTTGATTTCGCCAATTTGCCCTTTAATGGTTTGAATGTCCGCAACCGCATCCGTAACACGAGTGTCATTGCCTTCCATAACCGTTCCAGCATCCGTGCCAAAGTTTTTGTTAAACGCTGTGTTTTTACTGAACGCAGGCTCTGCTCCGACGTCTGCGGCGCCAAGCACTACAGCACCTGTTTTGCCATTGACAGATGTTACACCGCCAGTCGCTGCAACGTCTGCCAAATCTTCAAGAGCCTGTTGCACATTAGTAGCAGTGATTTTACCCTGAACAGGCTTCACCACGATAATATCCGCTGATGACTCATAGTGGATAATATCTGTTGTCTTGTCTGGTTTTAAAACGTGATCTCTAATCTTTCTAATTGCCATATTAATTCTCCTCTATAACTACCCCAATGTAATCGCCAACAGTAAGTTTTGTTAAATCGATGGCGTCCATGGTTTCTGTTATAACCATTTTAGTGTTTAGTTCTTTAAGTGTTCCGAGAGATACTCGTTTGCTCTCTAAGTTACTATCAACATATACCGCACTTTGCTCCAGCTTTTCGATTGTTAAGTCGGCATAGGTTAATTCTACAACATCCTGTAGACGGAGGGGAACTGCCCCAACTTGCTCCGCCGTTGTCTTGTGTGGGTTATCATGATTATTAATATGATCCCATAGGGCTTGCGCAGACCCAGTAACCACTGACCCTTGCAAACCCACCGCAGTTGTAGCGGGAGTAGGTGTCATTTGCACTTGTAGTCCAGGATTGGACTGAGGTCTAATTTCTGCTACCAAAGCAGCCGTAATCTCTTTGTTACTCATGAGCCCTCCTTAATGACAAGCTCTAACTTTCGCTTCAAGATTCGCGCCAATCGTGTGAATGCCATTGATGTCGATCAATTTAATACAGTAAGTATATTTAGTATACTTGGTTTGTCTGTCTTGCGGGAAAACCACGAACTTATGACTAACCTCTTCGGTAAAGTCAAGCGTGAGATTTTGAGAGCCCGTCTTCTCATCAAGCGTTAAGTCGACTCCTTTTGTGACAAAAGTGTGCACCAATTTTCCACCAGGGGCATAAAACGATACCTGTATTTGGTCGTCAGGTTGAACCATAACTCTGTCTTGCGTTATCGGATTAATGAGAGTAATTTGAATAACGTAAGTAAAACTGTCATTGCAGTACCACTCGACGACTCCATTAATGATTTGAGGTGACATCGATGCAGAGGGTAAAGAACTTGCCATATTTTTCTCCTTTGCGATAATGTCGCAGTATATTTTTTTTTGGGGAGGAGCTTTGTTTAGTACAAAACCCCAAGTGAAAAACTTTGAATTCAGAAATAAAATGCTTGATTTATTTCTTGTTGACTTTTTTTGAAAAGTCTATAATAAACTCGATCGCGTCTGAAATTTGGTCAACTTCACATTGAATACCAAGTTCCTTAGCAAATGAATCGACCGCTGCCATAACGATTTCTTTCTTTTCAGCTCCTGATTTGCCAGTTGCTTCTGCTTCTGCGATTGCTTTAAGAATCATCGGATAGAGTTTCTTCCAGTTACCGTCTTTTGCTAATTCACCAAACTTGTTTTTTAGTTTTATACACATTGCGACCATAGCAGTAATCGCAGCAATGACAACACCAACAAGTGAGACGATTAACCCAATATCTACATTACTCATGGAACTACCTCTTTAAATAAAATGATATTTTTATTTGAACCCACACACTGTGGGATTATTTTCGATTTTAATAGACAAGTGTCTATTTGTAAAAAAGAAAATTGGGGCCATACATAAATGTACGACCCCAAAACCTTTTAATCAGTCTTTTAACTGAAAATATTTGCAATTTTCTTTGCAACCATTTGGCACCCAGCATTTCTCATTGTGACAAAATCGCTGAAAAGGACAAACCTCTCCTTTGAGTTTTTCACACACATATATGTCTGCGCCACACCCTCTTGCAAATTGGCAAGGATGCAAGGTCCTTTTTGGAAATTCCATTACGCAATCGTGAAGGAATCCGTTTTGTTACCAAATGTAGCAGAAAGAACCTTACCTTGTTCAAGAGCAGTGGTTTCCTCTGCCACCGCATTATCATATTTGATTTCGAGGCCCTCTATGTCGTGTTTAAGCAACATCAGACTCTTATCGTTATACAAGGCATAGATTTCAACATCCGAAACCTTATTGCCCACAACGGCGCTTTCGGGATTGATCGCGATAGCAACCAAGCCATCGGTCAGACTTCTACCTTCAATAACTTCAATAATACGGAACAGTTTACCACTGCCAACATCACAACCCTCGTTCATAACCATGGCGGTACCATTGAGGTTCATAGTTGCATTCGAACTCATGTTGAAGGTGAATTCTTGACCACCATCAAGTTGGAATCTCGGAACCTCAAACGTAAGAGTGCCAGCTTTGCTACCCTTCGAGGCCGCACAAGCGTCACCGGCGAAAATAGGCACAGTGATAACCAACATAAGCTCTTGAGGAATAAGGTCGCTCTTTACAACCGCTTCTTTGGCTTCGTTGCTGGAACCATAATAACGCACGCAATAAGTTTTACCTTCGATACCATCTTCAATAGTTACATCTTTACCAGCAATTGCCGTGCTGACTTTATAATCGTCACTACCTTCCAATGCGTACCACACCATTTTGGTTACAGCGCCGCTATCACATTTCAACATAGGAATATCAGCAGGAGTTTGTTTGAGGGACAGTTTGTTCCCATTGCAAACAACTTCTTCGCCTTGATACGCGTTGAGACCACGCGCAAAAGTAGTACCAAGTTGAGCTTCAATATAAGATTCTTTATAAAGAATGTCCGTAAGGGTGATTGCTACAGCAGGATCGTGGAAGAAGTTTGCAACAACAGGCGCATTCGTGCCACCACGAAGTTCGTCTTTCGTGATTGTGACAGAAATCGAAGAATCCGTCAATGTCTTAGCAACAAACGCCATCGTCGGTTTCCCATCGACCAAACGGAACGCTTCAGCCGTACCAACAGAGCCTAAAAAATATTTTGCCATATTAGTTTCTCCTTATATAAATAAATTATGTTTTTAAATTTGAGACATTTCACTCTTGAACGAATCAAGAGATTTGTAAGCATCACCCAAAACATCTGTCTCTTTTTTATATATCCAATGTTCGGGCGGTTCTTTCATTGAAACCATTCCGGTCATCATACCAACACGAGTAGCCTCATATTGAATTACATCATCAACCGTAGTTAACAACATCAAGAACTTTCTGATGGGCATATCATACAGCTCACTCAACTTATAGCTGGTTTTCGCTGAAACACATACCATCTTTTTCTCGGTGGTCGCTTTCCCACTCTTTTGGCTTTTGATTCTGATACGTTCTGCGTAGTCAGCCTTCAAGTCAGGATCAATCTTGCTGTCATCATAATAATCAGGTAAATTCTGATACATTACAATTTGCCTTAAACGCTCAAACGCCGCAGCGTCGATTGAATGTCCCGCTACGACTAACTTATACTTCTTCGTTTCCGGATCTGCAGCATATCGTATCATTGCCTCAAGTTGTGTTGAACCGCACTTAGGGCAAGCCACCAACTTCTCCTCTTCTGGTTTTTCTTGAGTGAGAATTTCTCTGTGTTGAGTTATAAACTCGGCGTAAGTCATTGTGTTGCCACATTGTGGACACCACACCCCATCTTTTAAATGGAAAATCAACTCAAACAATTTACTCAAGCGAAGAGTCCAAAGCTGTCCTTCTTCTTGATCGTTAAGTTTTCCGATCAAAAAATCTAGATGAGTTTGTTTAAGGCCTTCAAAGGTTTCATTTTTATTCAATGTTAAACACGGATTTACCAACATAAAATCGTTGTAGTTCCGCATAATTATTGGATAAATTTGTAACCCACAAAAGGGAACGGGTTCATCATAGGTAAAATACGTAGCCTCATATTGTTGAATTTCGTTGGCTATTTTTTCGCTCAAACACCCATATCTGTCCATTCTATCCTCCTTCTCATCCTTATATTCCGACAGTTTTTGATATATTGCGCTCTTCTCCAACTGTTAGAATCCTTAAAAATTGTAGTTCGGTCCTTCGGACACACCCGATACCCGCATCGCCATTTTGGTGATGTGACCGATATACGTCCTTCCGTTCCATAACTTTTGTTGCGAGTTGTTATAAGCGTTTGTTTTTTGGTTAAATTGAAAATATCCAACTCCATCCAAATACAAACCATTCAACTCTGCGATCATGCTCTTCAAAAGAACCGTCTCACGATTTTTGTATAAAACCACGGGCTCCCCTTGTTTGTCCGAATCGTTAGGATTCGGCGGGGGGAGCAATGGATTTATATCTCGTCCGTCGGCATCACCCAAAACCTTGATAATCTTGCTATGAGAAATCGTTTCTATAGCCACATTAACCGTTGCGACTTCGTGGTTTTGTGGGAAGATGCCGTCTGTATAAATATGGACATGAGCACATTGCTCCGTCCAAGCATCGTCAACATATGGAGATAAAAACATCCTTTTATTTGTCTCTTTCCCGTCTTCCGTATCTACCAGTGCGTAGCGGTCCTCTAAAGAAACATTATCTTGTAGTAAGCAATCCATTGTTGGATATTTCAAAATCTTCCAAATGTTTTGTGCGTTTTTTGTTTGACTATACAGTAAATGTGAAATTATCTTCCACTCAAGACTGTCTAGATTCGTCAGGCGGTTATAATTGGTACATTCATCATAAGATCCCTTGTATTCTGCCATACCTTATAACCCCCTTAACGACATATTGAACGTGTAAGTTAATTCCTCTCCACCCTCAGGTTGAGCCTTACAAGTAACATAGAGATTGCCACCTGGATAAAACCTAAGTTTTTGCAAAGTAAAAGTATTACCTTCCAACTTTTCAAATTTGACATATTTGTCTCGAATCTCGTCTGCGACAGGTTGTGGAGGCGTCGACATGTTCATCAACTTACATTCGGTTGTAACTGGAATTTCGGTTGCTCTCTCATCCAAATATACAACAGGCTTAAACTCAATCGGTTCAGCACCCAACATCTCAGGAATCGTTTCGGGCAATTCCATTTTGATACTATAAAAACCGTCATTACCCGTCTCTTCAACCCTGACTCTTTCTTTTTGGTTATACGCAATACGAGTCTCGAAGTTGTCATATTGAGATTTTTCGACAATCTCTAGATACAAAATTATTGTTCCCAAATCATCAGTCTTGTAGGTATAATTCGAAGCAAATTTACTCATTGCTTGAATTCTATATACCTGATCATAACCAATGATGAATCTTTGGTTAACATAGTAATTCCGCGTATACTGGTTGTGTTGTACAATAATTATCAAATCTGAGGATTGTCCTACTGCCGTTTCGTTGTAAAACAAATTAACCGATTTTAAATCCTTTGTTTGAACAGCGGGTTCGTAATGATAACGAGTTACGCCTTTTGAGTCAACATATTCACTACCAATAGTACCATTACATCTCACTATGATTACACTCGACGTTGGATTAATAGTATCACGGTTGCTTGCCAACCAAATATTTTTGTTCTCAATGGGTTCATTATCTAGAAAATCATGTGAAAATCTAAATTTCAATCCAAGTGGACACTTATAGTGAATATCGCGGAATACAACTCGTCTCCAGTCATCAGAAATGACCGTGTTGTTTTTATCACTCTTTACCGACTGCAACACAACCTCTAAAGGCTCGAATTGCTCTGTGCCAAAAACAGACTCCTTTTCTATTAAGAATCTATTTTCTCGATAATCCCAATCCGCGTCAACTTTGTCCTGTAATTCTTTAAGCCAATAATTATCAGGTACTTGATTGCGCGGAGTCTGTGAAATTAAGTAGTAAGGACTACGTCTATTAGAACTGTCATAAACCTTTCCCACGCAAACCCCCTTCCGATCATAAGGTCTTTAACAAATGATCGATAATTCCTTTGGTCTCAAAGACTTGTTTTCTTATTAAATTATAAGGCTGATTAGAATAATCTCTAATACCATTTAATTTAACAATAACATCAATGAGCTCACCATCAAAAAGAATGTTAGCAGAATTAACTTCAAAAAGTTGTCCGACAATGTAATCATCAGCCATTCCTTTGTTAATTCCCTTCCCCTCATTTTCAATCAAATAAAGAATTTTAATGCAACGCTTACTCAATTTTTGAAGGTAATCTTTTTTTGCTTCTTTGGACAATCTAAGTTTATTTTCCAATTTGTCTACCTCCAATTGCTCCTGACCATAAATCCCAGGATAATTTTTGAGTAAGGTCGTTCAAACCTTCTCTAATATTTTGATACCACTCTGTTTTTGCCCTCACCGAATTGGCGGGAGAGTGTAACTTGAAATCCGTATCAGTTAAAATGTTACGAATATCAAGCATAAAGTTCTTCTCATTTTCCGCCCAACCCAAAAGCAAACAATGCGCCAAAATGTCTTTGGTTCTTGAAGCTATAAACAGGGGCGAAATATTTGAAGAAAAACCTGTGAAGTCCGCCTTGAATTCACCCGCATAGTACCACTCACAACTACAACTGGTTCCAACAGGAACGTCAGTTGAAAATGTGACTGTTTGAGTTGCGGAGTCATATTCAGCAAGCGGATCGGGAGTTCTCCCGATAAAGAAACTCATAACAGAGTTGTCTACTGGGACAGTGGACAACGTATAAGTTGCTCCACCGTCACCATCAAAAACCTCCAGCTTGCCTTGTGCTTCCGTATAATCAGAGAAACGCGAGGAAACTGTTGTGGGATTTGCAAACATCCCTAAGCCGTTAATCAAGTATGGTCTCATTGTTTTTGAAAATTCAACGGGGTTGAGTTCATAAGCACGTAAAATATCGGGGTCATCGAACAAATTCACCGCGCGATTAAAAATATCTTCAAATAGAATCATAACGACCCCCTGTTCAAAATTATTTATTAGTAGTCAGCTCGAGAAGTTCATACTCGAACGCATTGTTGGTAAAACCATTAAGAATTTGTAACTTTTTTAAATCTCTGAATTCTGGCGCTTTCTCAATAAACTTACGTTTCCAGTAACTTACAATGAAATCTTTTTGACCATCGCAAACTTTTTCGTAAATATCCTGCACTTCATTCATGGGAAGTGTGCCAAGTTTGCGAATAAACTCAGAGCTTATCAACGACTCAGACGCCATTTTAAGATTGTTACGACGTGCATAGTATTCCGAACCAGCACCGACAGCAATAATACCACGGTCAAACCAAGAGCGATATCTGCCGACCAACTCTTCAAATTGTTGAACCGTAAGAGTTCTTACTTCACCGAATGCTGCCATATCAATAGAATAATTTGATAGATCGATGTGTGTGGTAATACCAGGCGCATTATCAAACAGATGAACAATCGTCACTTCGTCATTACGATTATAACTTGTCGATTGAGCAACAGGCGTCGCCATATTATTCTTCAATTCTGCAAACTGAGCCATCAAAGACTTCATTGCATCTTGAAGTTCTGCGTTTTGATTACGCAAAAAATCTATTTCTTCCTGTTTGTTATCAGGTTTAATTTCAGTTTTTACAACCTTTTCTTCTTTTATTGCCTTTTCTACCGTCTGGGTAGCTTCCTTGTTATTTGCCATAATAAGTCTCCTTGTGAACTAAAAATCTAAGATAATAAGTCTCAACAAGGGCCTCCAAAAGGAGGCCCTAATTAGACTTTAAATTAATTATTGAAGATCGATACGACCAAATTTCGAACCAACGATCGCCGAAACACCAACCCTCATTTGAATACGGATGCCGTATCTCTTGTCAGTAGTTTCTTCGGGGATTCTTTCAACCGTCATCGAAGTGCCTTCGAAAACGATCTTAACAGGTTTGTACGCATCTGCCGCAACCAGATAAATCTTGTTATCGGGAACCGCAAGGTCAGCCGTCGTATTGATGGTTGTCGGAACGAGAGCGGGATCAACGGGAATCATTCTCGCGCCAAGGAATTTATCAAGATAGCCCTTGGAGAGATAATCTTCGCCAACAAAATATTGAAGGCCAAGGCCGTTAGCACCCGTGGTGTTGACTTTCATCAACGCACCAAGCGAACCAATTGCATAAACGGGAGCGCCACCGTTTGCCGCCGAAACTTTCTGAACAAGGCCGGTCCAGTTAGCGGGAGTGTAGCCGTTAGCAATATAACCAGCGCCCATCATATCGCCCGTGACCGAAGTCATAGCAGCAATAACTTTCAGGAAGATATATGCTTCGAACGAGCGGCCAGCACGGAGACCGAAATCACCCCAATCGAACACGCCAGCTGCGACTGCATACCAGTCAATAGCCGTTGCGATTTCGATCGGCGAGGGGTTAACCGTAACTTCGTTATCGAAGATGGGTTGCAAAACACCACGGTTTACACCTTCTGCGATTTCGTTAACCTTGAAGAGCTCGTTCGAACGGATAATGAAACGACCGGTGTCGCCCCAACCGATTTGACGAACTTCAGCAAGGAATCTCGAATAATCCGCACTGGTGACCGACGGAGCGATCGCATTGACTACTTCAGCGATAACAGCTTCGAAGTTGCTACGAACGGTTTCGTTTTTCGTGATTTGAGGATTCCTCATGCAAGCAAGGCCTTCCTGCTCGAATTTAGCTTCGAAACGGGTGCCTTCAAGCGCGTATTTAACGATTGCTTCGTTTTGGAGTCTGAGGTCATCTTTCGAGGGCTCAGATTTTGCTTCATAATGAGCTTGAGCACTTTCAACAATCGAGTTGATGATTGCGTTGAAATTGTCGTCTTGACTATTAAAATTGAAATGTTCCATCATTGCTGTAGTCCTCCCTTAATTAAAGTCCAACGACTTCGCAAAGATAGAGTTTGCCATTGGCCGACTGGCCATAGTTGAAATCTTTGCCGAGGTGAATTTTGACATTGAGTTGACCCTCAGTGATAGTTTTTGCACCACTGTCTTTAAGGGTCGTTTTGTTTGCTTCAAGACCTGCGATGTTGCCAACGACAACAGCACCATTAAAGTTGCTTTCGCCAAGCCAGAATCTGTCATGGAGAGCAAGTCTGCGAGCACGAACAGGACGGCCAGCAGGTGCCACAAGGTCAAAAAGTTTGACGCCAATTCTATAAGAGTTACCAGAGATAGCTCCTTCAGAAACGCCAGGATAATCGATAACGACAACTTCGTCGGTCACAGCGGCCGGCGCAGCAGCGAGATAAACGTTGTAATCTTTATCGCCAGCTGCAACATAAGTTTTATCGTCTTTGAGTTCGCCAAGTTTAACAAACGCGCCGTCTTCGATAGGAGCGTCGACGCCGTCAGCTTGGTATTGGCAGGAAATTACATAGGACTGAACGTCTTCCGACATCATTTCAGCCGCTCTAAACACTTTTGCCATAATAAGTTTTCTCCTTTATATAATTAAATAAAATGTATTATTTTTCGTATGCTGATTATTCTCTTCCAACATACAGTTTTAGTTTGTCCATAGCACTCATATTCTTCTCAGATTTGATTTCTACGGGTTTTGCGATAGGTGTGGTAAACGTCTCTTTTTTGTGAGTTTTACTGCCCTTGTTCGCGTTAAAGACTGCCAATGCTACTTCTGCACGCAATGCGTCAGACGAAGCATACTCGCCACGTGCGCACTTATCGAAAATCGCATCACATTGCTCTTTATTGACGTTTTCGTCATCCAAAAGCTCGTGCGCTTCTGCCACACGCTTCTCGCACTCAATAGCAAATAGCGCTTGGTTGGCTTTAGCGAGTTGTTCTTTGATCTCGTCATAATCGAAATATTTAGAATAAGCTTCTTCTTTTTCGGCCATCTTACACTCAAGCTCTTCAATGCGTTTCATTAGTTCGCAATTTTTTGCTTCGAGTTCGCCGCATTTCATCAAAAGCTCTTCTTCTGGATTGGGAGCAGGTTCGCCTTCGCCTTCGGGTTCTCCCGAATAAGCAGGTTCTGCGCCTTCTTCACCAGAGGGACATTCCGAATATGCAGGTTCAGGATTATCGGAACCTTTGTCGTCATCTGAATCGTCATCATCTCGATCGTCATCTGGATCGTCGTCTTGATCGTCGTCTTGATCGTCGTCTTTATCGTCGTCCATATGGCAATCTTGACACTGAGCGTCTTCTTGTTCCGGTGCAACGGGGCACTCTTCTTGCGCCACTTCACCTTCACTACAGTTAACGACTTGGGCTTCTTCCTGTAAAGTCAATTCATTGTCCAACTGCTCGCTATCCTCCTTGTTAGATTTTTCGACTTCCACTGCGTCGCCATCCAATTCTTTGTAGGCAAAACACAATGCCGTCTTCTGTCTGTTGAAAACCTCATTATCGATGATATCCAAGACTGACGCCGATGCACCCTCGATACCTTCCGTAACTGGTTTCCCGTTTTTCGAACCTAATATAGTGATGCCCAGAAGTTCAAACTTATTGATATATCTGATACCATCCCTATCCTCGTAGTCTTTTATATCGATCTCAACAGAGACTTTCTTTTTCTTATCTTTAAGCAACCTTTTAATTTGAGGCAAAGCGTATTGTACCCACAGAGCGCATGTAAGTACAATCCAATTTTTCCCCTTATTATCGGGCTCTATAGAGATAGAATCAGACTCTCTGATCAATCCTAATATTCTCTCACCGTTGGGCATAGTTGTGTCCCAATAAGGTGTGTCGGTCTCAGAATCTCTTTTCCAAGCGCCGTTGTGAGATTCAAAATCTTGCTCTTTTGTATTAAAATATCCCAAAATTGGTTTGTTTCTAAAACTGGGAAGAGCACCCTGCATCGCTTCTAAAGAGAAGCTACTATGATTACGATTTTCGCCTTCTGAAATAGCCTTCATCTCAAGTTGTAAGAAATTGCCGCCAAGGATTTTCTTTAACTTGATTCTATCAGCCTCAAGGCTGAACACCATTGGATTCATACAATTCAATCCCCCTTACTTTATTTATTGTTCAACATGAGAAAATTGAAGGGCTCCGGAAATGCGTTGAGCTTTTTTACTCAAGCATATTTTTAGAGCTTCTTTATCCTCAGGCGTTTTCGCATTAAATTCAGCCGCAATGAACCCTAATACAACATTGGAAACGTTGTCCACTAAGGCTTTGAAATAAATAGCATCGCTACCCCAACACTTTAAAAAGTGATAACTACCAGGGTTTTTATTTTTTAGCGACTCAATATCATCAATATAACATTCGCCTCTTGTGGCTAACTCATTATCCAACTCAATAAACAAAGCCCGCTGGACATTTTGGTAGTCCATCATAAATGGTCTTGTTTGATTGTCAACAGCTTCTGCCACAATACTACATTTAGAAAAATTACGCGCATTTAAATATGTGCCACCATTATGATATGCTACACAAAAGGCACGATTTGCGCCATTCTCCTGAACGATTGCGGTTAACTGAGATTTAATATAAGTCGTAACCTTACGATTCTCAGCCTCTTCTGTTGGGCTATGTTGTTTAGAATCGTGTATTGCTAATTTAATGCTCGAATCGATAAGAGCTGTTAATCGTTTCTCCTGTTCTTCTGCGGCCCGATTTTGCCGTTTTTGCATAGCTAAAAGCAACCATAAAAGAATTCCCATAAGAACAGGATAAATACCATATTCAATAATTGATTTTATAATTTCTCCCGGACCCATACTTCACCTCATTCTACGATGGGAATGAAGTGCGTATAATCGCTAAAGTGAATATCAAAATGGTACGCCGGTACGGTTTTTGCAACCTGAAGCCACTCGTCCGATTGTTTTACATAATTCAACAACACGCCATTAAGCAAATTTTCTCCAAAAATTCTGATGTCCACATCGTCCAGCATGTCCGCCAAATCTACGATTTCCTTACACTTCTCAAAAACCTTATTAACAGCAGCCGAATTGACGGCCATCATTAGTTGCAGATTGTCATATTCTTCATTTGCCCCATCCACGGGTAGCCTAATTGGTCTAGCGTTTAATTTGAGCATTTCATCGCTAATCATATCTGCTACTTGGCCCCAAGCGTGTGCATAACTATGATGGAATAACTCTGCTGAATGATTATAATATAGGTTGGCCATATTATAATATATGTTATCCGCAACAGCATTCATCTCAAAACACATCTTAGCCAGCTCATTTAACGCGTTGTAAGTTTCTTCATGAATTTTCATGCGTGATCCTCCTTAAAATTTAACTGTGTTGCTCAACATACGTCTCTCGACACTCATCACACAGAATGTCTTCGTCGTCATCTAATTCTTCCCCGCAAATTGCACACCGTTTTGCGGCATATATATCTTTGTTCTCGCTCGTGTTTTCGCCTTTTTCGCGTGACGCAGCAGTTTCATCAGACTCTATATCTTCGTCTTCTAATGCAGGACGGCCAACTTTCTTAGCTGAACCATCTTCGTTAGTGTTTGAGTCGGCTGACTTTTCTTGTTGTGTATTTAACTTTGAGGCCGCAACTTGAGTGAGCGTTGTTAAATTGTCATAGAATCCAATTGAGTCTAAATACAATTCTGCTGCTTTAGAGTCTTTAACAGTTATATCCTCGTAAGCAAGAAGTTTAGGAACCAAACCTTTCATACCTGCGGTAACCAGTTCTTTCAAATACTTTTTCTGATTTTGTTCAGAGAAAATATCCCCAAAGATATCCACTTTCCATTTATAGTCGGCACCTATACATTCTTGGACAATATTGTTAAGTGCTGATTTAAACTGTTTCACCACAAAATCATATTGAGCCGCCGAAAGCATATTGGCAGTTTTTACCTGCGCAATACTTGGTTTTTCGGTAGCGATAATATTACCGCCTTCACCCGCGCCACTAATAAAGTTTGAAAGTGCTTTAGTCTTGATTTCACTACTGTTGGGAACGTTGTTGAGACTTTGCAATTTCAAATTCTTCAACGGCGCAAAGAACGCTTCCGTATTGGTGCTCGTCATACTGTTAAACAGGTTTTGAAATTTTAAAACCGTTTCAGGGTTCATTGCCGTCTGATCACGACCGGTTGATGGATTAGGGATCAGCTCAATTTCACCCGTCAGCAACGACGTCAAAGGCGTACTAGCAATAAGCCCTGCTAGTACCGAGTAATCCGTCAATTCTTGCAAATCCATAAATAGACCTGCGGTATCAGGCGCTGCGGTAGCTGTAGAGGTATCGCTACAGAAAGTATAACACAAATCTTGAGGTAATTGGACCCAGAACATATATGTCCTTTTTTCAGTCCTCTCCAGCAATGTATCATAAGAATTGCCATCCTTATCGACGAACGCGTAGTTAGCCGCTTTTGCAACATCCAATCTGTATGACTTTTTCTTAGGATCGAAGATTGCAATTTTATTATTGATCATATCACTCCATACTCTTTGAATAAAAGCAGGGTATTGATCAGGAACAAATGCTGGATTCATAAAGACCATTAAATTAAAACTTGCTACAAAACCATGTTCCCCAATTGCCGTAAGTTTGACAAATTGTGGCGGGAGTTTTTGCAACGCCGCATAATCTACAATCTTTTTACCACCTTTTTTTGTCACATGACTACGCAATAAATAACTCGGTTTACCTTCGCGTTTCACTTCAATCGCAATGCGTTTAAAAGTGTTCACTATATCGAATTTTTCGAGCCACTCGTCCACAAAGTCGTCATCTTTTTTGAATTTTTCCGTTTTATATTCAGATGCTTCCAAAAAAGGCGGATATTTAACATACTTCATTAGAGGGATATCACCCGCTTGACGAAGTATTTTATAATACAAATACTGGCTTGACGATAATGAAGCCGCTGCCCCACGAATATCTTCCTCGTGGAATTGAGGATTTTTTAACGCATTGATAATACCATCTTTGCTCATCTCAATTGGCAGCCCCGCCAACATCTTCAATCGCGTATTTTGTAAAAATGGATTATATTGATTTAAATTATAAATACCTTGACCAAGAACACTGTTGGAATCAACATCTCCTAAAAACCGATTAAAGAAATCCGTGCATCCTTGCAACACATCTTTAACTCCGTTCCCAGCTTCTCCTGTCGTCATCAACAACTTGGAGTCTTGCGGTTGTTCTTGTTCTGTAATGGGAATTTGTTTCTTTGGACGGCCACCTTTGTTTGTGGTCTTATTGGCTTCACCCATTGGTGCAATCCTCCTTTTGATGTTTCGGTACTGCGATTAATTGGCCGGAAGCCAAGGCTTGGGCTAACTCAAGTTTAAGTGCCTCGATTTCCATCTTCTTCCGATATTTCTCGCTATTTAATTCGTCTATCGCCCGTTTGGTTGCAAGATTAGTAAAATACTCACGCGCCCAATCAGCAACATATCCGCCCTCATTACAAAGGCTGTCTTCTGTAATCTCAAGAATTACGCAATCCGACACGCCACTGCGTTTGATAGCAGATTTTAATTTTTGTTTAGAACACTCTCCCAGCGTTTGGAAATAAATTACTCCTTTTATTAGCATAAAAGAGCCCATTTTCCCAATTTTCTCTAAGAGATTTTCTATGTCAATCCCAGTATGATCGAAAATTATTTTACAGATCATCCTTCTGCCTCCTTTTGCTTCTATCTTCTCCGCCCAAATGGATTAGTGAATCCACTAAACGGATTGGTGCTTTGTCTTTGCTTGAATTCTTGAGCAATTCGATTGCTAAACAAAACATCCATATTTGTAGTTGGTTCAGCCGAACCTAAAATTTCTTCTCTACGCAATTGTGCTAAGTGGTGAGCTGCCAACACACAAGTGTAGCATCTATCGTCGTGCATTCTACGAGATTTATCGGGTGGCAATCCATATTTTATATCGCCACTCGGTGTCTTCGTTTTCACAATTGCTACAAGCTCTTCTTTCATCAGATCAATTTCAAGCAATGCTCTCAATTCCTCTTTTGAAAGTTCAAGTTTTTCCCCATCTTTTTCCCAAACCCCACGTTTAGGCACAGGCATCGGGAATATCAAATAATCATTTATGATCATTTCTGCACATTCGCCAAACATTGTCGTGCGCCATTTGCGCGGTTCGATAATACGACAAATGTCTTTTGACTGTCTGAACTTTTCAGCCTGCTCTTTTGCAGTATCGTCAGTTAAATCAATAATTCCTGCGTGTTCAATACCGTCGCGATCTGTCCACGGAAGCATTAGATTGTCTGCATAACTACGACCACCACCACCAGAACCAGCATCAACATAAAACATCACGTTTTCATATTCAGGCGCTTTGCCATTATAAGCAACAATTAGCTTACGAATCCACTCTAATTGTTCAGGAGAACGCAAAGGTTTTTTATCGCCATTCGGTAGTTTTTCAATCAAGTTAATACCATTGACAATTTTGCCCATCCAACCGCGCTTTTTGTCTTTCCAATATTCTACAATAAGCACAAAGCTATTATCTTGTTGAAGAGCGGGGTCGTAGAATAAGCCATAATGATGTTCTGGACCTTCAGATTTAAATATAGGGAGATAATCTCGTTCGTTCCGTAGAATGTCCTGACGCTTAACAAGGGCATCGGTGCCCCCTGTATTATCAAATATATTGTAATATTCGCGCATAGCGCGTGCCTCATTGGTTTTTAAGGCATCGTCAATTTCACTCTGTTTAAGAAGTGGACGCATCGCCTTACCATTAATTTTTGGAGCAAGAGGAATATCACAGTTGATATCAGCACAAAAATACCCAGGAACGCCCATCATCATTTTTTTTGCGCACATTTTATACACTTCCCACAAATGACTGTCGACATCTTCGGCTGATGACGCATAAATACATTGGGTGGGAATATCCTTGGGATAAACCGAAGCGTCAAAATTTCCGCCCGTTTTAAAGTCCGTATTTTGTGTTGTAAAAGGTTCGGTTAGTGCATAAAACTCTTTTGGGATTTTGCCTGCCTCGTCGTAAAAGTTCACATGAGAACGTTCGCCGACAACCGTCGTTGGTTTACCAATGATTGCTTTAATTTTAGAACCATTGTATAATTCACAAGTATGTCCTTTTTGGTCATGAGCAAATCCATCAGTATTAGCATTACTTTTTACTAATTCGTCAAAAAAGACATCGCTCGCCCCTATCAATGAGGGGATGTTTTTTTTAGCGATGTTTTCCATCTTAGCAAAGGTCTCAAAAGATTGTTTGCCCGATACGTTCATAATTTTAATTTCTAATTTGGGGAACAATAAAGCCCTCGTCATTAGATAAATCGCCCCCATAAACGTTTTACCCGCGTTTCGAGAACATACCCACACTGCTTTTTCAGCAGTCCACGTGTTTAAAATTATCCACTTTTGATAATCAAGCAAATCTATTTTAAAAACTTTTTCAATAAATCTAGTAGGGTGCTTACGTCCCCATTGGATCAAACGATTGTATCGCTCAAAAATCTCTTGTTTACGAATATTTACCTCATTATCGATGAGATTATGATAAACAGAAATCATAACTTACCCCCTTTTAATTCAGGAGTTATCAATTCTTCAATCTCTACAGTAGACAGTCCTTTTCGCTTATATTCTTGAACGAGATCAACGATTAATTCTTGTCTGCGTAAATATTCTTTACACACTCTCAATGCTTCTTCCGCTTTTTTACGAGCGGCAATTTCTTGGCGAACTACGATTGCTTGTTCTTCAACCATTTCGGCATAATCAGAGTCGGATAACTTTAGTTGTGTAGAAATAGACTTGGCACTAATATCAGAACATTGCTGTATACTTGTGCTGGTCTCTATGTCATACAGATTAACCACACCTTCATCATAGTCATTATCTTCCATGTCACGCATAATGCCTGATAACGTACCAGCGCCTCTACTCTTTGAGTTAGCGTACTTTGCAGATAATCCGTGGTCTTTACACAACATTGATATGTTTTTGTTAACATCTGATTTCATCTTACGCAACGTTTCTAAATCTTTCGCGTTTTTTACAATGTCGTCAGGTGTCAAAGAAAGTTTTGCAATCGCCAAATCCAATCGGTCAATTTCCTCATAGTTAGTAACTATTTCAATTGCCGCTCTTTGACGCACTAGGTCGTTATTTAAAGTCGGATCAATCATCTGGCTGAGCGAACGATACAACATTGAGCGTTGCGATATAGGTTTGGATTCAAACGGATCGTAGCCAAAACTTTTTTTAATATCGTTACAATTTTGTTTGTCGTCTTCCGTAAGCTCGTCTTCACCCTCTTTGAAACTAGCCATCTTAATAAATACTGACCGGCTTAACTGTTTGCAAAAAGATTTATTACAATATTCTTCGTTTGTAAAAATAATCTCTAGATATCTGTCTGGCATTATTTCAGTCGCATCCAATGATGTTGCCACACTTGATGCAAGTAAATCATCATAATACCAGTCATTAATTGCGCAGAGTTGGAAAAGTGCCTCAAGATGGTCATTTTCACATTCTGCTAATATTTTATTATATAATGCACGAGTACATTCTTTACATAATAAAGATTTGTGCTCTTTATCTTTCACAGTTCGAAGTGCAGATATTGTCCCATTACTGCCCCAAAACTCTTCGGGGTCCAAACTGGTCTTGCATCCTACACAATATAACTTTTGGGCTATTGTGCCAAAAGCTGATAAAATCTTCCTTTCAGTGGCCATAAGCCCTCCTTGTGATCTACACACAACCACTCAAAAAAGCCCCCGCAACAGCGGAGGCTCTTTGAACAGTATATCCTTGAACTACTCTTGAATATCTAAGTTAATACTATGATGCAACACGTTGTCACCATCAAAGATTAACAGGGTTTGGCTTGGTTTACCAAACAGGCGTTTGCTAAACGCATATTGATCTACGCCAACAATACTACCATTTACATAAACTTTGAAATTGTTGAACGTTTTAAGTTTTTCACAATGATAGTGGCCGACAAAAGCGTAATCTACCACTATCCCAGTGTAAGCAGTCATATTTTGGAAAAGCGTTGTGATATTATCATGGTGCCCATGAACAAATACACCGGTCTTCCCGTTTTGGAAATTAATCATACCAATTTCCTGATCGAGAACATTTTCCTCAAAAGTAATGTTAGTATCTCTCAACCTTTCTTTTAGATAGAAAGTAATAAGCTTGCCATAATTTTCAGCCTCAATACTTTCTTTAAGAGAAGGTGTCATTCGTGAATGATTATCGGTAACAGAATAATATCTCACATCTGGTGCAGCAGCCTGTAGTTGATTGAGCGTGTCTGCAATAATCTCGGATGCAACCATGATTTGTTCAACAACGTCGATTTGTTGCTCCAATCTTGCACTTGTGTGAATATGCCCTTGGCAATAATCGCCAAGTCCTAAAATATTTAATCTTTGGACATTGTTGTTTACACAATATCTAATTACATCTTGGATTAGTTTATTCACTCTTTTACGAGCGATGGTGAGATTGTATTTATTATAATAATTATCAATCTCTACCCCAATATGTAAGTCCGACAACATTAAAACCGCTTCTGTGTAAGTATTGCCAACAGGATGATACACAACTTTGGGAAGTTTGGTAATATCCACAACCAACTCTTTCATCAAAGCTTTAAAATCATCCAAACGCGCTTCTTCTCTCATCATTCTTCGATAAGCGTTTAAAGAATCGCGTGTTTTAACTTGTTGCTTATATAAATCTTGAATTTGTCCTTGGATTTCATCTTCCATTTCTTGGGTGGACAATTCTTCAACTATTTTGTTGGATAATAATTTTGAGTTTCTAGGTAATTCGCCGGAGCGTGCAAGTTTTTGCTTTACCCAACAACGATAATTTTCACCTGTCGTAAAAGGCATCCCCAACATCTCATTCAGGGCACTCCAGTTTTTTACTCCTAATGGTAACTCTTTGTGGGTTACCCCTATTTCAAATAAATCGTCCTCAGTTAAGTTTTCTTCATTAAACTTTTTGAGGAACTCTAAAAAGTCGGTTTGAGTCATGTATTTCTCCTTGTGCTGCTAGATAGTTGAATACTATCACAATCTCGATTGTTTGTCAAATTTTAGTGACATCCCAACACTCTTATAAAGAGTAAAAAACCTATTTTAAAGTTATTATTTTACTCTTTCCATAGAATATTAGAACACCGTACCTTTCGACATCTACCCTAAATCAGGTTTTTTTGGCCTGTCGAGAACGCCGTTTTAACTCGTTTTTGCGCTGTGTTAATTCGGTTTTATAACAATCAGGGCATAAATCCTTATATTTCTTTTTCCCCACGATAAACCTCTTACCACACGACCTACAAGTACCACTATATTCGCTAAATTGGAAATCTGTCTTAACCGTCCCTTTATTATCAAAAAAATTTAATTCGATTACGTTCCCGTAAACAGGTTTCCCGTCTCTGAAATAGGCTTTCTGGTGCATAGTATATAAGTTGTATTGGGCATTCCACTTGTCCATTTGGGCAACTCTATATGGGCGGCGCTGGCGGCGGGTACCTTTAATCAACCCTTCCCAAACTTCCTGGCTACAAAAAAATCCATCTGCTCGTCCAAAAGAGCGTTGGCACTCAACTAAAATTCGCAAAAACTCTTTGTATTCTTTGTCTACATCTAAACCTTCAATAAAATTATATTCTTTTGCTGTTAGCCCATAAATATATTTTCTATTAAAGCCGTAATGTAACGCCTTCTCCCAAAACTTGTCAAAATACTCACGAGTTTCTTCTTCACTAAAACACCCCACAACTTGTGGTGACTCTAGTTCCACCCAAATCTTATAGGCGGTCTCTTTAGTTACCCCTTGTTCTTGCCAATATTGGCAAAGGTGTGTTTGTTCGGTGTTAATACTACGCCGTGTGTTATAATACCCTTGTTTTAACACCGCTTCTGAATTTTTATTCCAGTCCAAAATTAACATAGATTAACTCCTTTTCGCCACCGGTGTGCGCAGTACAGCTAAGAATTCTTGTAAAGAATAATCAAGAGCGAACAGCTCATCTTCGTTTTCTCGCACGAACACCGGGAGTTTAAAACATAAGATCGGATTTTTACTACCAACCACTCTAAATTCTAATTTAAGCTTCACGGCCTGATGCACCAATTCTAAAAACTTCTTATGATCCTTCATCCCCAACAATTGCATAATTTGTGGTTCGTTATATTTGATCCACCCCGAGTCGTGCCAATTTGTTTTAGCCACATATATTAACACCCCAAATAAGGCTCGAACTTCTTCATTATTAATATTTAATAAAAAGTTCCATTCGTCCTCATAAACAACGAAGGTTGTTAATGTATTTTTGGTATCAAGAGGGGCTTTTAATAAACAATCCACAATTTGTTCAAAACATTGGTTATTTAGTTCAAACCCGCGTTCGCATTCGAGTAGGAATTCTCGTATAGAGCCGTCGGTCATGCCTTCGGCTCTTAACGAATTAATGATTTTTACAACGCTGCTGCCTTTCTCGATCGATTTGTTACAAATTTGTTCTTCAATTGTCATAACGCTTTTACCAAGGAAACCACAATCCCTTTAGGGTTGTGGAGGAATTGGCAACCCCCTTGTTTGTTTAATACATACATCATTGCTTTTACAGCCTCCTGTATGTTAGAGTAGTTACTCCACGACAATGTTATTCAAAGGTTTTGTGTATGCAACACTGTTCCTACCCATCAGAACTGTTTAATCACATACCACAGAGCGTAAGACTGGAGAGTACATCCGACGGTGCCTATATATTCTTTGATAACGTAGCGCTCGAAGCGCTGAGTCTGATCAACTAGTGGGCATTAAGCCCACGCCCCTTTAGGGGCTGGGTAATTAACAGTCGCAATCGCCTCCAAATAAGTTATCAGCATCGAAGTCAAAATCTAAATCTTGCCCCAAAATTTCTTCCCACGCCGCTTGATTCCAATCGTCATCATCACACAACTCGCTGACTCGATCTTCGTGAATTACTTGTAAAGTGTATCGATTACCAAGGTATTCAAATCCAACTTCATTTTTCACGGGAATTTGAACAATTCCACGAGGGATTAAATCCAACACGCTTTCGTCTAAAATGTCCCAAGCAAAATCCCAATTAAACTGTTTGTATTCTTTTGATAAACAATGGCAGTAGTAAAGCAATTCTTTGCCACTGAACGACGCAGACTCAATCGCCTCTTGAATTTCCGTTCTGATAAATGTCATTGCCCCGAATCTAATTTCATCATATTCGTCACGATTCGGTAAATCAATATTATCAACAATACTCTCCAAGGTTTTTACTTGTTTACGCGCTGTATATTTGCGATACAAATCTTTAACAATAGCAAACCGTTCTTGATCAAATTCAAAACAATCCTCAAAAGTGGGCAACATACTTACCGCGTTTTTATTGAAATTAATATCAAAATCAACATTTTCAAATTCCTTACACAATATATTCATTATGCACGGTGCGGTGATTAGCGGCGAATACTTTTGATAACGGCGTACCAAATTCATCTCGTCTTCTGACTTATTGGGTTTGGTTAAAAGTTTTTTAAATTTAATACCAAACATATTTTTGGACGCCATATTGTAACTGTTTTCGTATTGCTTGAACTGTTGGTTTAGCTCTGGATATAAATATCTAAAGAAATAGGGTTTTTTAGAAATAACCATCGAATTTCTTTTATATTTATCAGCCTTAACCGCATCAGTGTCATCATCATTAATTCGGATGAATTTCTTCCACTCTTTCGGTAGCTCCGGCGCGGCTGTTCCTTTAATTCTATCAATTTCTTGACCAACAATTTCTCGCAGTAATTTAATACGCAAAGTGAGTTCGTCTCTTTGTTCTTTTTGGGTGTCTTTTTGGAAAATTCCCTTCATTGCGTGCATTATTGTTGCGCAGTTAGAAAAACCTCCAACCCCAGTTCCCAATCCGCGAATATCAGTCGCGATTGAATTCTTTAAACAAATCTTTTGAACCGGCACTGCACCTTTCTCATATGTGATGACATTGTGCCATTTTTGCGCACCCTTGATAAAGATTTTATTGTCCGTGGACATTACTACATCTCCGTCAACCTTTACACCCTCGGTTTCCCGATATTTCTTAGGGGAGTAGATTATCTCATCAACTCATTTCCTGTTACCGTAGTGAGCTGCTCAGCGCTTTGAATGTTAGAATTTCACCAACACCCTACTCTACTTGCTTACTCTCAAACATATTTCTTGTTTGATACGCGTTCGATAATCGTTACACTTTCCTGATTAGAGGCTTAGCACGGTGTTCCCTACACAGGTTCACCGTTAGCAGGATTTTGTCCCACACCTTGGATTTCCAAGTTCACTGAGTTATCATTCGATTGTCACCAACCGACGGACCTTGTATACGTTAAGTCACTATCGGAGTGTCGTAATGTTGAAGTATCATATATACTGTAAATGATTCCACTCTTAATATATTGATACCAATAGTCCATATCTTCGGACGATACTACTTTACAAGGGTTGTGTTCGTGCGAGTCAATCATCGGGCTGCGGCACAGGTCAACACAACCCACACTTCGCTGTCTCCAGAAATTTGAATACACTTGGTCAGGCCCAAGTAACCCCACCGGTTCCAACCCAAGCGCCGATTGGCACTGTGCCACGGGATCGGAAATCATAAAACTATAGTTTCCTCTCGCCCATATCTTACCAATCTTCGCCTTGTTTATCGTCTCAGCAATATTGCGATATATTTTCTTCTGTACATGAGCGTCTTCCAACATTATCGGGTTTTTAATAATCGCCCTCAACGCCGTGCTTTGCGCCCCATTATACAATTCTTTAAAACTGACTTGTTCACCCTTGCAACCCAACATATACAACATTGTATACAATTGGTCACCTGAGCAAATCTTTTTAATCCAATCAATTGTCGGTTGAATCAATTCCAGAATATCATCCTTATTAATATCCAACACCTGCAGATATTGATAATTGGCCAGCACATATTCGTCATCGTACTTTTTATTATATCTCGCAACTCCCCACTGAATACCAGCCGCATCTACATACTTTTGATATTCATACCAAGATACATAATATTTACACATCTTGAATTGAGATTCACTCAATATAACATCAATATCCTCCAACCTGTGTGAGATTCCCCACCGGTCACGAATTGAGTCAATACCGTGCGCAGCTCCAAATTCTCGAAAATCAAACGGAACCAAGCACCCCTTCACAAAAACGCTACGGACAACGAACGACGACGGCGTGTATGATAAATTCATATCTTCTGCCCACAGAGCCGCAAACTTAGGATCTATCAATCCCTGTCCATCAGCGCAGTTTAACTCGATATCCATTATTCTTTCTTTAATCTGTTTTTTCCCAGTCTCGGGATTGGGGCAAATCCAATCAACCGATTGATCCTTCACCACATTAAAGAAATCCTTAACCACGCATACCCTCGGGGTTCGCACCCACATAACGCTCGAAAACGCCAACGCAAAATACGCATGATATTTCGCCAAATTCATTTCTGAAATTTTGGTGTCCAACCCGCACATCAGGTTTTTGTACAAGGTGTCATAAAGAGCTTCGTTAATAAAGGTAATAGTGTTGCGTCTCATTTGTCCCGAACCACAACAAAACCTCACATAATGAATACCGTTAACATCAAAACCGTTCTTGGCCAATTCTTTATATTCTTTCTTGGTCACGACTTCAACGTTAACAATATCTTTAACAAACAACGCATCGGTCAAAAACCGATTAAGAATACCAGCTTCCTTGGTTCGTCCCTCTCTCTTCGCTGCTCTTATAGCGCGACGAAATTGTTGGACATCGTTAAAAATCTCTCGATGACTTCTGGTATCATTATAATATTTTCTGATTTGTTGAAAAACCAGATTATCACCAATTGATACCAGCGCCCCATCGCGAGCTGCCTTAGATTTTGAATAATTAACTATATTTAAGTTGTTCTCTACAATAAAACTAGATTTAAGTTTAAAAACTTGATATAGGTTTTGTAAATTAGGCACTCTTAATCTTCCTCTTTTTCGCGTTTAATAATATCTAGCAAATCATTCACCGTTTGTGTCAAATCTAAATTTGTCAAAACGTATTTATTTTTATATTCCTTCTCGAACTCACAGAACCGCGCGTCTTCCGCAGCCATTCTCTGCTGGACAATTTCAACATCATCGCCCCGTTTCATCAAAAATCCACGTTGTACATCCGCAGGTACAGAAATCAAAACAGCCACAATTTTTAATGGATGCTTTTCAAAGTTCCAATACTTCCACAAATCTCCAAGTCCTTTAGGATCGATTATATAAAAATCACTATTTAACACTTGCGTAACTGTAGCAAAATATTCCACATCTCCAATTACGGTCTGTGCAATAATATCATCTTTATATTTACCCACATCCTCAGGTTGCACAAAAATATGGGTGTCACCTTCATTAATTCTCTTAGGACGTGTGGTATAAGAACACACTTTCTTCATTCCTGTCAGTTGGCACACACGATCAACGACCGTATCTTTCCCGGCGCCACTTCTGCCAAGTACACAAAATAATGTTTTCATCTTATTCCTCGATAATCGACGAAGGTTTCCCTACAAGTTCAGGGTAATCGGCACAAAACTTCACCAATGCTTCCAAGTCTTGAAAGTTATGTATGATATAAAAATCTTCCTCATTGCCTTTAACACGATTACGTTGATGTTCAACATCGCCAGTAAATAATACGACCATATCAGCTAAATAATTAGCACACATATGGTAGTCACTGCCCACATATATAACCGAGTCTCCAAAAAGACGAATCTTTTCTATATCTTCCATTGTTTCCGTTCTATAAGCTTCAGCATAACTTTCAATCTCGATAGTGAGCTTGCAATTCTCCGCAAGTTCTGTGATGGTATCAAGAAAATCTTCCGCGCCTTCTCGAATCCACAAGTCAGGTACATTCAGACTTTTGATACAATCAATGATTTCGAAATCATGATCTTGACCACAGACCGTTTGGAATTTGTTTTCGTAAAAATCGATTACAGAATAATTAGTGTTGTATTTTTCATTAAGTTTTTTGGTTATTGTCTCCGCACAATTAAAAATTACATTGTCTTCTACAATTAGGTGTAAGTGTTTGCTCATAATAATGTAGTTCCTTAGAAGTTATATAAATTCCTAAAGAAAGAGATATTCTCTTTCTTCTTATTATATTTATATTATAACACATATCATATTTAATATCAACATATGATGACATTTTTGTAAAGTTTTAAAATTTTTTTTATTTTTGTGTCATTGTAGGTTGACTTTTCTTTTCAAAGTTGTTATAATTTGGGTGGTGGGCGGG